GGGAAAAGCGAGACGACCGCGTGAACAAGAAGTATTGGGGGATGCTTCATATCGTCGTCGAGTTCGGGAAGGAGCACGCCGTGAACTTCGGCGAGCACAATCGGTTCATCTCAGCGTTCGGTGGCATCGTCGGCAAGGCCGGGTTCTACGGCCAGCACCACTACACGGTGATGCAGGGACAGCCTGACGCTCGTGTGGTGTTTTCCGCCACCTTCCGTATGGAAGCAGAACGCCCGAAGGAAATTCCCGACAAGGAGTTCATGCTCTCCGCTCTCGGCGGTGAGGAAGTAATGAAGTCCACCTTCACCCGGTATGCCGAGCTTGCCGAGGAGTACACCAAGATGTACGAGCACGAGGAGGAGGTGAAGCGGCAGGCCAACAACATCGTCCGTCACTTCACTGAGGAAGCGTGCGCCGAGGCGAAGAAGGTGGTCCGGTACGAGCAGCGCATGGCGGCGTTGCAGGCTGAGTACGTCGCTGAGGTTGAGGCGGTGGTCAAAGCGAACATGAACGACTGGAAGGCGACTCTGGTGAAGGACAATGACGTCATCACCGAAGCGATCAAGCTGGGCATGGAGCATGTACCGGCGCACGCTGTCGGAGCCGCGAAGAAAACAGGCGTGTTCAGGTCCGGCAATACGGACCCGGTGAAGTACGACGTTGCCACCATTGACGAGTGGCTGGAGGAAAAAGGCCATGTCGATCAAGTTGTCAGTGGGAGTCCAACCGTCGAAGGGTAAGACCCAGATCGTCGTGCATTATCCGGTGCTGGAAGTCGAGAGCCCGGAGGAGGCCGAAGCTCTGCTGGCTTTCACATGCAGCAAGAACAGCGACGGTCTGCACATCGCCAACGAAGTAGAACTCGACAGATCGAACGCGCTGCTTGCGTTCCAGCGGCGGCTGGCCGATGCCTACGCCGTGATGAAAAGGAAACCGAGGAGGAAATAGCTATGACGAAGCGAACCTCGCACTACGAGTCCGAGGAGTACAAGAAGCTGCGTGAGCATCTTCGAGAGCACGCCACCGGCTACTGCCAGCGTGAGCATACTGGCGTGAGCGAAAGCGGCTACGGCTACCACCTCGAAATCTGGACGAACAAGCACACCATATACCCGGTGATGTTGACAGCGTGGGAGCAGCCGAGTGGTGAGTGGTACTGTCAACTTTGGGACGGCGGTCCCATTGAATTTCCCACAGAAGACGAGGAGTAGCCATGCCGTTCATCGACTACACAGGTAAGGGCCGCAAGGGGCTGGGGAAAAAGACGCTCTGGCTGATTGAGCAGGCCAACATCATTCTGGATGAGTACACAGAGCAGGGCTACGTCCTTACGTTGCGGCAGTTGTACTACCAGATGGTCAGCCGCAATATGATCCCTAACTCCGACAAGTCCTATAACAACCTCGGCAGTGCAATTTCCACCGGGCGTGAACGTGGTCTGATTGATTGGGACCAGTTGACTGACCGCCTGCGAGAACTGGTGGAGTGGCAGACCTACGACAACGTGCCGGAAGCCATCAGCCAACTGGCCGAGAGATTCCGACTGGACAAGTGGCGCAACCAGTCCTACCGACCGGAGGTGTGGGTAGAGAAGGACGCGCTGAGTGACGTCGTTCGTCGTGCCTGCTGGAAATTGCAGGTGCCCTACCTTGTGTGTCGTGGCTACGGCAGTTCGTCAGCACTGTGGCAGGCAGGCCGCCGCATGATCGAGCACAGGAAGTCCGACCAGCAACCCTACGTGATCCACCTTGGCGACCATGACCCGTCCGGCCTGCACATGACGGAGGATAATCGCAACCGCATCAGCTTGTTCGGCCTGCCAGCGATGGTAGGTGACAAGCGAGCCAGACCACAACTCAAGCGTATCGCTCTGAACATGGATCAGATCGAGCAGTACAACCCGCCGCCGAACCCGGCCAAGCAGACAGACTCACGCTGGCAAAGCTACGTGGATCAGACCGGGCTCGATGAGTCGTGGGAGCTTGACGCACTGGAGCCAGCAGTCATTGAGGAACTGATTGAGTATGCCGTGCTGGAAATTCGTGACGATGATGCGTGGGAGGAAATGGTCAAGCTGGAAAATGAAGGCCGTAAACTGTTGACCACATGCTCCGATGGCTGGGGCGATGTGCGGGAATTTTTGAATGACACGTTTGGTGAATAAGGAGTGAACCCATGACCGACAATGTGATAACCAAGATCAAGCTCAACAAGCTATACACGCAGAACTGGTGGTACTTGGAGAAAATATTGCCACAGTTCTGTACCAAGCTGCCGCAGGAAAAGAAGGGCGACGTCGCCAGATTCCGCATCGACAAGCCATTGCCGACGCAGGATGAAATGACGGCGTTGATTGCCAAGTGGTACACCACCAGCGCCGAAGGACTCATCAGTGACGCGAACAGTGAGATCGAAGACCTGAAAAACGAGGTTGAGGAGTGGAAAGACAACATCGAGGAAAATTTCAGCGGCACGGAGAAGTACAACCAACTGGAGGAAGCATACGATCAGCTTGAGAACTATAGCGAACTCGAATGGCCGAGTGAAATTGAGGACTTCGAGATAGTCTACATTCCTCCGGTGCCAAAGATGTTCCGTGGGCGCATCACCCAGAGCCGTGCGTCACGTCTTGAGGAAGCCTGCGACAAGTTGCAGGTGGTTATGGACTGCCTCGAAGACCACAAGACAGAAGTCGTTGAGAAGTTGCGGAAATTGCTGGAAGACCTTGAGGACGTCGAGCGCACTGATGAGCAGCGCCAGCAGTTCTGTGATGAAAACGGCATCACAGGCGATGAAAGCCCGGATGATCTTGAGTCGGCTATCGACGACTTCATTGGTGAAATTGAAAACAACAAGTCGGAAGTCGAGGGCGTGGAGTTCCCCGGCATGTTTGGCTAACAGGAGACCGCTATGTTCAATGACGCTTCGCCGTTCCCGTGGCTTGTGGAAGGCAACGTCCTATACCGGATCGACAAGGTGGAAGGGGGTACGGAAAAAAAGACGGAAATTGCCAGATTTCGAGTGTTCCAGATTCAAGGCAAAAGTAAGTTGAAGGGTGTCAGCATCGAGGAGGCACACGACAACGCAGCACTGGTCGCCCACGCTATGAAGCTCTACATGAAGATGGAGGAATTCCTGACCGATGTCTTCAACGACGCGACGACAGAGGCTGGCGGCAAGTTGGTATCAAAGGAAGCGAAGAAACTGCGGGACGAATTCTATGCCCATGAGGACGTGTCGCAGGAGTAGGTAACATCAACCCATCACTTTTTTGAACAGGAGCTACACAATGACAGAACAGACGACAATCGAACCGACCCCAGCATTCGAGACCGCTGAGGTCCAACAGGCACTGCGGACAGCACGCACCGTTCGCATGTCCTACGAGCCGGTCCAGAATCTCATGGCCGAACTCAAGAACATGCAGGAGCGCAGCCGTGACTTCCTCGTCCCCTTCGACAAGTTGAAGGCGAAGCTGGTGGAAAACACCTTGCTCAAGGACGACGGTGTTTACAGCACCTACAAGATGGTGCTGGAACTGAGCGAGGTGCCGGAAATTGGCACCATCGAACTCGGCCTGTACGAGCACGTCATCACTCAGCTTTGCCAGTTGACGACCATCAACGGCAAGGCGGGCGTGCCGACGCAGTACCTCAAGCGCCTGCTGAGTGATAACACCGACCGTGGTCTCGTGGCCCTCGGTGCCGTCAACGTGCAGGAATTGTTGAGCCGACGCTATGGCGAGGTTCACACCCGTGGCAAGACCGGCGAGGCGAAGGCGGTGCTGGTCCGCACCTTCAAGTTCGACGACGGGTTCAAGTGCCGGGCACTGTGCAGTGACCGCTACTTTCCGATCAAGACACTGGAGATGGTGACGATTGCGCTCGGCTTGGCCGGTGGCGCGATCAAGGTCAACGCTGACGGCGAGACGGCGGTGCAGGGTGCCTTCGTTTTCGACAAGCACGTCAGTGTGCAGAAGTGCAGCGTAGGCTTCACCAACCCCAGCTACGCCTTCGACCTGCGCAACCCGGACAAGGGAATCATCCGGGCGGAGAGCATCACCAAGAACGAGGGCGGCAACCCGGTGTTCCACTACCCCGGTGGCGCGACCTACACCCTCGGCGGGAAATTCAACTACCCGGAGAGCGGGCCGCGCCAGCACCTCGTCTTCCCGGCGTGCCGAATTTCCAACAGCGAGACCGGGGGCGGCAGCGCCGTCATCCAGCCGATGCTGTTTGAGGGTGCGTGCCTCAACGGTATGGTCTTCGCCACCGAGATGCGCCGGACACACATCGGCTCCATCATGGAGGAAGCCAACGAGTTCGAGTCCAACGAGACCAAGAAGAAGAAAATGGAGACTGTCATCAGCATGATGACCGACGCCATGAAGCAGGTCTTCTCGATGGAGTCGTTCGAGGACAACTGCAAGAAATTCCTCAAGCTCAAGGACGTCCACCTCAAGTCGAACGTCGTCAAGGAAGTCACCGAGGAATTGCTGTCGGCGATTCCGGGCGGTGAGGGTCTGCTGGAGGACGTGCTCAAGTCCTACGAGCAGTTCACCTCCGGCATCGACTCGCTGTTCGATGTCCAGCGTGCGTTGACCAACGTGGCGCAGGACCAGAACTACGACAAGCAGTCGGCGCTTGAGGAACTCGGCGGGATGCTGGCGTCCGGTGAGAAGAAGGTCGCTGACAAGTACCTCGTCGCGGCGACTGGCGCTCGCTAAACACCCTACTGTCGGAAAAGGTTGAGGGGCTTCCCTTTGGGCGGCCCCTCTTTTTCCCGCAAGGGGGTGTACCGTGTCGGAAATTATGGTAAACCCCGTGGTCGCAGTGCCGATCTATGGGGTGTGCCCGGAAGGGTACATCAAGCACGAAGGCTACCCGGTCCTTGGCGTCGATGGACGTCCGGTGCCGAGCCCGAGAGGATGGAGTGGGATGGTCGATGACCCTGACGGGTCTGTCGGCTTGATCCTGTTCGCCGCCTTCTTACCCGAGAGGGTGACTGGCGGTGAGATCATTCCTCTCGGTAGAACCTTCGCGGAAAATCTAGGGCAGGCAGCAGCAGTCATCTGCTCTTTTCCTCCGGTGTACCCCAAGATCGAACATTTCCGAGCACGACACATGCGGGTCGTATCGGACACAGCAATCAGGGCGGATGTATTTTTCCCGCAGTGGCTGTTGGCAACAATGCTAGGGAGGAAAAAGGATGGCGGAAGTCACAGCCTATTTCGTTGAAGACACATTGCACGCTGAACTCAAGCGGAATATCACGCACGACTTCCGTCTGCCTGATGTTTTCCGTCAGATTCTCCTAAAGGGAATCGAGGATTTTGACGATGTAGTATTTCCATACTTCGAGAATGAGGAGTTTGTCGCCTACCTCAAAGACCCGAAGTTCAAGAGCAGAAGGAACGGACACAGTGTCCCCGTGGAATTTCCCACGAAACGCGCATTGAAGAATTTCCAGAAGGCGACAAAGGAGGCAGCAGAGAGAGTAGAAGAAACCCTGAACCTGTCCGGCATAAGGGTGCATCACATTGTGCGGGCCATCTTCCGTAGCTGGCTCGATAAGAAACTTGAAACAACGCTGGTCAACTAGAGACAGGAGATTGGAATGAACGAGGCCATGCAGGAAACCACGCGAGCAACTCAGGCAGATTTTCACCCAGAGAATCTGCTGACCGGCGCGATGGTTTCAGGCACGCATCCGGTCAGTGCGCCGGGCGGCCTGCTCAATCGAGTCTGGCACCTGTTCGACCAAGCCCAGAAGGGCGGCATCAGCACAGAACGTGTGCATGAGATCGTCCGGGGCTTGCCGGAACTGCGCCAACTCGTCGAGCAGTACACCGACCCCAGCACGGGCAAACCGCGTGCAGAGTGTGCCGACCCATCGAACCCCGGTGTGGTCGCAATGAAAGATGAGACCGCGTGCTTCGGCAGGAAGTGCGGATTCGCGTCCGGCTGCTTCTTGCAGTGCTCACTCGGTCCATCACATCGACAGGACGGGACGCCCCTCGGCGTAGAGGGACAGGCCCCGGCCTACAACACAGCAGGACAGCCGCTCGGCAACGAGCAGTACACAGGCGTGCTCAAGGTGGACGCCGAGGGGAACGTAATTTCCCCACAGCGCCACCGGGACAACTCGTGCATCACGCTGAGTATGTTCCTGCGTCTGGCGGGGATACCGCCCGCGCCGACACAACAACTGTCGGATGCACTGTGGGACATACTCCCGCAGGCACTGACAGCAGTGGAGCAGGGACTGCAAGCCCAGCCACAGCCGACCCCCGCAGCAGCGGCCCCGGCACAGGCACCGCCTGCACCACCGTCAGCACCACCGGCACCGCCACAGCCAGCCGCACCACCGCAGGCTGCTCCGCCCCAGCCGCAGGCTGCACCACAGCCCCCGCAGGCGGCACCGCAGACTGCACCTCCAGCGCAGACACCGGCCCCGGCGACTCCGCCTGCTGGTCATGGATTGCCGCCGATTTTCCCCGGCGTCAATCTGAGCTACGACCAGCAGTGCGAATTGCACGCACTGATGTATGCGCTGGAGCACTCGCCGGAAAAGCCGAAGGGCGCACAGGCGATCAAGAACATGGAGAAGCGACACGCAGAAGCGAAGAAAACGCCGAAGGCAATTCTCGCTGCGTGGCGTAAGCCGTGCGAAGATCGCTCGCTGGTCATCGGTAGCGGCACCAGTGCCCGGTTGAAGCCGGAGTTCTGGCCGCAGCACATTCCGGTTCCTGCGGGATATTACGAGACCGAAGCGCAGGCGTCGGCCACTCCGCAACCAGCACCGCCTGCAAACGTACCGCCCGCTGCCGCGCCAGTGACTCCGGCAGCACCACAGACTGTGGCAGTGAAGCCGCAGGCTCCCGTGAACCCGCCGCAGAAGGTCGATTCCGACCAGAACGCGCCGGTGGCACCGGGAGGAAATTCACCCGTGGACATCAACACTGTCACACTGGACCCGGAATCAAAGGAGGCCCTCAAGGCGCACACCGAGGCTATGAACAATCTCGCTGCCGCGCTGCGAGGAGCGACGTTTCAAGGAGCAGGGCAAGACGGAGGAAATTCAGCAGGGACTCAACAAGCTGGCCAACCTCCTGCTCAAGTTCAGCAAGCTCCCCAACAGCCCGCAGGGCCTCCGCCAGTCTACGCCCAGCAACCTGCCCCAGCCCAGCAGCCCCCAGCCCCTCCCCCTCCACCAACCACCTTCCGTGACTACGGAAATCCCGTCAACGCCAGCGGTCCCATCGTTGACCCCGGACAGCCAACCATCAGGTAAGAGTGGGAAAGGGCCTGCCACTCCACCACCTTTGAATTCTCAGGCCGACAAGAAGGGAGCAGCCGTGAAGAAGACGGCGAAGAAAAAGCCCGCTGCCAAGAAGAAGGCGGCTGCCAAGAAAAAGGCACCCGCCAAGAAGAAGGCACCGGCAAAGAAGTCCGCAGCAAAGAAGAAGCCCGCTCCGAAGAAGTCGGCTGCCAAGAAGAAGACGGCAGCCAAGAAGACGGGCGGGGCGAAGAAGGAAAATCGCCCGCGCAACATCGAGCCGCACAAGCGTTACCCGGACGTCGAGTCCCTGCCCTACAAGTGGCAGCCGGGCACGAAGAACAAGCCGGGCAGTCGTGGTCGTCCGCCCACCGGCTGGAAGAAGAACAAGGACGGCGAGTACGTGGCACCGAAGGGCTGGCGGAAAATCGCTGGCAAGTGGCACAAGCCCGTGGAGAAGGCCAAGCGAAAGTAGAGGTGCGCCTTGAGCAAGAGGATGTACGACGCGCTCAAGGACATCGACGACATGGGTCTCGTCAGGCTGCGTGAGCAGCACAAGCGTGACCCGCTTTGGTGTGACATGAAATTCGGTTCTTGGCTGGAGGTGCATTGTGCCTTCCGTGAGGAACGCGGTCATGCCAGAGGCTTTCGCAAGGGAGTGAAGGCTGGGTTGGCGCAGGCCGAAGGGTCTGCGCCGCCCGTCTCCATGAGGACGCTGGCGTTAGTCTGGAGCGTGATAGTCCCGGCCCTCGCGGTCGTGAACGCTCTGCTGCTATTGCTGGCAATCAGGTTGATTGAGCAGGACTTAGTGATGTGGTTCGCCCTCGTCATGGTGCTCCTGCCTTTCACAGTTGTGTCGCAGGCAACAGGTACAGGCTTCCTGTTCCAACGGCTCTACAACTGGTGTCTCAAACGACCGGATGATGAGCAGGTGATTGTCGTAAAGGTTCCGATGGAATCTGCCGATAAGGAAGACGACGAATACAGCCTGTGGGGAACGGAGCAGATCAACGATGCCATCAACGAAGGTACAAGTAGCGACAGCGACTGATCTCTGGTCCCAGACAGACATCCAAAAGTCGTGTGAGAAATGCGGCTTGGCAGCAAGGTGTGCAAAGGCCGCCCCCACCATGTTCCCATCGGTGGGGGCGGACGCGCCCCAGATCATGGTGGTGCTCCCGTACCTTGAAGACTACGACGTAGCCTGCCGCAGAATTTCCCTCGACACACCGGAGAACCGCGCACTGCACCAGATGGGTGTGAACGTCGGCCTACCGGCTGACTGGTTGCAGTCGATGACACGGGTAGCCGTGGCTGTGAAGTGCCCCGGCAAGTTCACCAACAAGCAGCAGAAAATCTGCCGCGACTTCCTGCTGGCGGAAATTGCCCACTACCGACCGAAGCTGGTCATCACTGTGGGCAAGCAGGCAACGCAGGCACTACTTGGCCGCGCTGACGGGATACCGGGGCGCGGTCGTGTGTTCAGACTGGATGAGGAAATTGGCCTTGCTGTGAAGTCCACGGACGGAGGGTCTGTTTCCCTGACTGGTTTGCAGGAAATTCGGGTCATGCGTATCCAGAGACCGGGTGTGTGTCTGGACGACCCCGGCTTTATGGAGTACCTCCACCATGACTTCACCAAGATACCGCGTGTACTCAACGGCACGTTCGCAGAGAAGACCAGCTTCGAGGGCAGGAACTACCACCTGTGCATGGACTTCGCCTTCGCCAAGCAGGCGCTTGAGTATTTCATGCAGGTTCCGTCACTCAGCTTTGACATCGAGACTGGCCCCGGCCAGTACGGCTTGGAGCCTTACTCAGCCAAGAGCAAAATCCTTTGCATCGCGTTTGCTGACCGTCAGCGGAACTCGTATTGCATTCCTCTCGATCACAAGGACAGCCCCCTCCGAGAGCATCTACCGGAGCTTGTACCACTTATCCGCGACGTCTTGACGCGTAAAGAGTGCGAGATCAATGCCCACAACGGGAAGTTCGATACCCGGTGGGTGAAATTGAAGTACGGCTTCGACACAGCACTGACCGATGACACGATGATTATGCACGGCGTGCTGGACGAGAACAAAGAGCACGCTCTCAAGACACTGGCTGAACTCGACACTGACCTTGGCTACTACGACGACGAACTCCTCGAATGCTTCCGTGACGAGAAGGGGAAATTAGTCAGCAAGTTCAAGCGTGACTACGAGGCGCACGTTCCGCTGGAAACTCTCATGCGGTATTGCTGCGCCGACGCCGACGCCGCTGAGGTGCTCAAGTGGGTATATAAGGAAAGGCTTGAGCAGCAGTACCTCTGGACGTACTACCGCGAACACAAGATGCCGGACCTGCTGGAGACGTCGTACACCGAGCAACACGGCATAGCGTTTGACCGGAAACATCGAGATGAAGTAGAAGCAAAAGCGAAGACCCGGCTGGCGGAAATTTCCACAGCCATCGCTGACGACCCTTGGCTCCATCATTGGCGTGTGCAGCGATCAGCGGAATATGAGGCCGAAGGCCGGGTCTTCCTTCATCTCGACACCATCTGGTCGAGCTACCAAGCCTACCTGCGCAATGACACCCCGTTATTTTCCATCGCCCATCAGGCTGACTGGCACAACGGTGCCAGCACCAAGGCGCTGACGGACAACAAAATCCTGCGCAAGATGAAGGGCAAGCTGGAGCCGTACAAGTCGAAGGTCTACACGCTGGAAGGCGACGACGGCATCACGCTGAACATGAACTCGTCGAAGCAGTTGCAGACCTTCTTGTACGACTCGCGGTTCCTCAACCTCAAGGTCACGAAGACGACGAAGAAGGGCGGGGCACCGGCGACCGACAAGAATTTCCTCAAGCTGCACGAGGATAAATTCCCCGTGCTCAAGAACCTGCTGGCGTACAAGTCAGTCATCAAGTGGAAGTCCACCTACCTCGATCCGTTCGTCTGCGGCGAATACTACGACGAGGAAAAGAACGAGACCCGCATTGGCTACATCAAGGAAGACGGGCTCATTCACCCGGAGTACCTGCTCACCGGCAATGACAAGGGCATGGACAAGAAGGGTGACGCACGCGGCACCAAGACCGGCAGAAAATCCTGCATCAACCCGAACATCCAGAATCAGAAGAAGCGCGGTGAGGGTGCCAAGGACATCTACAAGTATTTCATCTCCCGCTGGCGTGACGACGGCGGTCTGATTCTACAGGCCGACTTCTCGCAGCTTGAGTTGCGTGTCTTCGCCGCCATCGCCGGTGTCCGGTGGATGATCGAGAAGTACCAGCAGGGCGCTGACTTGCACACCGAGATGGGCATGGAGGCTTTCCGCAAGTCGCGGGAAGAAGTCTTGGCCAACGGGAAATTGCTGCGTGCTGCTGCGAAGGAATTGTGGTTCGGCCCGATCTACGGTGAAGGCTGGAAGGCGATCAAAGAAGTGCTGGAGCAGAAGCACAAGATCAAGATGACAGACGAGGAAGCCAAGGCGCTCATGGATAGCATGTACGCCAAGATGCCTGAGTACCAGCAGTACAAGGCAGGCTACGAGCAACTCCTCGACAAACACGCTGCTGTGTGGACTCCGTTCGGTCGCCGCCGCTACCTGCCGATGTGGTTCTCCCGCGAGAAGTGGATGAAGGCACGCGCCGGTCGTCAGGCTGGTAATTTCATCATCCAGTCCACCGGCTCTGACATGACGTCGTGGGCTTGGGTGATCCTGAACAGGTGGGCACGCGAGAACGGCGTCCAGTCCAAGCTCATCATCAGCGTGCATGACTCGCTGGTCTGGGACGTGTACCCCGGTGAGCGGGAAATCATCGCAGCCGTGACCCGGTACGTGATGGAGCATCTGCCGTTCAGCTTCGTTAGGAACTGGCCGGTGCCGATCCTCGCTGACATCGAGTACGGTGACGCCGGTGGTTCGTGGGGCGATATGGAGGAAATTGAGCGTGGTGTGATCGACCAGCATGAAGGTCAGATCATCACGCTGCCGCAGTACCAGAGTGTTGTCGCAACGTGTGATAGGATGATTGCATGAAAGCTGACCTGAATCCTGAGAGGAAGGTGACGGTGCTCGATGTAGAGGAGCACCGTTACATCTTTGATCTCACCAACATCGTGTCGGAAAATGTGGTAGGCTCCGAGGCCGCACTGCGTGAAGCATCCCAGATGCTCGCCACTGTGGTCACGCTCAAGCCCATCGTGGATTCCGAGTACGCCAAGACCAGCGGAAAAACTTACGCCCTATTCTGGGACGAGGGCACGGTCAACATCGTTCCGGGGAAAAAGAAAACGAAGGAGGACTACGCCCACTGGAAACACACGCAGCCGGAGTATGTTGCGGCGCTCAAGGCCAGAGACTATATTGCCTCGCTGACCGACAAGCTGACGTACAACTACATCCCGCGACTGCGAGACCTAACCGACAGCACGAAGTCAGCCGAAAGAAATGCAAGGGCGGGTGAGAACGCCCAGCCAGCATTGCCAAGGGTTCCGGTATCGCCGCCTGCCCCGTTCGGGCCGCCGACGTCACCGGGCGCAAGATAAGGAGATTGGAAAATGTCAGGATACCCGCAGCAAAATGTCCCGGCGTGGTTGCAGGGGCACCAGAAGCAGAGCCAAGACAACGAGGAAGGTGGCGGCCTCGAAGGCGTGACTCCGCCAGCAATGAAGTTCAAGGAAGGCGACAGTCACTTCCGCCTGATGCCACCGGCAGAAGCTATCCCGGCTGCGCTCGCCGCTGCCCGCGCCGGGCAGTCAGCCGACTGGTCGGGCGGTGGCATGTCCCCGGTCTGCCGCATGAAGGTGTATTTTCCTTCATGGTCTGACGGTGCCTCCAAGGGAATTTCCCTGTTCGGCAACAAGGCTGTGGTAAGCCCGTCCACGGTGTTCCCGAATGAGGCCGGGCCGATCTACGGCAACGACCCGGCAGCCGAGTGGCTGGAGAAGGAAGGCATCCGTTACATGAAGACGGATGATCTCAAGAAGAACCCGATGCTCGCTGCATTCCGTGAAGCTCTGTCGTACAAGGACCGCACGGTGTTGCAGCTTGTGAACCTCGGGCTGTCGCAGAATGGTGGACCGATTTACCTCCAGCCCGGACAGGGCAACGTGGAGACGTACTTCGTCTACGCCAATGACTTCGACAGCAAGTGGACACGCCCGCTGTTCACTGAGGTGATCGAGCGCGGTCGCCATCCGTTCGACCCCGGCTGGTACGGCATCCACTTCGGTATCTACCGCAAGGGCACCGACCGCAACACGGAGTACAGCAATCTCCGTGGTCTGTTCGGTGCGCCCTACGGTGACGCCGCGCAAAGCTACGGCTATGCCATGTGCGTTGATTTCCAGACGGGCCAACCGAACTGGCAGGAAATCGAACGCCTGCTGGCACAGGTCAAGCCGTGGAAGCAGGTCATGCACATCGCCACCGTGGAGGAGGTGAAGGAAAATCTCGAACGAGTGATCGCCACGATCCACGAGAAGTTCGCCCCCGCGCAGTCGTCAGTGCCGCAGATGCCGGGAGGAAATTACGCGGCCCCTCCGTCGTCCGGGTTGCCGCCATCATCCCCGGCGATGCCCGGTGGAGGACCGGCTGTACCTCCGCCTCCGGGCGGCGTGCAGTATCCTCCGCAGGCGGGTGCCCCACAGGGTCCGCCGCAGGCACCGCCCAGCGCACCACCGGCACCACCGGCACCACCGGCTCCGCCAGCAGGACCGCCGTCCGGGCCGCCACAGGGTCAGCCGTCTGGTCCTCCAGCGCCCGGTGGCTACGCCCCGCCAGCAGGACCACCGCAGCAACCGCAATATCCGCAGCAGGCACCACCGGCAGGTCCGCCGCAGTACGGACAGCCGCCGCAGTATCCGGGCTCGACGGTGCCGAACACGCCGCCGAACACTCCGCCGCTGTCAGCGCCACCGCAGGGTATGAACCCGGCAGGCGTGCAGGGAGCAGCACAGGGGGCGGCACCACCGGCTCCGCCTGCACCACCGGCTCCGCCGTCTCAGCCGGGCGGTCCTCCTGTTCCGCCTCCGCCCCCGACGCGTTGAGCATCGGGTGATGGACTTGTATCGTGGGTGCGGTCTGATAAAGGCCGCACCCTTTGCGGAGCAGCGGGAAAATGACAGACGCCGTGGTTAGAAACTGGTCCGACTTGAACGATGATGAAAAAGCCATCATCAAGCTGCTGTACGTCAATGGCGTCCATTCGCTTGCTCAGGTAGCTCGCATCTGGAACCTGAACTACAACGGGCTGAACCAGATATGCTACAAGAAGGGATGGACGAAGGAAAAAGAGCAGTGTGAAACTTCGGTCCAGCAGAACTGGCTGGCGCATACGAAGTTCATGCAGCGCGTAACCCAGATGATGGAAATTATTCATCAGGGCTACGAAGACCTGATGATGCGCCACCAGCTTGCTGACTCGTTCGATCAATTTCCTTTCGAGACCTACTTCACCTTCTTGGAGACGTACTCCAAGCTGGTGACTTCGCTCGGCGGCGTGAAGCCTGTGTCGCAGGATACGCACCTGTACTTGCAGCAGAACAACTTGCAGCAGAACAACCTGAACATGGGCAACCAGAACGACGTGCTCGACAGTCCGGCTGTAGCCAGCATCACCAACAAGGACGCCAAGGTGATGTTGAGGAAGGTGATCGAGAACATTGTGCTGCACACCAAGCCGCCACAGCCGCAGGAGATTCCGGCACAGATTGTGGCACCGGAAAATGAGCCTGACCCAGCGCGAGGGAAATTCAGATGAAGGTGACAATCGAAGTGCTTGGTGACACGCAGGAAAACGATCTTGCCGTGCTTGAGGAACTCGTCAGTTTCAGGGGTTTTGACGACATCCTGCCCGGCGATGGATTCGTGCTGGAGGAGAAGGAAGGGCAGCCGCCGCGCATCGCCTATCTGAATCGACGTCTGTTTCGACCAAGCCCGAAATTTCACAAGCTCATCTTTGAGGTGGGCGAGCCACAGAGACCGACCGTCAAGCTGGACCCGCAGGCATTGCGGGCTGAGTTGCAGGAATTCGTGATCCGCAAGAGCGCAGCATTCGCTCGACCGGAGATCGCCGCGAAGGAATTGACCGACTTCTTTACTAAATTCATTGGGAGATAGCGTGCCGTTCAACATGCGCTTAGAGGAAATTGCGCCGAGCAAGACCGACGCGTTCCCCGACCACGAGTTCAAACACAAGTTCGTGATCGTAGACGACAACGAAAAACCGACAGGGCAGGAGTGGATCGCCGGGCAGGCGTTCGACTGGCAGAAGGAGTTGCTACCGGCCAAGCCGGACAGTGATTGGTTCGCCTTCATCAAGGACATCAACTCCCTGATCGACGATGCCAAGCATTTCCGCGAGAACGAAATTCCCCGCCTCCAGAAGAAGGAGGAGGCGCTGGCGAAGAAGGTAGAAGACTTGAGCTTCCACCTTGAGGTTCGCAAGAAGGAATTGGGCACGGCGCTCAACCGGAATACCCGCAACCGCTCGGCCTACTACACGCTGCGTGACTACGAGGCGCGGTTCAACCTGCTGCATGGGCTGGCGCAACTCACACAGGTGCAGTCCCAGATCATCGACCTGATAACCGCCTGCATTATCCGCCGCGTACAGGCTCGGATGCGCTGGCTGGTGCCATTGTTCTGCAAGGTCGGAATGCGCAAGCCTGACGGACCCATCGAGAAGCTGAACGAGATGGTGGATGAGGAGCCGTACTTCGAGATGTACGTCTGGCACCCGTTCACTGACGACCTCGGCAACATCATGGAGGACTACCTCGACATTGACGCCATGCGTGACTACCCGCTGATTCTCCAGCAGGTGATGGACCCGGTGAAGTACCGGACGCTCGTGAAGGAAAAGCAGAAGCAGGCACAGCAGGCCGCCGAGCGCAAGGCGCGTGGAGACGACGGCAAGGTCATCATCGCCAGCGAACAGGACGAGCGTAACATCGCCGACTTCCACAAGAAATTCGGAGACCAGCTTGGCGGATTGGGAAAGAAATGATGACGACACGTACACCTTCTATGGGTACGGGCGTGTCATTCAAGACAAGCAGTTGCAGGGGATGCTGGCCGACCTTGTGGCCGGTGTGCCTATCAAGCAGGTAGCAAAAGAACGACGTCTACCGCCGAAGGCAGTGAAGGAAATCTGGGATTTCTTTTACGAGAAGATGATGGATGAGTGAACGCTACCCACGTCTGAGGATGTCAGTGTTGATCGAGGACCGCGTGACAGGACGAGCGGTCCTCCGGTCTATTCACCTGACCCCGCAGCAACTCGACGCCTACAAGGCGAACGTGTTTGTCGCTGCGGCCCGGACGTTGACAGCGAGTTTGATAACGCAGGAGGAATTTCTGTCCTTCTTGGAGAAGGCTGACCCCCTGTGGAAGAATATCCTGCTGGAAGTACCAGTGGGTAAACGTGGTGTGTCCGCGACCGGCGACATGCTGGCATACCGCTACTGTGACAAGGAGGTTGGAATGTTCAATGAAGTGTTTCACCGCCAGTGCTTGACCAAGTTCGGCGGAGACCCGGAGCATCATCTCCGTTCTCCGTACTTCTTGGTGGAAATTCCCATCAACCACTACAACGAGAAGCAGGGTGAGCTTCTGGTGGTGGCGACGGGCGACCCCGAGAACATCGACAAGCTGGTGATCCATCAGACGATCAGCGGCGTGGTCAACCACGACACGATGATGGCGCTGTCAGAGGCCATTCTCACCGGCAAGTTGGCGCTGCCGGGCGAAGGTCAGATTTACGGCAAGTACACGCTCGACTGGCTCAAGAGTCAGGGCTGGGTGTCCTCGAAGGACAAGGCGCTGACGCTGCGGGAAAAAGCACGAGCCGATGCCCGTATGCTGATCGAGGAGGAGCGCAAGCGCAAAGACGCGCTCAAGCCCAAGGTGCCGACGAACGTGGCGTCCACCGCAGCCGGGGCTCGGTAATGGGTCTCGCCGCACGCTACCTGTCTACGCTGCCTGTGACGGTCGTAGTCGAGGTGAAGTACAACCACATGCTGCCGCTGTGGTATTTCTGCATGGTCAAGTTCGGGACGAAATTCCGCGAGACTGTCATTGCCATCAGGCAGGGCTTGGTGTCGTTGAAGATTCATCCTGACCGGCCAGCATCACCGGCGTCGGCACACCTCGTGCGTGAGGAAAAGAAGCTAGGGCGCAAAGACTGGATCGGTCACATGACCAACCCGGACACGATGGTGTTCTGTCGTGTGATTGCGGAGCACTTCACGCTGGAGTCGCTGGATGAAATCCGGTGCCCGTACCTCAGTGTACGGGGCGACACGTACCGACGTCCTATCGGTGGTGGCTTGCTCACCAGTGCCCAGCACGCTAGTCTGCCGGACCTGTACCAAAGCGTGTTCGACAACATGGAAGTGCCGGTCCTGATATTTTCCGACGCAGCAGCGGAGTGGTTTGATGCCGCTTGAATACATCTGGTTTTGGCAGCCACGAGCAGACAACCCTCACTGCCGCTACGGCGAGCCGGGAGGGTTGGTGGTTGGCAAGATCATCAGTGCGGCCACCAAGACAGACATCAACATCGAAGTCACGCACAGCGTCCATCCTCGATTTCCTGTCGGGTCGAAGTGCAGACGCTGCCGTATGAAAACCAGAGACATCATCATGGTTGATGGTGTACCGACCGACCGACAGACAAAGAAGGAAATCATGCCGAGCGAACCCGCAGGAAAAGAAGTGGCGTCTGAGGGAAATGAAGACGCCAGTTTCAACCCGAACAAGTATTCCGTCTACAAGACCCGCGACCTCGACAACCAGACCGCTGATGAAGTCCGCAACGCCTTCGTCCTGCTGCCGGAAAAAGACCCCGCTGCGCTACAGGCGTTGCGCTCATACGCCGCACTGTGCAAGTCGCCCAGCTACCAGAAGGAATTGGTGGAGTGGATCAAGCGCATCGAGCGTGAAATCGTCCCACAGTGGCAAAAGGGAGAGCACCTCGGTAGCATGGGCCGCATCAACGCAGGCATCGACAAACTCGTCTAGGAAGAAATGGCCAGTACGCGGCAACCGAGTTGCAAGTTGTTGGCGATGCAGGCCGACAAGCTATTCCCTGCGGAGGAGCAACCGCTGCCGGAATGCGTGCTGTGCCACCTCGCTCGATCTGACGGAAATTTATTCTACTGCGGCATGGTCGAGCGGATGAAGGGCCGGTACATCAACCGCCCGTCGCTGACCGACCGCGAAGTGAAGCTACACCGTGGTGTGATTGTAGACGGCAACGCCATACCCGCTGGCACCGTGCTCAAGATCGTGGGCGGCAAAGCCTCTGATCGAGTCTGGTGCCGGAGACTGATGGGCAGGGCCACGCCGAAGCCATTCCTTGTAGCTAAGGACGCTCTCGACTTCGGTGAGGAGATCATCGTCGTAGACTTTGAGGGCAAGCTGGAACAGGTGTTTGTCCACGCTCTCCAGATCGGTAGTCTGCTGTTCCCGCTCAGGGGGCATGGCAATGAGATCGCCGTGGTCATGCAGATTGCCGGGGAATGGGTTGCTGGCAACGAGGCCGCCAGCTATATAGGAGGGGCGGTTACGAAGCTCCGGCTGCCTGTGTGGCTGGCGCGTGAAAAGGGCCTCTACCCCGTTCGTAGATAAAGCGTAACCGGAAACCAAACGCAGGGAGGAAATAACCGTGCCTGACATCAACATCGACGAGAACGCCAGCAAGGCGACCAAAGAGAACGGCATCCCGAACACCAACGAGGCGCTGACCAACGACGACGACCAGCACGAGGCCGCTGTGAAGCAGAGCGCCGTGAAGATGCTGGAGAACAAGTTGAAAGGCGAGAAGCCGGACTGGCCGGATGATAAGGTCAAGACCATTGCCCTCGCGGCTTTCAACCGCGCCATCAAGAAGGACGGCGGCAAGGCCAGCAACGAAGGCAACGCCGAAGAACGCCCGCCCCAGACCAAGCCGGGCATGGGCGGCGAGTAGTAGCAAAACAACCTCTGCGTTACTCAGGTCGTGCCTTGTTGGGCACGACCTGTTTTCGTATTCTGCGGAAATTCAGGAGAGACCGACATGGCACAGAAGCAGTATCTGACGATGGATGTGAGGCCGACCGAATTTCCGCCTCTGCCACACAACTACAAGAAGGTCAAGGAGCCGCTGCGTGATCTCGTCCACGTACAGCTTGACCGGGCACCGGATGTCGTGGCCACGCCGCACGGGGACATCATGCTGCGTGGCAGCTACAAGGCTGAATGCGCTGTCTGTCAGGCGCTGGTGTTGGCCATCGGCCCCAAGGCTCAGGGCGACATCGAAGTAGGTCAGACGGTGCTGATCGCACAGCACGCTGGCAGCGACAATCAGGGCAGTGTTCGTACAGACGGCACCATGCTCATTCAACGCCAGCATGTGCTGGCCGTGGTTGAGCAGGACGATTCGTAGATAGAGCAGGAGACCAACTATGCCTCAGCCAAAATACGTCTACGTCATTGATAAGATCGGTGTGAACATCGACCTCGGTGCCGTCCCGCAGGATTACTATTTCCGAGCCCTCTCCATCGACGGTGGATTCTGGGCATTCGGTAACGGCATCAATGCAGCGGCAGGAGATTTTGCCCCGGCGTTCGTAGCCCTTGGTGCGCAGAAATTGCGTGGCACTGGCGAGCGCACCGGCGACCCCGGTGACGAGCGCATCGAAAAGGTCACGTCGGTAGCAGGTGACATTCTCGGCCTGCGCCTTCCAGCGGACTACTACCGAGACACGGTGTGTATCGAAATCTGGGCCGACAAGCCGTGGTAGATGACGACTTCACACTGCCCGAGAATGATGGCCTGAACGTCAACCGCCTTGTGCGTCGTGACGTTCAGGTCGGCGTCAATCCAGATACCTTGCTCGCCACAGTGGTCAACGACTACAAGCTGGCTTACGGCCTTACCGGCGAAGATGCGCTGGAGGCCGCCGTGGTGAAGAAATTTCGCAGGGAAGGCAACGCGTCTGGCGAGTGGGTTGTCTACTACCGGATCACCGGCACGCTGGCCGTAGTGCCACCTTCAAGCTAAAAAACCCTTCAAGTTCAGGCTCTCCATTGTCGATAATAAGGCGATGAGAGAGCCTGTCTTCATTGAGTGCAAGGGTTGCTGGAAATTGGCTGTGTTGGGCTTTTCTAATCGTGAGGGCAAGGAAGTCGTCACGGACAAGGAAGGCAACGTCAAGGCCATCGTCCAGAAGCCGCTGCCAGCCCACGATACAGAGGTGTGCTCTGTGTGTGGCGCGGAGTATGAATTTCCGCCATTGGATGAACGCCGACCAGATGAAGACGAGGAGTTCGTCTTCGTGTCGTACAGGTATGGACCGCCAAGCTGGCCGGAGAACGCTGAGGAAAATCTATGCTTACATCAGAAGAACTACAGGGAATCATCCAGTCGTTGGTAGATGACTGGAGGAAAAGTTACCCGACCCCCGCGTTTTTTCTTTATTGGCTGGACAAGCTGCACACAGAACGTGGCGGTGGAGTCGGTCTATGCGGGAAATTCATGCTCGCCGTGTTGCCGTCGCCGGAATGGGAGCAGTGGTTTGTAGCGACTGCCATGTTCATCGCTCGCAACGCATGGGGCGACCCGGCGTGCAACGAGGAGATGCAGAAGCTCCACTATGAGTTGGCTCGTGAGGAGACGACCATCGCAAACCAGTGGATGCACGAACGAGATCATCGGCTGCTGGCATTGATGAAGCAATACTGGTTCCCGAACTGGAACCCGCCAGCAGGGCAGGCTCATTATTTCCCCACGAAGGGGATTTCACCAACAGCAGGGGTTAGATAAAAGGGGACGACATGCAGAACATCATCGACAGCTATGACGTAGACAAGGCTTCCGACGCCTTCATGGATCATCTGTACGCCAAGGGGGAGCCGGGCTCGTTTTTCAAGGACGCTGATGGCAAGCGGTGGAAGTACCTTGCCAAAACCACTGAGGACATCACAGGCAATGATGTCTATGTCGCATCGCACGGGGACTTCGGTATCGTGATGACACTGCACGATCTCGGCAACGGCAAGGTCCGTGCGGAAACTGAACTCAAACGCCGCGAAGACTAAACAGGAGAACAGAAGTTATGACCGACGCACCGAAGACCGTCATCCAGCATGACGGCGACGAACTTGCCAAGGCCGCTGCTGCTGAAAAAGAGCGGCAGGCAAAAATGGGCCACGGCGACGATGGCAACCTGATGATTCTTGAGATGGATCAGAACAGCGGAGCCCAGACACTGATCTCGGCACCGAACCTGTCCATCCCCATCAAGAACCCGGACGACACGCAGGCTACCGACCCGGAGACAGGCGAGCCACTGTATCAGTGGCAGGCGTTGATCTTCCCGCATCGTGCGCAGGCTGAGGAGTGGGTGAAGGAGAGGGGTGAAAAAGGATTTTCCTACCTCATCCTGCAAGCTGTCCACGCCATGCAGGGCGACCGCAGCACGGAAGAACTACTGGCGCAGGCGGAGTCCGATGCAGAAGCCATGCAGGAAGCTGTCCGCCAAGATCAGGAGGACAGACAGGCATGATTTACGCGCCGAGCGAGGGGCAGACGCCAGAAGAATTTCTGGCAGAGCTTGCCAAGCATCCTGATTTCGAGGGGAAATTCACCACTCACCCTCTGCTCATAGAAGCAGCGGCCACGGTGAGTGGTGCCCGCGAGAAGGAGTACGGCGACAAGTTCGACAACTTCCAAGACATCAGTGAATTTTGGACGACCTATCTACGGCTCAAGCTCAGGCCGGGGGCGAAGATCGACAGACTCGACGTCGCTTTGATGCAGGACTTGACCAAGACAGCCCGGATGATGAAGACACCTGCTCACCCGGATTCCCGCAAGGACAAGGTGGGGTACGTCATCTGTTTTGATGACATCATCAAACGCATGATTGAGGAAAACCTGTTATGACCGACGAATCCAAGGAAGCCAGAACCCTGAGCAGGAAATTCACTAACGCTGCCATCAGCCTGATGCTGCTGTGGGTCGGCACCTTCTTCTGTGGCGTGGCCGTCATCGTCCTCATCCGGGCATGGATGTGGATATGGCAGAACACGGAGCTTTAGATGGCCGAGGAAAAAGGCCCGATGCCACAGGAGAACGAGTACGCTACGTTGGAGTGCCTGATTCGCAGCGCCGTCAGCCGTAGCCACGATTCAGTGGACTATGTAATGGTGGCGCTGGCTTCGTTCAGGGGAGCAGAAAAGTACAGCTTCGAGCAGGCCCTGAAATGCGCTGAAACCCTGTACCTTGAGTCCTACACGGCATGGACTGCCGAGAAGAACGACAAAGCTACCTACAGGGAACTCCACGAGAAGGCCAAGGCTATCAGGGATAAGCTGCTGGAGGTGAAAAAGCTGCTAGACGAGCTTGAATGTGAGGGGGATAGGCTCCTACAATTCGTTCACGCCCTTCGGACGTAGATAAACCAGAACAGGATTTTTTTCTAAGGAGAACACACGATGTCGCTACCCGCAATCGCCGCGCTCATGCGTGCATCCTCGTACCCGAACGTAGCCAACGCGGGTGCGCGGTTTTTCGAGGGCCTCACCGCCCTGTTGGCATCCGGCGCGAATGACGCGCTGGACACTGAACTCAAAGCCGTGCTGGACGAATCCGGGGCGCAGGTGTTCCCCAACGGGACAGCCACCACAGAAGCCGCCGCGCAGGAAATCTTCGAGGAGCGTCCGCAGTTCCTTGAGGAGTTCGGCACCATCGTCACTCGCTACCTGAGCGACGGCGCTGCTGGCGGCTCAGGCACCAGCGAACTTCGCGTTCGCCTGACGGCCAAAGACCTGCGTGACGCCGGTGCCACCACGTCGCTCACCGTGGCTCTCGGCAACCAGCTTGCCAAGGCCCGTGCGACTCGCGCCTACGTCCTCAACCTCGGCATCGCACTCACCGGGTTGGTGTCGCTGGTAGCGAAGGTCGGCCACATCGGCAACGACGACAGCCTGCTGGTGGACGCCACGGTGTTCGCGGCCAACGCCGCCAACGAGACCGCGCCGGTCACGCCGGTCACGAGTTACATAGCGGACACCATTCTGGAAGCCATCTTCACAGCCGGTGCGAACTTCGACCTGCTGGATGCTGGCATCCTCGACGACACCGAAGTGCTGGAAATTGTCGTCGAAATGACGAACTAAGTCTTTCGACTGAGAGTGAGTGAAAATGGGGCGGCGAATTTCCGCCGCCCCACTTCGATAAGGGAGAGCATCAATGTCATTCGCCCAGAGCCCATACCCGGAAGTTGTCAATCTTGGCCTGCGGATTGAGCGCATCCGCACTCAGCTTCTGTTGGCCGGTTGGGACATGACGACGTTGGACACATCCCTCAAGGCTCTGCGCGACGACAATGGTGGCGTGCCTCTGCCGAACGGGGCAACTGAGACGGCCTCTGTGATGAGGGCCGTATTCGAGCTTCGCCCGCAGATCATGCGACAGGCGCACAGCCTGTATGAGCGCGAATACAAGAAGCTGGCACCGACTCAGCCAGCCGCTCCACCACAGACGGCGACGTTCGAGTTCACGGCGGACTTGTTTTTCTTCGACCACGGCTTCCAGAATGGTGCCCAGAATATCCCGGTGCGTGTATTGACCGACGACTTGCAACCGCTGGCCGTGGAAACCGAGATAGACGCAATAGATGTTGGTACAGGCACATGCCCGACACCGGGGGGTTACACGTTCGCCTCGCCGCAGACTTTGATATTTCCAGCCGGTGTAGCACACAACAGTACGCAAAACGCAGTCATCGAAATTGTGGCATTCGGTAGTACAGGTACAGTTGATCTGCAACTTGACAATGGGGACACGACCACGGTGGACATCCAAGCCGGGGCGAACTAAACAGGAAATTAGCGCAATCACGCGCAGGAGGAAAATATGGCGATCATCGACAGTCCTTACCCGCGTGTGGCAGACGTCGGCCCACGCATCCTTGAGATCAGAACGCAGTTGAACATCGGGCCGTGGAATACCGGGCCGCTGGACACTGCGCTCAAGGCCCTGACCGACGACAACGGAAATCAAGTTCTGCCGGACGGTCACACGACCAGCGAGGATGCTTTCCAGCAGGCATTCGAGACTCGCCCGCAGGTGATGGAAGATTGCCTTCGCCTGTACGAGAACGAGTTCAAGCAGTTCGCAGTCACCGTTCCGTAAACAGCCCTCAAGTTGTAGATACAGCCTGCCGATGTACTGGCAGGCTGTTTTTTTTTTCAGGAGACCGACATGAGAAGTATGGAGTCAATGCTGTTGGAATTTCACCGCTCTTTTGGTGCGACGACCAACGTAGTGCCCACGGTGCCGAGTAAGAAGGACCGTGGCATGAGGCACTCTATTGTGACCGAGGAATTGCTGGAGACAGAGGAGGCATTGACCGAGGAGAAATTCGATGAATTCGTAGACGGTCTGATCGACTCCCTCTACGTCCTTGTCGGCACCAACGTCACCTACGGGCTGGAGACAGTCGAGCCCATCTACCGGCTGCCGTCACGAGCGCCGTCCTTCCCCGATAAGTCAGGCAAGCACCTGATCGCCGGTATGCTCGACGGCATGAGGCGTGTGGCTGGCATCAGCCTTGGTCACGAAGAAGGCACAATGAAGCCTGAGTGGTTGCCCTCAGTGCAGTTGTGCATGAACAAGCTGATCTCTGACTGCCTGAGCATTCTCTACCTGTGCGGCGTGGACACGATGCACGTCTTTGCTGAGGTGCATCTGGCCAACATGCGGAAATTGGGACCAGACGGATTGCCTATCAAACGTGACGACGGTAAGGTGATGAAGCCCGAGGGTTGGCAGCCGCCCGACATCCAGCGTGTGCTGGACGAGCAGACCCGCAGGTTCGACTACCCGCTGCCCGGTGTAGGCTAGGGAGAGACCGACATGCAGAGCAAGTTCGACATCATCGCCGATCTGGGGAATTTCCGTTTCAGTGTCCAGTGCTTGAAGTGCGGACACGACTTCACCCACAGGTCGGGGCAGGAAAATTCCTTCACCATCAGCGAGGGCAAGACGACGCCTGTCTGCCCGATCTGTGGTGCCAAGGACGACGGCGCTGCTGACGACAAGCAGGAGGTGTTGTCGAACACAGAAGCTCTGGCAGCATTCGGCATCACGCTGGTGGAAAACATCGAGCCCAACCAAGAGCCGTGGAAGGTCTACGACAGCAAGATGCGTGAGTCGATGTCACGCAGGCAGGACGAGTGCATCGCTGAGGGCAAGCGATGGATCGAGCAGGACATCAGCAGCAATGACTACGACGGCACTCTGAACGAAAAGCAGATCGCCGCCATCAAGTACCTTTTCCCGGTGAAGGGTCCAGAGCTTCTGGCCTTCTGCCGGGCTAAATAGCAGGAGACTGACATGCCGAAATCCCGTGGGGCCATGATCGCCAAGCTGGACGATGTAGAGTGTCTCTACAAGATCGTCATGGCCAGCAAGGTTACGTTCGCCTTCAAGCACGGCACGCTGGTGATCTACCGGGTAGACCCGAACGATCTGGAGTTCATCATCCGGTACAGGCTGGGTGAAAATAACTTCGAGACCGGGATCACCAACATCAAGATGCTGGAGGGCGATCTGATCGAGTGCAATAACAAGGTGTATCAGGTCAACAAGATCGTTCGCTGCACGAAGGAAAAGCTGGTGTTCGCAGAGGCCACGTTGTTCTCCGACCGGCTTGAACCGCCGCCATTCAGGGTAGTAGCTGCATGATAATGGTGGACATGCTGATGCACCACGGCTGGGAGATGAGAGGCAGGACAGTGATGTCCTGCCATCTTATATGCGACGGCGACCTGAACGAACTACACGCCTTCGCAACCAGCATCGGAATGAAGCGGCGTTGGTTTCAGCCGCATGGGGCAGTCCCGCACTACGACCTTGTGGAGTCCAAACGTGAACAGGCAGTCGCTGCTGGAGCCATCGAACTCGACCGACGTCAGATCGTTGAATGGATCAGGCGCTGGAGGTGGTGGCGTGGCTAGGCACCACCTTGCCAAGCTGACGCCGGAGATTGTGTGGGAAATCCGCGACATCTACAAGATGAACACGCACGACGGGAAAATCAACCAAGGGCTGATGCAGGACTGGCTGGCCCGGAAATTCAATCTGCCTGTTGGCACCATCAGGAAGATCATTCACAACACTACTTGGAAGCGCCCTTACGTCGGCATGACGTGGGCTGAGTGGGAAAAGGAAAATGGCAGGTCCAGTACATGATTGGCTCTGCCTCCGCGCTTACCACTGGCTCCTGACCTCCGGTGGCTGCCGGTGGGCTCTGCGTGAGACAGGCGAGTCACGCTATGGAGAGCGCCCTGACGCGCTGGGCTGGCAGACTAACCAGCGGTCCATCCTGATCGAATGCAAGGCTACCAGAGCGGATTTCCACGGCGACAAGAAGAAGCCTTTCCGTGATCCTGACAAGCCGGGCTTGGGTCTTGGGCAAGACCGCTACTACATGGCCCCACCGGGCGTGCTGACAGCAGACCTGATACCGGAGGCATGGGGCTTCATGGAGTGTCACCAGTACAAGATCGTCGTGGTGAAAGAGCCCGTGAAGTACGTGCCCAACAAGGCCGTGTTGTTCAACGAGGTGAAATTGCTGTTCAACCTGTTTGCCGACACCAGCGGGATTCCCTTCGGCCACAACTACGAGCACAACGACTACGTGGGTCGGATAAACCGGATGCTGGGTGAGGAAAAGCCTTGGGAGAGGAAATCACGACCGAGGAAGCCGAAATTCCGCTAGGTCTTGACACGTCAAAAATTTCTGATTTTCAGTGTTTTCCCGCTACCATCTGGTGCGGGATTTTCGTTGAATGGTGTCAGAAGGTTCTGAGGAAAGGAGGACGCACATGACTGACAACACGGTTGCAGAGGAAAAGTTGACGGAAAACTTGCTCATGCTGGAGTCCGACGACTTGCAGGCGGTGGAAGACCGCGCCGCATTCCTCACGGAAATCGGCTGGAAGGAAAGCTCACGCACCTTCAACGCCGGTAAAGTCCGCGCCATGCTTGAGAAGGCTGCGTAGGACAGGGCGACAATTTCATTGAAAAAAAGGCCGCCTTGGGCTAAAGGCGGCCTTCGCTTTTGCCGATAAGCACACTGCTCGTTTTACTACAAGGGGACCGACATGAAGGTAAAGCTAAACTCTGATTTCTGCCGCGCATTGATCGAGGCCAAGATCAAGCACAAGGCGTTCTCCGACAGGGAGAACTACCACAGCTACGTGACCATCGACCCACTGGAGGTCAAGGACAAGGACCGTGAGATTTTCCTCAAGGTGCTGTCGTCTGACAAGTTCCAGAAGGGACAGGGCTCGACTGAGTTCAAGACCATGCTCCGGTTGGTCAGCGCCGTCTACGAGGTGGAGCAGGTCGGCCACGCTGGCGTGAAGCTGAACAACCTCGAAAAGCTGGCACCGGCGATCACCAACAAGATGAACGACACGCCGCGCCGGTGGGTATTCACTAAGGACGATGAGTACGAGCAGTTGGTGCCGTACTTCTTCACCTCAGCCGTTTACCATCCTCCCCGCAAGCATCGTGGGTTTTATAGCTCTGCCTACGTGACGGTGAATTTCGTAGCCACCTCACGCGGGCACAAGGTAGAGCACACCATGCGCTTCTACCGCTCGCACCTTGCCGGGCACCCCACGCTGGATGAATTGTTCGCGGAGGAAAATGTTTTCTTCGCCACGCAACAGCATCTTGATGATTTCCAGAAGCAACTGGACAACTACAAGGATTGGGCTCCGCACGCTGGCAAGCAATTCATGGCTGGTGGCATTGGTATCACTGCCGAAGACACTGACATGGAAGACGACGATGACCACAACCGTCGCTGGTATCGTCGCTGGTACGGGCGTCGTAGTGACGATCAGGTGCAGATGGTCGTGGACGGCATGGAAGCCAAGGTGGTGATGGACGACGCCATCGAGCAGGGCGAGGACAACAACACCGTCGCCTACGCTCTCAGCCAAGACGAGAACGCTGAGGAATATCAGGACGATGAGGACGATTGGGAGGAGTGGGAAGACCCCGAAGACCCGGAGGACGAAACTCCTAAGCAGCGTGCGAAGCGTCTGGCTGCCGAGCAGAAGTCGAGGGAACTCGAACTCAGTGACGCGCCGACAGAGAAGGAAAAGCTGGTCGTCCGCAAGCTGCCTACTCACCCGGTTGTGCGTGTGTTCAACCTGCGCACACACAGCTTCGTCACGATCCATGTGGCTGACCTGACGCTCTACCCCTACGACAAGACGATGGGTGAAAAGCTGGTGCTGCCGCCTGACCACAAGCAGTTGATCGACGCGCTGACCGACAGTGCCATCACCCGCTACGAGGACATCATTTCCGGCAAGGCCAGCGGCGTGATAATCCTCTGCTCAGGTACGCCGGGCACGGGCAAGACGCTGACGGCTGAGGTGTACTCGGAAATTGCAGAGCGTCCGCTGTACTCCGTCCAGTGCAGCCAGCTTGGCACCGACGTAGAGGAGCTTGAGAAGAAGCTCAGTGTGGTGCTCAAGCGTGCTGTGCGGTGGAACGCCATCCTGCTGATCGACGAGGCTGACGTCTACATCCATGAGCGCGGTAGCGACATGGAACAGAACGCGGTCGTGGGCGTGTTCCTGATGGCGCTGGAATACTATCAGGGCATTCTGTTTATGACCACGAACCGGGGAAATTACGTGGACGACGCGATCATTTCCCGCATGACGGCGCACATCAAGTACGAGGTGCCGACAGACGAGTCACGCAACCGCATCTGGCACATCCTCTCTAAGCAGTTCGAGGTGGAGATGTCAGAGCAGATGGTGAAGAAGGCTGTTGAGCAGTTCCCCAAGGTCAGCGGGCGCACGATCAGGCAGATGCTCAAGCTGGCGAAGTTCATGGCGGAAAAGTCCAGCGGTGGGCGTGTGACTCTGGAGGCTCTGCGTCATGCCGCCAAGTTCCACAACTTCACCGAAGACGAGGAAATGAATTCCGAAACTATCGAAGACGTGTTGGCGCACCGCTAAGGAGAGGAAATGTTTAGATTGCATTATTCTGGGGTGCTTACTTCCGTTGATGAAAAGATCGAGGCTCGCCAGAGGCTGGTCTCCTTCCTGCGTGAGTTTGACATTCCGTTCGTTGAGGGCCTCCGCGAGTTCACTGAGTGTTACATCGAAGTGGCGGATTACTACAGGCCGGTCATCGAGATTTACAATGAGCATCGGATGCTGATTTCCTCGCAGGAGGAAAAGTTCAAGGCTGTGGTGAAGACCACACTCAAAGGCATCACCAAGATACCTCCTTCGGCACCACCGCCAGTGGGTCTACCAGCAAAGCCGAAATTCCACGACAAGCAGCTTGTCCGCATCCTGCCGGAATTTCAGGGACGTGGCAAAGTGCATCCGTTCGGCGACCGCATCTGGTACGTCCAGTACAGCGAGGATCGTGGTGGCCGCTATGACTACCACTGCAAGCTGGCGGCAGAGCACAACAGCGACATACCCGTTGCTGAACTCACACGCAAAGCTGCATGGTGCATGGAGAGCGAGTTGTACGAGGCGCTGTTTGATGGGGAGCGCATCGACGGGCAGAAGTACGGCCCAGAGATGAAAAAGGTGGAGAGCACCAACGTGGACTCCATCGGCTACACCCACACCACACAGACGCTGCGCGTGAAATTCACCAACGGCGATGTCTACGACTACGAACAAGTACCGCCTGATATTGCTGAGGGTCTCCAGACTGCCCGGAGTCCCGGTGGCTTCCTAGCCGCACACATCAAGGGCAGCTTCAAGTACAAGAAACTCTAAGGACCGACGCATGAAAATCTGGAAAGAACCACGCTGTACGCTGCTGACCAAGACGGAGATACATCAGCCCGGCTTCAAACGATTCTTGTCTCTGCATGATACCACCATGCCCGAGGAGTCGTTTGCTGCTCGTGACGGTGATCTGGTGCCGGAAATTGCCGGTCGTCTGTGCTACATGAGCTTCGGTGACAAGGCAGGGCGCAAGGGGCCTGAGTACCTCAAGCACATCCTCAGCGTAGGCCACGGCTCTGTGCTGGAGCACGTCAACATGGGCGTGATCCTTGAGGGAATTTCACGCAGCCTCAGCCATGAACTGGTACGCCACAGGGCGGGCTGCGCCTACAGCCAGTTGAGCCAGCGGTACGTGGACACCGACGACATGGGATTGGTCATTCACCCAGCCTGCGTCGGCAATGCTGTGATGGAGAAGATGGCCGAGGAGAGTTTCCGCGTTGCGCTGGTTGACTACGAGAGCGTGGTGGAAATTCTGATGGAGGAGTACCTCAAGAACATGGGCTCCATCGCCTACGACCAAGGCCACAGCAAAGCTGCGATCTCCGTGATGGACGAGAAGGAACTCAAGTCCATCACACGCACAACTCGCAGGAAAATGGCACGCGAGGCAGCAAGGGAATGGCTGCCCAACATGACCGAGACCAAGATTGTCACGACGATGAACGTCCGGGCATGGCGTCACTTCTTCAACATGCGTGGAGCCCCGGCTGCTGACCGGCAGATCAGGCGCTGCGCTGTGCTGATTTTCAGCGTGATCCAGCCGCAGGCACCGTGGTGCTTCCAAGACATCCACCGAGAGGACACGGAGGACGGCATTGGCTGCCTCGTGAGTGAAAACCCGAAGGTGTAGTCATGGACCTGCATACACTGGTGCTCAAGACGCGTGAGGAGTGCGACAAAGCCAAGGGGCACCTGATCGGTTTGCGTCGTGGGACGCCAGTGTATGTGGACACTAAGGACAGGTTGCAGCGGCTGGTGAATATCACGGACACGCTTTTGAAAAAGCTAGGTGATAAAGACCCTACGGAAGATGAACAGTAAGTACGATACCCCGCAGGAAAAAGGTGCAGCACGCGCAGCCATAGAAGGCAGGCGCAGGAGGCAGCGTTTCGTTGACCGGGTAGAACTGAAAGCCTACAGGCGTGTATTCAAGGAGAAGGGAATTCTGATGACCACAGTGATTGAGGAAATTGCAGCAGAGCGTCAGCGTCAGCGTGACGAGGAGGGCTGGACAGACGAGCATGATGACAAGCACGACGACGGCTCGATGGCTTTGGCAGCAGCGTGCTACTCGGTTCATGCAGTCTACGGCGCGAACAGTGCGATGAGCCAAACCATCTTCACGCGTCTTTGGCGCTGGTCTACGCTGTGGTGGAAGCCCAAGAGCCGACGCCGCGATCTGGTCAGGGCAGCCGCGCTCATCGTTGCAGAAATTGAGCGCCTTGACCGTGCTGAGGCGAGAGCCAAAGCCTAACTGATTATCAACCCATCACACAGGAGACCGACATGCCGTTCAAAGTAGGACAGAAGGTGAAATTCCTTTTCCGCACGTACAGCAAGGCGGAAAAGCACGATGAGTACACCAAGACTCGTGTGCAAGGCACAGGCAGGGTCGTCGAGTTCAAGGACGAAGGCGAGAAGGAGTTCCTCGTGGTAGACACCGGGGCGAGCTACTTCGACCTGCCGATCAACGCGGACAAAGACTGCTACATCCAGCCACTGGACTAACCATGAGCAACGAGATCGTAGGGATCAGCGCGAGCATTCCATCAGAGCCGGGGGATAATTACTCCGGCCTTGGCCGCGTGGAAAATCCAGCGTGGAGCCGACACGAGGGCAAGTTCGTCATAGACGAATCTCCGTTGGCTGGTCTCTACGATCTCCCCGGTGCTATCAAGCAACTGGAGGAGACAGAGCCTGCTGTGCGGAAATACGTCATGCAGGAGTATGCCAAGTGGAAAATGGAGCGGGACTGCTGGCAGCCGCTGAATGAACTGGCAGCCTTCCTGCGCGTCAGCATTGCCAAGAACCAGTTCTACGTTGACCTGTGGAGATACTAAATGAGAGTTCAATGCCCCGACTGTGGGAAAATGTACGACGACGAATTCCGCTGGACGATCTGTCCACACCACTCTCTCGATTGGGGCGTAAAAGGGCCTCCAGTGGCCTCACCGTACCTTCCCCCGAAGCCAGAGGAAGCAGAGCAGGAATTCCTGAGTGACGAGGTGGCACAGGGCTACCATCCGGTGACAGGAGAACTGGTGGGCAAGCCCTACAGGATTTCCCTCTGCTGGTACTGGAGGAATTTCTGGGTCGGCGTGCGCTACAGCGGCAACCGCCACGCCATCTACATCAACATGATCCCATGCCTCAGCCTGCGGATTGAATTGAGGAAAAAGCCATGAACCCACTCATCGAGAAGCTGTATGGTCTGCGGCAGGGTGCCAGCGGTGGCAGCCGGGAGAAGTTCATCGCGGCCAAGGACGTGCTCAAGGCGTTCGCTGACTACGCAGAGAAGGAGAGATTCCCCACAGCACCCAGAGGCGTGATTCACGTAGATCGGTTCATGGACATCGAGATCATTTCCCACAAGGACATGCCGGATGGGGAAATGATCTTGGTGCCCTACGATGCCAACGAGGACATCGCGGTGAAAATGTATCTGGCCAGCAAGAAAAAGGACTGAGCCATGCGGAAATACGAGAGAGTACCCCTGATCGTCTTGGCGCAGAAATTCACGCCACCAGCCGAGCTAGGCAAGGACCACGCGTTCATCAAGCAGAACAAGAAGCAGGGCTGGTGGATCACCCAGCACCACAGCTACTGCCCCACCACAGATGAGTACAGGGGCACGTACTACAAGCTGATGCACGAGAGCGTGATCGCAGACATCAAGCCGGGCGACTACATCGTGGTCATCAGGGGCAGAGTGACAGCGATGTCGCCAGAGGAATTCAAGAGGGATTTTGCACTCGTTTGAGGAAATAGCCAATGCAGGAAAACTGGAGAGCCATCCCCGGCTACAACGGGCGCTATGAGGCGTCAGACCAAGGCAACATCCGCTCCCTGCCGTGGGAATTCACGCGGGTCATTCGTGGGCGTCTACAGACCTTCAAGAGCAAGTTGAAGCTGATGAAATTGCGCAAGGCCAAGGACGGCTACCTCCAAGTCGATCTGGTGATGCCAGAGGGCAACAAGACCACCATACAGGTACACCGGCTCATATTGATGACGTTTGTGGGACCACCGGAAGAAGGACAGCACGCGTGCCATTACCCTGACCCGGACAAGACCAACAACAAGCCGGAAAATCTGTGCTGGGCGTCCCGGCAGGAAAATGAGGCGCACAAGCTGGAGCATGGTACACACCAGCGCGGGGAGAATTCCCCCACAGCCAAACTGACTGACGATGACATCAGGGCCATCCGTGCCAGCGATGAAACAGGGACCGTGCTGGCCAAGAGATACCATGTGTCAGACAGCCTGATCTCGAAAATCCGCAGGGGCCTGAAATGGGCTCATGTGAAATAGGAAAAGGAGGAGACCGACATGAAGTACAAGACAGCCCTATGCCCACAGTGCTCGACTGCGCTGGAAAAAGTGAAGAACCCAGCGGGCAGCTACATGAACAACGAGCAGTTCGACGCTGTGAAAGCAGGCGACTGGTTCTGCAAGCTCTGCCGCAGCAACGGCAGGAATAAGATCAACAAGGTCTGCTACTGGTGGGACAAGGAGGTGGACTACGCCATCAACGAGGGCGTCTACGTGCTCGTCAAAGTCAGCGGCGGCATCCGGGTAGCTCAGGTGACGGCAGAGGACACACAGAAGCCCGACTCAGCCTGCGTGCTATTTCCGGGCGGCCACTGCAATGTGCTGCACAACACTGAGATGGAAATTCTGGAGACCACTGAGAAAATCGACGATGCCCTTCACTATCTGTTCGGGTGCGTGGAAAAAGACGTGCAGAGATCGGAAAAGGTTTTCGGTTTGCTCAAGGGCATCTGCCGGGAAATCAGGGAGCGTGATCTCGTGGCACCGGATTTCTTCCGTGACCATGACAGGCGTCCGACTACAGACGAGGAGATGGCCGAGAATATCCTCAAGTACATGAAGCGGTTCGCGCCTGTGAAATAGACGAGCGACAGGAATGAACGGGTCTGAGCAACCCGCCTGCACCCGCAGATAGTTCCTGTGGCTCCCCCGACCGGCCCCGTTTGGTTCGTCCCCTGCGGGGCCGGTTCTATTCTCTTGACAAGGACTGAGCCAGCAACGACGATAATCCACGAGCGAACCCTTGACCGACAGTGAAACAATGCCGTGCCAGCCACTCTGGAGCTACCAGAAGCAGTCACGTTAGAATCTATCGCTGAGAGCGACCTCGGCGTAGACCTTGCTGTATTCGAGGAGAACGCTGCCAAGTTCGGGCAGGAGAGCTTCACGTTCTTCTGCTGGTACTACATGCGGCACCACCTCACCGACGAACTCGCTGAGTACCATCTCAAGGTCATGCGGTCGTTAGAAGGATTGATGCCGGGCAGGCACCTTGAGCTTCTCCTGCCTCGTGAGCACGGGAAATCCACGCTGGTTTCTCTCTGCTTCCTGATGTGGAATATCGTCTACAGGAAAAAGCGGCACATCCTCCTCGTGTCGTCCACCTCAGAGAACGCGCAGAAATTCCTTGGCAAGATCAATCAGGAATTGCGCAGCAACGAACTTATCCGCAGGGACTTCGGTGACCTAACCGGCTCAGAGAACGTGGGCCGCAAGGAAGTGTGGAAAGCCTCGAAGCTCAAGACGGCAAACCAAGTGCTCGTCCTTGCTGTGGGTACAAACGGATCAGTACGTGGTGCCAACGAATCGCTGCCGGAAAATCTACAGCTTGATTTTGTGGAGTACGACCGGCATGGCCGTCCTCGCTACAAGAAGCTGAAATCATTCCGTCCTGATCTGGTTCTGCTGGACGACGTGATCGAGGACAAGTGGGTTCTCACCAAGCACGTGCGTGACCAGACGTGGAACTGGTTCTGGAAATCTCTCTACAACACGATGGACCGCGACAGGGGAAATTGCGTCGTGGTCGGTACGACTCTGCATGACGACGATCTGGTGAGCAGGCTTTTCCGCGACCCCGTGCAGACGATGGCGTGGAAGAAAATCAAGATGCCTGCGTGCGAGGGCTTCGATCAGACCACGCTCAACCCCATCAACTGTTTGTGGCCTGCGGCGTGGCAAGCACCAGACTTGAACAAGCCAGTCAACCGCAAGGGCGAACTCATTCCGCTGGATGAGTTGGACAACTGGCCGCTGGATGATGTGTTCTACCTCAGCAAGCTCTACTGGAAACGAATCGAAATCGGTGAGCGTGCGTTTGCGCAGGAATTCTTGCTTGACCCGTTGAGCGACAGCTTCCAGTTCTTCAAGCGTCAGTGGTTCAGGTATTTCATCATGCAGGAGAGCTATTTCACCGCAGAGGCGGAACTGGCTCTCACACGTCTGGGCCACGAGATTGAAGTATTGCCTGACGACCTGATCGTAGTGACAGCCATCGACCCGGCTGGCACGAGACAGGAACAGGTGAAGGAAGGGGCTGATCCTGATTACACCTGTATCTGCACTGTGGGATATTCACCACGTCATCGCCGGTTCTACATTCTCGACATCTGTCGTGAGCGAATTTCAGCACTACGTCAGCAGGAAGTGCTGATGGAGCAGTACAGGAAATTCAGCAGTGAGTTCGCAGCTACTGGCACAGACGGTAGCTCAGACACAGCCAAGTTCAATTTCACGCACATGGGCATCTTGGTGGAGAGCGTGGCATACCAGAAGGCGCTGGCTACCATGCTGGATGAAATTGCTCCGGCTCTGGGCATGTACCCTCGCATCGTGGAAGTCAAACGCGGGCGCAGGGACAAGACCACACGAGCCACAGGCGTGTCTCCTCTGTTCGAGCGCAGAACAGTTGTGTGGCCTGAGCAGTTTGATCTAAAGTTGAAGAAGCGAGATGTCGAAGAAGCAATGGACGAGCTTGATCGTTTCCCACAGGGCGACCACGATGACTGTGTGGACGCAGTGGTAGACGCTCTGGCTTTCCTGAACAGAATGAGCCTGAGTCTGAACCGGGGGCTCAATGCGTTGAACGTCATGCGGGCGATGGTGAAATCCTCGCCGGAAATGTACGCCTTCGTGAGCAAGCGTGAGGATGAGGGCATGGACTTCCAAGACGCCAGTGCCAAGTGGGCGCAGTACAACAGAGAGCACGCTGGGATGACCGCATGATGAAGGACAGGATCAACAAGGCCAGCCAGTACACTGAACGCAACGCGCAGGAGAAGTACATCTTCGAGCAGGCCAAGCTCTACATGGTGGCGGTGGCTAAGTACGACAAGACAGCTACGATGACCGACATCGTGCAGGAAATTAGAGATGCCCTGAGCAGAACTTGGGGCTGGTTAGGAAAAGAATGAAAATCCTCCAGTGTAAGCATTGTGGTGACTGGCAGGTTGAGCACAACGGCACCGTCTACTACAAGCCCTACACAGGCGATTGGACCGTAGGTGCGCCGGTGTGCTTGATTCTCGGCAGGTACGGCTCGCATGAGTTGAGTGAATGCAATGCGTCCGATGAGCCGTGGCCTCTGGTGATAAAGCAGTTGAAGAAATTTCTGGAGAAGTAAAATGACGATGGCACTGAAACCGTGGATCGGCGTAGACCTTGACGGCACGCTGGCCAAGTACGAAGGCTGGCAGGGGATCGACCACATTGGTGACCCGATCCAGCCAATGCTTGAGCGTGTGAAAGGCTGGCTTGCTGATGGCATCAAGGTGAAGATATTCACCGCACGCGCTAGTGAGCCGGATGCTGAGGCCCTCAAGGCAGTAATTTCCTACATCGAAGACTGGTGTGAGGAGCACGTTGGACAGAAGCTCGAAGTCACCTGCAAGAAGGACTTCGCCATGACCGATCTCTATGACGACCGCTGTCACCGGGTAGAGGCGAACACGGGACGGGTACTGGCATGACCAGAGACGAACGCATGTCGCTGCTCCTCACCTGCGTGGATTTCTACGCCACCAACAAACAGGGTGACTACGGTAGACGAGCGAACGCCGTGCTGGCTAAGATAGCTGACGATGAACGTCAGGAAGGCATGAAAAAGGAACGAGAGAAGGAAAAGGAACGAGGTACAGAATGAAGTACGTGATGATTTTCCTGATTGCTCTGCTGGCGTGTGCGTGTGACGCCCAGATCGTCGTGAACGGCAACCCTCCTGATGGCTCGGCGGGGAAAAGCTATAGCACGACGTTCACAGCCAGCGGCGGCACGGCACCGTACACCTACTTCGTCACCAACCCGCCTGACTTCCTCAGCATGGACACGAACACCGGCGTGCTGAGTGGGACGCTTCAAGCGCCGGTCATAGGTGACATCTACACGTTCACCGTCACGGCCTTTGACGCCACAATGGCTCATGGTCAGTCGAATTTCACCATCACCGTGAGTACGTCCAGTGGTGGAAAATCTGGTAGCGACAACGGCGGCTGCACGGCAGCGCGTGGAACTGGACTGCGTTGGCTGCTGGTAGCAGCACTCGGTCTTCTTCTCGTCCGCCAACGGAAGAAGACATGCGGGTAGAATGTACCGATCCGAACTGCTACGGCTTCAAGCGCCCTGTTCTCCCTCTAGGCCGGGACAGGGCGCTTCACATTCTACGCTGCCATGACGGCGATCAGATCATGCAGGTGGTGGACATCGACCCTGACGGCAGTGTGGGTGAAGCCTGCATTGCCCGGATGCTGAAATTGATGGATGATCTGGAAGCGATGGGCGGGAAGATGTACTACACCTCAGCCAAGTACCGCAGAGTATTTTCTGCAATGCAGTCCGAGTGCGAGCATGACATCCAGCAGTTGAGCATCGCTGCCAAGGAGAAAGCATGTGGAAATTCATCCGAGTCTGCTGGGGCCGAATAATCCTCTGGCTGGGGGACTGCCCCTACTGCTACAGCAAACCCGCTCACAAGCATTCCTGCCCTGTGTGTTTGGGTGAAAAGGTGGGTGACAAGCACGCGTACCGCGACTATAACTGGAAGACACGGCTCTGGAGGAGGTTCAGAGCACACATTGACAGCGATTACGGACGCTAATCCGTAGATACCACAGAACCTTTCAAGGAGTGAACGTCATGGCAGGAATGCAACCACAGGCAGCGCCCGCTGCGGCTCCCGCTGCGGCCCCAATGGGCGGTGGCATGGGACCGACCGGCCCGATGCCCGGCGCACAGGCCAAGCAGCAGATCGAGGAGAACGCGAACATCGCCATTCAGGGCGGTATCGCAGCAGCGGAAGCAGCCAAGGCTGCCCCTGACGTTCCCCCGGAAGCTGCGGCCAAGATCGAAGAAGGCGTGATGATGATAAACGAGGGCAAGCAGGAAGCCCTCGCACCAGCCGCGCCCACAGACGCTGGCAGCAAGCCCGGCAACCCCGTAGAGGGCACCGGCGCTCAGGCCAGCGGCACCAAGGAAGGCGGCGAGTAGCCACAAGACACGCAGCCCATCCAGAAGTAAAGTGACGGCAGGCGGGAATATCCTGCCTGCCGTTTTCCGTAGGAGAGCCCAATGCCCGGCATCAACCCAACAGGCATCGCCTTCGCTCAGGAACTCCGTGTGGCGTTCCAGTACAGCCGCTTCATTGATGAGTTGAGCAAGAGCATCGCCAGCGACGGGACGTACCAGTCCAGCAACAACACCTTCCGTGATCCCACGTACATCGTGAAGGACAAGGAGGGCAACATCAAACGGTACTGGCGCTCACCGCAGGATGCAGCCCGACAGGCGAAGTACGAGAAGTACATGCGGATATTGCTGGAGGGCTTGGACTTCCTCAAGCCTCAGTGGTATCAGGCACGCCAGTACACGGACACCTCGCATCAGGCTGTCTACCAAGGCTACAATTTCCTCACCCTCATCAGTGAGGCATTCGCTGACCTGACGTGCGGTGGTGGTGTCGAGATCAAGACCGGCATCGAGTCCATCGACAAGCTGCTGACTGAGCAGCTTCGCTTCGAGGACAAAATCTACGAATGGATTTTCGAGGCCAGCGTGTTCGAGTTCGTGGGCGTGCAGGTCGTCACCCACGACGATTCCGGTGTGCTGGAAATTCAGCGCGTTCTGCCTCACTTCCTCTATCCGATGTTCCCGAAGAACAAGGAGAACGAGCCCGTCTGCATCAGCAAGAAGGTGTGGATGCAGAAGGAGGACATCTCCGAGTGGCAGCAGATCAGGCCGGAGAACACCAGCGACAAGATCGACCTCAACGGTGTGAAATTCGATGGCTTCGTGTTCGAGGAGCGTCACTTCAAGGGCATGGTAGAGAACTACCTGTGGGCTGTGCATGGCAATCAGATCGTCACACGCGTAGACCTGAAATTCTACGACCCGAACCTCGACGCTGTGTCCCTCACTGGCCTGCCTGACTTCGCAATCAAGCTGATCCCCAACAAGGTGATGGTGGGGAAATTCATCAGCGATTGGGACAACATCATCGACATCAACCTGAACTTCAATGACCGCGCAAGCCGTGCAGGCGACCTGTTGAACCAGTACGCCGAGCCTCAGCTTGTCATCAACGACAGTCAGGCGACCTACGACCCGGCTACGGGCAAGGTCCATTACCGGCGTCCTCGTGGTGGCGTGATAATGATGCGCCCGCAGGACAGGCACCAGCCGAATTTCATGCAGCCGGGTGTGGACACAGCAGGCACGGAGAACAACCTCAAGTTCCTGCTCGACATGCTGTCCACTCACTCACAGGCTGCTGCTGTGCTGCTGAACCCAGAGGCACAGGGCAACATCGAGAGCGGTGTGGCCTACAAGCTGAAATTGACGCCCACGCTCAAGAAGATCGCACGCAGGAAGACTCAGCAGGAAATTGCCGTGAAGGGCCTGATCCTGAACATCCTCGCGGCCATCAACTTCTACCACGACAAGGAACTCATCACCCGTGAGTTGGAGGAGCGCGTCAACTCGTCAGACGACATGACCATGCGTACCCGCTGTGAGGATGCACTGGCCAAGATCAATCAGGGCTCGGTACTGATCTCGCTGGAGTCGTTCGACGACTATTTCTCCAAGCTGGATGTGTTCAACGACAACCCCTACGGCATTTTCATCAGCGACCCTGCACAGGCGACCACCGGCGACCAGTTGCAGTACCTCGCTGACGGAGACCTGCTGACGGCCATCGAGAACAAGCGCACTGAGGTGATGGAATATCTCCGGCTGGATGACATCCAAGTCGAGATGACTCCTTCCATGCCGCAGGATATTGCGCAGGCTCTTGAGCGCCTTGGTGGCCAGAAGTCCATGAGCCTGAAACGCTACCTCATGGAATTCGACGGCTTCACTGAGGAGCAAGCCGAGGAGGAAATTCAGCGCATCATGGACGAGGACCGTGAGGTGATGGCTCAGGGCATCAGCGATTCATCCGTCATGCTCAACCCGCGTGGTGGGTTGCAGCAGGCCATCCTCGACTTCGGTCAGACCGATCACCAGCATGAAGTGTTGCTGGACGCAGAGGGCAACGGAATTTCCGAGCGTGCTCCTGATGGCCACAACCACCGGGTACTCAACGGGCAGGCGCTCATGGAAATGGGCCACACTCACCCTGTGGTTTTCCAGCAGGAGCAGAACACACAGCCTGAGCCGATGATGGCCGGGGCTGGCATGGCACCAAGCAATCAGAACGTCGGAGCCGCAGGAATGAGCCCCGGCGCACCCAGCCAGACTAACCTACAGAGCACAGCGATAGCTGCTGGCACGACTCCTCAACCCGTTGGTGGGTTCAGGTAGGGTGTCAACTCGTAGATACAGCAGGAACGCACACGGAGAGTAGAACATGGCCTTTGACCTGACACTTGCACGCGGTGGATTCGGCGAGCCCTGCGACAGCCCTGTGGCTGACTACCGCCAGTTTTACCAGATGTACGTGTCCGTGGATGCACGGTCCAACCCGGCTACGCAGACGAACTGGTTGAATGCGCTGGGTGCTATCTTCGGCACCACCATCGACACCTACGCACACTGGTCGAAGATGGACAAGCACGCTCGTCGGCGTGTGCTGGAATACGCTCGCTGCCAGATCGAGGTGAACGTGTGGTCGTTCATGGCCCTCGGTCCTCGCCCGCCTGAGCAGTTCCTGATCGACTCACACCAGAGCGGGAATTTCCTGCGCAAGCCTCAGCGTGAGGTGGACGCCATCATCATGCGCTCCGAGTTCAACCACATCACTGAGCGCGGGGATGACCCGGCGCTGGCTGCCATCGCACTCACAGCCCTTGGCCTGCCCAGCACTCCGCTGGCGCTATTCAAGGATTGGGATGCGACCACGGCTCGTGCTGTGCTGAGTTTCCTGCGCATCTACGGCTCGGCCTACGAGAGCATCGTCAACGCCGACGACAACGAACTGGATTATCAGGACGTTGCCACGGGCGCACGCTTCTCCGCAGCCAGCCGCCATGACGCGACCTTCATGGACTTCATGGAATTTCACTCATGGCTGGCAGAGGCGACCTTCTGGCACGTCTCGCCCACCGACCTGTTTGACGAGATCACGCAGACGGAAGTCGGCGTGGATGCGCTGGACGCCACGCAGGCAGAGGCGCTGGAATTGTTCAGCCTGCTTCGCGGCGTAGGTCAGGTTGCTGGCAAGCAGCGTCACATGGACATGCCCAAGGCGATTTACTTCGCCCAGCTTTCCGCCTACGGCTACCTGCCGTCGATGGACGTCCTGCTGTTCGGCCTGACGGAAAACATCGCTCTGCGCGATCTGGACGGCAACGTCATCGCCGGTCGCGTCTACATGCGAGCGCAGGCACCGATCAACGGCTCACACCCGCAGCGCGACACATGGGTGAACACCGGCGCACAGGTCTTCGAGATGGTGGTCGAGGTGCCTGCCGGGCAGACGCCGGATCACATCGAAGCTGTGGTGGACGTGCTCCAGCCGAGCGCAGGCACACGCTGGTTCAATTTCAGCGGGCCAGCCGCCGTGGACGCCGACACATTCACCATGACGCCTGTGGTGGACGTTGCAGGAAAAACCCGCTGGACAATCGACGCCACCAAGGCAGCGAAGTGGGCCGCTGGTGAAAACATCATCGGTGAGTTCGTGCTCGCGCAGGGACCGCACCTCAAGATGTCTCCTGCCAACGGCATCCCCGTGGAGAACGTCAGCCTGCTGGTAGAGGACGGCGCGTCCGACGAATCCGCTCTCTACAGCGTGGTGCCGAGCCGCGTGCTGACCGGGCTGGAAATGCCGCCCACACGCACGCCTGTCTTCGCGCAGCGAGCGTCAGGTACACTCGACAACCTGTAGCCGGGTAGCTTGAGACCGGGGGCTTCGGCCCCCGGAGTTGTACTGAGGGAAATTCATGCCGCTGCAATCTGGTAAATCCAAAGAGGCCATCAAGAACAACATCAGGAAACTGATGCACGAGGGCTACCCGCAGAAGCAAGCGATAGCCATAGCTTTCAGCAACGCGGGGTTATCCCGCAAGAAGGACGGCAAGAAGAAGAAGGACTGACATGCTCTACATCTTGATGATCCTACTTGAGACAGAAGCCTACTCCGGCCCGTGGGGTGAACTCACCGTGGGCGGTATTCTCATGGCTGGTCTGGTCGTGGTGTGGCGGGTGAACACCAAGATGGCCGAGCAGAATGAGAAGCTCCATGTCCGCATTGCGGAAATTCAGGAGGAGCGAGCCAAGGCTGCTGTGGTAGAAACCAAAGCCATAACTGAGGCGCTCAATGCCAGCACCGAGGCCATGAAGTCTATGACCTCTGCTGTGAAGAATAACAACGCCCTGTTGGAAAGGCTCATCAATGCGCAAAACAACGCTGCTTGACCGGGTAGTGAAGTTTGTGACGGGCCGGACACCCGGACTGGCCAAGGAAAATGAGGCAACGTGCAAACGCTCCTCTGACCAGATTGACGCGTCCGGCAAGGAACGATATAGCGCCAGCGTGAATTTCCGCAAGGCGCAGCACGAGTTGAAGGACGAGATCGACAAGAACGTGACGTTGAACGAGAGCGTGTTCATCAAGCCGCAGAAGGCGTAGTACATGGCCATGACGCCACAGGAGAGGAAGGAAGCTGCGCGGATCGAAGATGATCTGCGCAGTATGGCGTTGAGGATCAACGAGACCAAGCAGAAGATCGACGTAGCAGAGCAGGAAATTCGTGACTTGCAGAAGGCGATGAAGCCGAAGCAGGTGGCAGTACGACGCAGGCGGTTACAGGTGCTGTACGAGCGCCTGTCTGAAAAGAGCGTTACGAAGGCATCGACATCAGCGGCTCTTTCGGCAGCAGGCATGTCGAGTGTGGCATCAGAAATTGACGCGCTTGAGCGAGAGGTAGAATTGCTTGAGCGCATGAACACTAAGGAAATTCCCGGCAAGGTGCAGACCAAGCGAGCGCAGATACGTCTGGAAAAGCAGGTGCTGGAGCGGCTCTACTCGAAGATCAGGGAAAAGAGCAAACGCCTAGACCGGATCAAGCTGAAATTAGGAACAGAGGACTAACCATGAGCGCAGCATCTGAACTACGCGACGTACAGCGCAAACGCAGCGGGCTCAAGAAGCTGATCGCCGGGCACGTCCGTCTGGATAACCAAGGTCAGGCTGCTGAACTGGAGAAGGAATTCAACAAGCTCACCAATAAGATGCGTGAGCTTGAGCAGCAACTGCTTGAGGAGGAGCGCGAGGCAAAGGAGACAGCAGCACGCGTTGCCAAGGAAGCGGAAAAGAAAAAGAAGGACAAGAAGGCAGCCAACAATGAGTACGAGCGCCTGATGTCCAACGTCAAGGATGTCGAGGGCGCACTGTCTGACGTCCGCAAGGCCCTCTCCCGTGAGAAGGACGACAAGAAGAAGTCCAAGCTCTATCAGGAAGAAGGCAAGCTCAAGAAGCTGTGGTCCCGGCTGGTCATGGAGGCCAAGCACGCGAGGGACGGGAAATAATTCCTCGACACCTTTCAGCCTAAAGCTACCATCTCCGTGTTGCCCTGACGGCTCAGGGGGAAATTACCGGAGATGAAGATGAAACGCACCACACTGTTCCTGCTCCTCGTGTTCACAGCCTGCCTCGCGGTGGGCTGCTCGAACATTCAGGTCCAGCAGGACGTTGCCGAGCAGAACGAAGTCAACGTCAACCAAGCGGCGGAAGACGTCGTGACGATGGCCGACCTGCTCGACCGCGCTGCCAAGGGCGACGAAACTTGGAAGGAGGAATGGGACGATCCGAACACGACCGACCCGGACCTCAAGGGAGCTATTCGCGGCTCCATCACGGCGAACATCGCTGGATGGAAAAAGACCGCGAAGGAAATTGTGGAGATCGCCAAACTCAGTGAGTAGCTGAGTAGCGACCACAGCGATTCTGAGGGAGAACCCAGATGCCAGAGGACACGCCCAATGCAGAACAGCCAGAAGTCGCCGGAGCAGGAGGTGCGGGAGACGGTGAAGGAAGTCCGCCGCATCCAACAGAGCAGCCTGCCGGAGAGCAGCCTGCGCCTGACGCCGGAACAGGAAGCCCTGATTCGGGAGCAGATGGAGCAACCGACTCCGCAGCACCAGCCGGGGAGAGTGAACCCGGAGGCGTTGCCGGAGGAGGAACAGGAGGCGAGAGCCAGCCTGAACCGACGCCAGCGGAAGGCAGCGGACAAGAAGTTCCTGAAATCGCGGGGAGTGAAGAAACCCCGACTGCGGAAACTCCTGCGCCGGAATCCGCCCCGGTAGTTCCGCCGCCTCCACCGGCGACACCGCCCGTAGCAGCAGTGCCGACCGTGCCGATGGCGTCTGACGATCCGCGTAAGATGACCATGTTGGGTGCCGGACCCACGACACCTGATACACCACCGACCGAGGCACCATCCGACCCTACCACGCCGCCATCGTCCGACGTGCAGCCAGCGGTGGGGCTGCCTACCGAGAACGAGAGCGACGAGAGCGATTCCGATGGTTTGAGTGACGAGGAAAAAAGCATCGGAGAAGAACTCACCGAACTCGGTGGCGAGGCGCTGGACAAGGCGAAGGAAATTGGGCGTGCCACGCTCAAGTCCGCGCTGAACGAGTCACGCGATTTCATCAAGACCGTGCTGAACAACAAGGACATGACCGAGGCGGAGAAGCACGAAGTCGCCCGGCTGTATCGCGCTGCCGAGAAGCACGCCCTGATGGGCAAGGTGGCCACAGCACACGCGATGGGCAAGCGTCTCGACAACTTCGTCAAGAGCAGCAGCAAGGTGCTCAAGAGCCAGAAGGCGCGGGCCTCACAGAATTATCTGACGGGCCTGCTCAAGCTCGCAACCGGCGCTGTGAGCACGTTCTTCGGTGCATTCGGCACCCCGCTGGTGGACAAGCTCACCGATATTGGCTTGAAAGCCACGGACGAGTTTTTACAGTAAGGGCACGGACAGGAAAGTGATGGGTTCGCTCCCTGCTTCCTCATGGCTAAGGACGGCTGCTCTCGGGCAGCCGTCTTTGCGTAGATAAGCCAAGGAGGCTTTACATGGACAAGCTCATCGAATTGGTTCCTGAGCGCCTGCGCTCACGCAAGCTGGCACTGACGTCGGTGCTGATGTACGTGCTCTCGCAACTACAGTCGTTCGGCATCGAGATTCCTGCGGAGACGCAGGCGTACTTGATCGCCGGTGCCGGTGGGCTCTACGTCACCGTGCAGGGTGTGCAGGACACGATTGAGAAGGCCATCAAGGCGTGGAAGGGCACGCCGACCGAGCCAATCGTAGATACACCGGAAGGGTAGCCACGGCACTGCACTTCCAATCTCCTGATGACCCCGTTGGGAGTCGGTCCCCAGCGGGGTCTTCTTCTGTCTAGGGAGCAGATGATGAAACGACTGGCACTGTTGCTCCTGCTGTTCCTCGCGGGATGCACGATACCTCTTTACGAGTCAAGAGACCGCGTGGGCATTGACTTGTGGGGCTCGCCCACCGTCACTGAGGACAGCTACGAATTCCAGATGAAATTCGACTCGCCTACTGATGATCCTTACCTCATCCAGTGGATCGACGTAGGTCCGTACCACGGGGTGGAAGCATTCCGTGTGGTCGAGCCCTACAAGAGTCAGGTGGACACGCACTCAGTCAGCGAGACCAATTTCCAGCACAGGCGCATCACCATCGCGCCGGGTGACATCGAAGGCGCTGATGAGACCTTCTGGGGGTTCTCCATGCTGCCCTCGCAGTGGCCTGACAACTTCAACGCGACCTACCGAGCCAACCACAACATTCAGGGCAGGGTCGTCTACCGCAAGCCTGAGCATGAGACTGTCTACTACCTGCACTTCGAGAACGGCGTCCTGACGTGGTGGATAGAAGGCCACGAGGATGAAAAGCGGGAGTGGCGGGCAGAGGGAAAGTAGGCTAATCTTTCCGCATGGCACGCACGACAAGCACATCATTCAGCATCAACGACGCAGGCACGTTCTTTGCCAACAAGTCGCTGCTGCTCGATCTCCAGAAGTTCCAGCAGGAGGTTGAGGAAGACCCCAACAAGTACAACCGGGGCGTACTGCTTGGATTCCAGACACAGTTCGACATCTATGGCACCGGGGAGTTCGACCGGATGTACGCGGCGATGGTGCAGCGGGACTTCGGTGACACGCTGGACGGCAGGCAGGAAAGAATGCTGGCAGCCATGCTGGACCGCCATAAGGGCCTCTGGACGCAGGCGATCACGAAAGCCTTTTCTGTGGCCGCCAACAGCGTAGAAGGCAGGACACAGTTCGGTCAGCCGACCATCCTCCAGCGCATTGTCAATTTCTTCACTCAAGAAGACCGACAGCAATCATCGCTGGGCTTCTTCGTGGATGAGCATGATCGTGTGTTCAGCACACGGAAGCTGGCTACTGCCGCAGCCGAGGAAACGACGATCACGGTGAAAATGTCCGCACTGGATTGGGTGCTCGACGCCAAGGTGATGATAATTGAGGTGCCGGGCGAGCCGGACAAGTACGTCACTCCGCGTCAGTTGATTCGGCTGGTGGACACAGGCCAGTACCCAGAGAACGACGTGCAGAATCACGTGAACAGAACTGCACGCGCCAACTTGAATTTCCCCATTATCATCAGCAAGTGGGGGACTGTAGACGCGACTGTTGTGGATGGAATTCACCGCATACTCAAAGCCCACCTTCTCGGACGGCGTACCATCAAGGCGCAGGTCTTGCGCGGGGGCGTACCGGAGTCTGCTACAGCAGTGCGATTCAAGATACCCACCGAGGCACAGATGAAGCCGCAGCTACTCGGTGTTGCTCGCGCAGCCACACAGGGGAGCAGTAAACGTATCTTCAAACAGCGGTTGGCACCCTTCGTCCAGATGCTTTACAAGACGATGGGCATGAATTTCCGCAGGGACTTCGAGATCATGGTGGCCCGGTTTGCTGTCAGCCAGAAGGGCGGCGAACAGCTATTCCTCATCAACAGCCACGTCTCGCAGGTTAGCAGCAAGACATGCAGATTATGCGCAGGGAGGGTTTTCACCCGTGAATCTCTACGCTATGCTGCGCAGGAGTTGTCACCGAATCTTTTCCACCCGAACTGTGTTCACTACGTCGTCAGGTCTTTTCAGGAAACGACCGAGACCTACGACGGCAAGCAGGGCGCGGTTGTCACGATGCAGGAGATCGGCAGGTGGATTTCATCCGGCAGGACGAAGAAGGCAAAGCGTCAGGCCCCGGTAAGCATAAACGTCTAAGGAGATTGGATCATGGCAGGAGCAGCGCAACAGCCGCAAGGCCAGCCGGTGGCGACCGACCCCACCAAGGCACAGGACGGCCAGATTTTCAAAGGTGGTGATGTCAAGGGCGAGGGCTACGACGACTTCGACAAAGCCCGCGAGGGCATGAACCAGAAGCTGCGTCAGAAGCAGGAAGCAGACGCCGCTGCTGAACAGGCCAAGATCGCGGAGGGCCAGACAAAGGCCAAGATCGAGGGCAAGGCCGCAGCCATCGTCGAAGGCATCGACATCAACGCCATCGCTGATGAGGTGGATGCTGATTTCAAGATGGCGGAAAAGATTCGCGCCTTCCGCAAGCTGTCGCCGGAAAATGAGCAGAAGCTCGCGGCCATTTCCAAAAGTGTCCAGCAGCGCCGACAGGAGCGCATTGACAAGTTGCTCAACGACCCTGATATGAACAGCGATCTTGACAATGCGCTGGACGCCGCTGGTGCCCAACCGCCGACGCAGCCGCAGAAGCCTGCTGGTCAGCAGGAGCCTGCCGGGCAACAGGCACCGGCAGAAGGTACGCCACAGGCACAGCCCGGCCAGCAGCCCCCGGTACAGCAGCCCGATCAGCAACTGGACATCAACCAGTTGTTGGACAGCAAGTTGGCCGGTGTGCGCAAGGAACTGGAAGACAAGATCAAGAAGACGAACAACGAGCTTGAGCAGGAGCGCATCCGCCGCCAAGAAGCTGAAAACAAGATGAAGGAAATGAAGCAGGCGGAAGAAAATCGTGTCCAGCAGGAAGTACGCACGAATTTCAACAGCAATGCTGGCAAGCTGGGTATCCCCGAAGACCTGCTTGACGTAGCCTTTGGCAAGGCACGCGACATTGTGAACGCCAACCAGCGCCAGATGTCGTGGGACGACATTTTCGCTGCCATGAAGACGCAATTCCCGTCGCTTTTTCGCGGCAAGCAGGCCACGGCCCCAGCCGAGGGCGGTGGAAACGCTGGCGCAGACGCTGGCGAGGCGGCGAAGAAAGTCACTGTGAAGGCCGGAACCGGCACCGGCGCAGGTGGAGCAGGCCCCAAAAATCCGCCCCCGGCAGCAGGCGGAAAGAAGGAGCATGATTCCTTCGACGAAGCCAAGAAAGCCCTGAGCAAGCGGGCGGAGCAGATGGCAGCAGGTGGTGGGGGATAATTTCGGCCTGACACCCATCGAATAAATTCCAGCGGTATTTCTCCCACAGGGGTTGAAATACCGCTGGTTTCTTTTCCATGCTCAGGGGGCACCGCAGTAACCCCGCTCTGTGCGGGAAATTGTTTTCGGACTAGGAGTAACACATGCCCGGCGTAGCAGGCTTCAATTTCGCTGACGCCGCCGTCATGGTGAAAGAGGAGTTCGAGTCCACGTTCTACCGGACTTTCGTCCGCAACAACGTGTTCATGGAACTGCTCAACCCCACTCGTGAGGAGTACGTCGAAAAGGACATCCGCTGGAAGCTCTACTACAGCGGAAACCCTGCGGCGGGCTCGTACAGCGAGGACGGCGACATTGGCATCAACCGCACCGACCTTGGTGAGCGTTTCACCACGGCCCAGCTTGACTGGAAGCTGAACGGTGTGCCGATCAAAGTGAGCGGTCTGGCGCAGGCCATCACCCAGAGCCCCAAGGCGATCATCGACGCCGTGGGGGAAAACACCGAGCAGGCCCTCAAGCAGTTGCAGGCGAACATGAACCTGCAACTCCTGAGCGACGGCGCTGGCAACCTGAACGGCGTCAACCCGGCCCTCAACGCCGGTCTTGACATCACCGGAATTCAGGCGGCCATCGACGACGGTGGTGACGTAGCGATCTACGGTGGCATCGACCGCACCGTGGACGTCTACTGGCAGAGCTTCGTGCTCCGCAATCCACTGGCCCCCGGCACCCCGCGCCCGCTGACCGAAGCACTGATGCACCAAGTGATGAACGAGCTTCGTCAGGTGCGTCAGGGCCGCGTCACGCACATCCTGTGCAGCCCGAACGTCTTCACGCAGTACGGTCTCCTGCTTCAAGGCGACCGTCGCTACCCGCTTACGGGCGGTGGCGCGAACCGCTATGTCGGCGGTTTCGAGGCGTTGAAGTTCGACGACGTTGCACTGGTGAGCGTTCCTCTCTACGAGGAAGGCCGCATGGACTTCGTGGACATGGACCTGTTGAAGTACAAGATTCTCTTGGACTTCACCATTTCCCCGCGTGACGCAGGCATCCGCGATGCCAACGTCATGCACGCGAAGACCTACAGCCAGTTCCAGTGCAAGAACAGCTTCGTCATGGGAAGCATCCGCGACCTGATCGTCTAGTAGAGCAGGCGGTCTGACAAGCTAGGAAAAGAGGGCCGTCCTTCGGGGCGGCCCTTGCATTATTTATGATGCAAACCACAATGAGGGCCTTGGTTTGAATTTCTCACAGGAGATGGAAAATGTCAGGACCGACGTCTGGACTCCCTGCTGGTTATCCTGCACCGCCCGCTGCGCCGACAGGGCTGGTTCCGCAGGGACAAGCAGGACCGTATCAGTACGGGAGAAATCGTGGCCAGAACCGGCCCGACATGAACCCGCTCAACAGCCGACCGGCGATGCTGGTGAAAAACAGCGCCCGCAAACGCCTAAACGAGTACCTTCGGGACCAAGGGCTCCAGCCCTTCGCAGAGCACGAGGAAATTCCCGGCCTGTTTATCCTGATCGAACTCATGCACATGACCGTGGAGCCACTGCGCACAGACGCCAACCGCGCCTTCCGCGACATGCCCGTCAAGCTGTCCACCAGCCAGACTGTCCGCACAGTCTGGCGTCGTCTTCCCTACGAGGCCGTGCCCTACGAGGCCCGCACATTCCCGCTGCACGTCGCCCGGATGATGCTCCAGCAGATCGAGAATTACAGCTACACGATCTACCCGGAACTCGTTCAGCAGGGCAACTTGCAGGTCTGGCAGGCGCGTCCACTGATGCAGGGTGAAGGCGTGCAGATCGCGCCGGTGCGCTGGCGTGCGCCGACCCAGCAGGAATTGAACGCCATGAACGCGATGGCGAATCGCCTCAGCCAGTCAGACGGCATTGCCAGTCGTCGTCCGGGCGGAGGTGGTGGCCTGATGGTGTCGCTCAACCCTGAGAAGGACAGACGGGTGATGGACGCCACGCAGACAGCAGAGGCGAAGGGAAATCCCGATGTCCACACATTCCAGCAGCCACAGGCACCGCAAGGAGCCCCGGCACCGACGCCGGAATATCCGCAGCCGCAGTCAGCACCACCGTCCGCTCCACCGGCGTCGAGCCAGCAGTACGCCCAGACACCACAGGGACAGCAGGTGCAGCAGGGCCTGCCTCCGCAGCCAGCGCCGCAGATGCAGGTTGACCCGCAGGCGTCACCGCAGCAGGCAGGGCAGAGCACCAGCATGAAGTCCGATCTGCATGAGCCTGTGAACGCGACCAACGAGATACCTGAGACAGTCCGCCGCAACACCGCTGCCAGCAATGAAGCGACAGCGGAGGAAAATCAGGAAGCTCTGGCGGCGGGCCACCGGGAAATCCCCGAGGATGCACCGCCACCGGCGACCAGCAAGGCGCACGTTCCACCGCCGCCAACGACACAGGCGCAAAACCCCGGCAACGTACCACCTCCGCCTCCGCCACCGACTCGCTAGAAAAGACACCGGCCAGCTTCGCGCTGGCCGGTTCTCTTTGTAGGATGCACGCATGGGTGACGGCAGCATTTCCATCAACGTGACGAAGAAATTTCCTCTCAGGGCGCTGAGGAAGGGGTTCGCTGCTGCCACTGAGTACGCTCTCAAGCGAGTGGCCGACCGGCTGTTGTCAGACTCACGTCAGTTCGTCCCTGTGCTCACCGGCGCGTTGAAGGACAGCGGCTTCGTGGAAGTGATGCCCACGGTCGATCAGGCGTTCGCTATGGTGAAGGTGATCTACCCACTGGACTACGCTGAGACACAGCACGAGGATGAGTACCGGCACCCATCCCTTGGATTCAGGGGCGCAGCCAAGTACCTACAGAAACCACTAGACCTCTACACTGACTTTTACTTTGAGCTTTTCGCCTTTGAATTCGATGAGTACGTTGAAAGGAACGGCCTCTCGTAGATAAGGGAAGGAGACGACCATGCCTGACAAGGTTCTTGAGCACATCTGCTTCGGGGGCACCATTGAAGGTGGCCCGTTTGACCAACACCGACTCCGCGTGAGCGCCAATCGTGAGGGCCGCAAGTACGTCCCCAGCGTCACTGTCATGGGGCCTGACGGAATGTATCTACCGGCGAATCCGCTGGAAATTCCATCAGCGATCCTGCGCACCAGCAAGGAGAGCCCGGCTGCCGCGCTGGACGTAGCATTCAAGGCGCTCTACTTCTACCTGAACAACGAAGTCGCTGCTGCCCGCCTCAGTGAAGTGCAGGAGGAGTCCAAGCACTGGATTTACCTCGACGAGATGGGCAAGCGCGATTACACGGCCATGCCTGACTACGACACCGAGGAGTACAAAACCTTCCAAGAGGAGGAATTCAACTACACGCCGCCCAACAGCGAAGCCGTGGTTGAAGCAGGGCTGATGACCATTGGCTCCAGCGCCAGCGTTGAGTCTGACGACGGTGTTGACGGCGATGCCGCTGATGTCGGCGGCCAGAGCAAAGGCACGGGGGAGGGAGGTGTTGGTGCTGCCCCCGGCTCCGAGTCGTCTGTAGATGGCAACATGGCCGCAGACGAGGGCCTCCAGAATTTCCTCAAGAGCAATTCCGGCCTCAACCCGGAACTGTCCAGCACGCAGGGAGTAGGCACCGGCGAGAAGGGCTAAACCATGCCAGAGACAGTCACGTTCGAGGACAAGGTGATCGACCCGACCACGCTACTCGGCGTGCCGGTGACTGCGTTGACGCTGGAGATCAGGAACCGCAACAAGGCCCTGCAAGAAACACTGGTCTTTCCTGCGGGAATTTCCGAGATCATCGGTGCCGGTCCTGACTACAGCTACAAGGTCACGGACTTCGACATCAGCGATCAGGAGAAATTCCCCGGCACGTTCATCTGCGTGCGGTGGTTCGCCACTACAGCAGCCGGTGTCGTGCGCCCGTGGGATCAGGTCGTGTCCATCACCGGCGCGGCGTCACCCACGATCCCTGCCAACCGTGAGCCCTACATCGACATCACCGAGGCGGAGGAATTTTTCCAGACCCGACTCGACTACGTGGATTGGGACCGCTTCGACGCCATCACTCAGTTGCGGGCACTCGTCTCCGCCAGCGACTGTCTTGACGGTGAGCGGTACAAGGGTCTGAAAATCCGTTTCTTCGAGACGGACACCACGCGCCAGTGGCCCCGCACGATGCCGTTTGAGGAAGCGATGGCCAGCTTCTTCCTTGGCATCGACCGCATCCCCACGCGCATCCGCTGGGCGACTGCTGTGCAGGCTTTGTACCTGCTCAAGCAGATCGAGCGCGGGCACGATTGGGAGGCACGCCGCGACATGCAGTTGAAGGGCCTGACCGGCATCACCCGTGGCGATAACAGTGAGCAGTGGTCACTGGAGTTCGCCACGCGCCGGTCGATCTGCGAGGAAGCCTACGAACTGATCCATCCGTTCTTGGCTCAGAGCATCGACAGCATGAACGCGTATTAGGAGCAGGCGTGGGCATCGAGAGCAAACTACAGGGGTTCGAGCGTGACGCGGAACGCGGCGAGAAGCTGCGTGAGGAAATTGGCAAGAAGCTCGGCCTCCTCAACCGCGATCTCATGCGGGACATCTCCGAGATGGTCCGTGTGATGTTCCGCTCTGACAAGGAGTTTGAGCGTGCCCTGAAACAGCGCCTTGATGCAGCCGCTACCAGCAAGAAGGAATTCATCCTCACGCAGAGCGGTCAGAAGTTCAAGGTCAGCGACATCGACCCCAAGCGCGTGATCGCCCAGCGCGAACTCACCGGCTTCGAGGAGGAAAAGCTCAAGAAAATCAAAGAGACCATCGGTGAGGTAGAGACCGCTGCCAAGGCCGCCATCGGTGCCGTGCGTCGGGAGCGTGTGCTGCTGAACGAGTTCTCCAAGGACGCCCGGTCTATCGCCAGCGATCTGCGCCGGGAACTCCGCGACAGTGACGACAAGAGCAAGCTCGAAAGCCAGATCAACGATTTCGAGAGTAAGGCCGGAAGAATTTCCTCCGCTGAGTCCGATCTGGAAGGAATGCAGCGTGAGGCGCTCAAGGTGATGCAGACGGCCAAGTCAGCACAGTCTGTGATCTCCGGTGTGAGCAGCCGGACAGACCTTGAGGAAATTCTTGTGGGCGCAGCAGGTGGCTTTGGCATCACAGCCGCCGTGGCCGCGCTAGTGGGATCAATGGGCGCTGCCGGTATTCTGGCGATGCCTGCTCTGATAGCATTCGCCCTGTCACGTATCGTGAAGCTGGTGAAAGACGTGGCAGGGGACGACTGATGTTCTACTATCCGCACATGATTGTCGCGCTCATCAAGCGAGACGCACGCCCCAAGTCCATCTACGAGGGGCTGTGTGAAAACGACTTCATCAAGTGCCGCATCCCGTGCTCGTGGGACACCAAGCGCCAGTGGATCGGCCCGAGGGAAAAGCGCGTCGAGATCGAGGGCACGCTTTCGGTCAAGCTGAACAAGACGACAGAGCGGTACATCGCTGTCGTAGGAAATGCTGTGATTCTGCGGCACATCCCCAGCGTTATCTGGGTGATCGAGCAGGTGAACCACAATGACGGCGTGTTCATCAGCGACGGCACATTCGACCTGTTGTTGAGCCGCCACGGGGTTGAAGTACCGCCCACAGGCGATCTGCGGAAATACTTGGACGAGTTCTAATGCCTGACTTTGACGACCTGTTCGTAGTGATCGAGGAAGGCGAGGACACCATTGAGGTGCGCCAGCGTGCCCCGGTCCAAGGCATGGACCCGGCTGCCATCACACGCCACAGGGTCTACCCAAGGAAATTCCGCATCAGGGCTACCATCGCTCAGGCGCTGGCCGTCTACATGGAATCCATCCAATTTCCAGTGGACATTCCGCTGGCACCGGGTGTCGCCGCAGCCCTCCCTGCTGGCTCGATCCCGATACCCTCAACGGAAATTCACGACTTCATCCCAGCAAAAATGTTTGAAAATCTGTTCTGGGGCTTGACTTCGGATGACCTTTTCCAAGACCGTAAGTACGAGGGCAGTTTGGTAGGGTTCCTGTCGGATGCAGGATCGTTCAACCTGAGAGGGAGGCAAGGTGCCAACCAACAGGTCACGACAGTCGAAGTCGTAGTTGAGTCTTCGCCTGCCCGGACAGCCCTCGATACGGCTATGCGCTTGTGGTCGATGTTCTTGGAGCCGATTGGTTTCACAGTAGAGTCCGAGTTGCTGGATACACAAACTGGTCAACGGCTGAAAGTCCGACAGCCAGACCTCGCGGTGCAGCGAGTGGAACCAGCAAACGAACCACGGATACTCGAACGTGTGGGAGCAGGACGCGTCAAGGCAGCTTTCAGGCTCATAGTCAAGTACACACGGTTTATTTAGGGAGCACTCATGCCACAGATCGGTCGTTCGGTGGTGAGCCCTTTCAACCCGCAGAACCTCGTGCTGCCGTCACGAATTTCTGTGTGGTTCGCGCCTTTCGACGCGCAGGGCCGCCAGTCCGACTACTTCGAGCTTGGCGATGTCTCGGACATTGAAATCAACATCGCTGAAACCTTTGCTGAAAAGAAGTCAGCGCGACAGGGCACCTTCCAGACCATCAAGCGCCTCATCAACGACCTCGTTGGCGAGATCACGATGAACCTCTCGGAAGTCGTCGGTCGCAACCTCGAACTTCTTTTCCGCCCAGCCCAAGTCCTCCTCCGCGACGGCGTAGCAAACGCTCTCAGTGTGTGGCACGAGAGCACTCGTCCTCGCCTGACCGGAACCACACCGTCCGACGTAGCACCCGGCATCGCGCAGGAGCGCGTTGACGGCGGCGCGTTGAACGAGCAGGACTTGACCATCCTGAGCGTCACGAACCTCGCGGGCAACGTCCAGTACATTTCCGGCACGGACTACACGTTCGTGCAGGCAGTGACTGGCGTGTTCGACTCGGCCACGCTGACGTTCGCCACGTTCACCACGGCAGTCGGTGACGAAATCATCCTCACCGAAGACGACGGCACCATCACGACTCTGACGGCAGGTACGGAGTTCGAGGATGGCGCAACCGCAGGTTCAGTAGGTGCTCTGGCGGCGGGAGTGGCGGAAGCCATCAACGCTTACAGCAGCAGCTACCACGCCACGGCGGCTGCTGGCGTCGTCACGATCAACCACAACAGCCTCAGTGCGGCGGCCCCGGCTGCCATCACTGTGACTGGCGCGGCCCTGATCGTGGACGTCGGTGCAGGCCCGTTTGCCTTCGCTGGCTTCGTCGCCACGGTCCCGGCCACCATCGCACGCATCAGCACCGGAGCCATTCCGAACGGTGCCGAAGTGAAGGTGACGTTCACCTTCGAGCGTGCAGCGGTCGAGTACCAGTTGCAGTCGGGGCAGGTCTTGGAGGGAGCGATGAAGCTCCAGATTCTCTCCACGTCCGGCCCGCAGGGGTTCTACGAGTTCTACCGCGTGAACCTCGAAATCGGCGGCAACATCACCGTCAACCCGCAGGAATTTATGATGGCCCCTCTCAAGGCCACCATTCTGACGGGCGGCGACGGACGCCGAGGCCGCTTCGTGCAGGCGTGCAACTTCGCTGACTTCTTCGTGCAGTCCAGCGTCACGACCTGCTCGGCAGTTGCGTAAGCAGCAGCCTTGCAGTAAAAATCCGACATGGATAGACTCAGCCCCGGTGCTCCTAGCCGGGGCTGTTTCTTTTTCAGCAGGAGGAAATTATGGCACGCAAGATCGACACTGCCGAGACGCGGGAAATCACCCTACGAGGTGGCACCGTGCTCGTCGTGCAGGAGTTCGCGTCCTTTGGCTTCATGCAGGCCGTGGGCTCGATCAGGAAAATCGTCACCAGAATCCGTGAGTCCGGTGACTTGGAGGCCATGTTCCGTGGCCTCTGGGACGCGGCCCCAGATGAGGGCGGCGACCGCAAGGTGAACATCAACCAGCTTGTGGAATTGCTGGAGATGGTCATGGGGGCAATGGGCGATGACCCGGACCCGCTGTTCAAGATCATCGAACTCAGTGTGCGCGACGGCGACAAGAAATTCACCGCTGATGACGCGCACAACCTCATGGTTGAAGACGTCGTGGGCATCCTCAAGGCCATCTACGAGTTGAATTTCACCAAACTAAAAAAGGCTCTGACCAAGGCGGGGTTGGTCAAGGAGACCAGCGACGAAAATCCCTCGCCGAGTCCCTCGACCAGCTTGCCGACGACGCCGAGCGAGCCCTCGACGACGCCCGCAGCGAGCTAGATGCACGACGTGCAGAGCACCAGCTAATCGCTGCGGGTTTCGACCCGGAGTTCATTCGCTGGGGCTGCACGATCAAGGACTTCAAGGCGTACCTGCTGTCCGTGATGAAGGACCGGATGGAGCGGCAGCGGGAACAGAGCATGGCGCTTTCGCTGGCGGTGGCTTCCTTGTTCGACCCGAAGGTAGGCAAGGAAGCCTCCACAGCAATCCAGAAGGCCATCGAAGCTCTTGAAGACCAGCAAGAGGGGCTGTACGGATTACAGGAATTCGCCAGAACAGGAGAACGACCAGTCCGGCAGACCAAGCAGGAACGTCGGGCGCAGGAAAATCAGAAGGACGAGTCGGGGCTCACCAAGAAGCAGGTGGACACTTGGAAGGACGCAGGGAAAATCGACCTGCTGATGGCTAAGATGACCGGCAGGCCCACAGGGGCGCTCTGGTCGGGTGTCACTGACGGCAACCTCCAGATGAATGCTGACGGCCTGAATTCTATGGTCGAAGGCGTTACAGGAGCCCAGATCGTAAGTAAGATGCAGAACATCCACCAACGGATGAGAAGCAGCGTTAGGGCCGGACCACGGAAAAAGTAAATGGCGCTGTCAGTCGGTGAAGTAGCAGTCGATTTCGTCGCTAACCTCGACGACCTTTTCAAGAGCTTGGAGAAGCTCGGGGAAAAGTTGGACGAGGCTCTCAGCGGCAAGCAGGAGATCAAGGTCTCCTTCGATGAGCGCATTATTGCTCAGATCGACAAGATGGCCGATGGGGTTGAAAAGATTTCCAACCTCACTGAGCGCGTCCGCACCGTGGCAGAAGGCGTCTTCGATTCACTGGACGGTCGCATTGGCAACACCAGTGAGCAGATCGAGAAGTCATTCGGTGGCGCGGTCAAGAACATCGAAGGCCAGACAGACGACTTCATCACCACGTTCATCAACAAAGTCACCAAGGGGGTCTCGCGCCTGAGCCCCTTGGTGCTTGGACAGTTGTTCGGTGCCACGCTGCTGATCGAGCGGCTTGTCGCCGGTGGGTTCAAGCTCACATCCATCCTGCCGAAATTCCTTGTGTCTGGCACCGGCGCTGTCGGGATCATGCAGGGACTTGTGCAGGCAGTGAAGACATTGAATTTCCCGTTCCTGCTCGGCTTCCTTGTGGATGTGTCGCAGTCCCTGCTGTCGGTGACGACAGTGGTGGCGTTGTTGACTACAGGGCTCCGTGGATTGACAGGTCTGGCTTTGCGCTTCCTTGGCAAACGCCCAGAATCGCAGGTGCAGAAATTCGTCGTCCTGCTGGAAACTCTGAACGCCGGTCTGACGGACATGCTGGCCAAGACGCGCATCTTCATTGAGCGCATGTTCTTCATCACGTCCGGCCTGACGTCCATCGCAGGCTTGCTCACGATTCTCGGCACAGGCGTTACCGGCCTGACAGCCGTGGTCAGCCCGTTCCTCGCTGCGGTCTTCGTCGGAATTTCCGGCATCAGGCTGGCCGCTGCTCGTGTGTCGGACATGCTGCTGCGCTTCCGTGCCTCAGCCGGTGACGGTCGTGCCCAGACCACTTTGTTCCTGCGTGCGCTTCGTAGCCTGTTCCCGATCCTTGACGCCATCGCTCGCAACGCCAAGCCGATTGCGAAGATGATAAACGAGTTCGCAAAGGGCGGGTTCGCCAAGCGCATGAAGCAGGTGATCGGTGAATTCCAGAAGGCACTGAGCGGAATTTCCCGCATCGAAGACGCCATCAACCGTCTTGCTGCCACGATGGAGAAGACGTCGAAGCAGGTGATGAAGCAGATGGGCCAGTTCATCAGCAAGGCTGATGAGTTGTTCAAGAAAATTGGGCGTCAGGGTGCCCGTGATGCTCTCGCATCAATCGAGCGCGTCCGTTCGTCGGCCACCAGTGCGACGAAGGAAGTCCAGCAGAGCGTGGCCCAGATCGCGCCCGCAGCCGACAAGGCAGAGAAATCTGCAACGAGGCTGGGGGCGCGTCTCGTTGAGATGGGCAAGCGGACTCTCGGACTGATCGGACGCACTGGTGTTGCTGGCACCGGGTCGCTGCTCGGCCTCATGTTGTTCGGCACGTCCGGTAATATCGCACCGTTCCTCGCTCCTCTCGCACAATTCCGTGACCGGCTGCTTGGTGGATTTTCCGAAGTCAGCAAGGGCGCACGTCAGGTAGGCGACACAGTAGCTGAATCGTTCGGCTCTGGCGCGGCAGTAGAAGCTGCGACAGGCTTCCTTGACGCAATGTTCTCCACGCTGGGCGGGCTGCTCGACGTCGGCGTTGAACTCAGCAAGAAATTCTGGGGCGTCTTCGTTGACCCCGCGACACTAACCAGCGCATTCGCTTTTGCCGGTCAGACGGTCGCAGGATTGGCCCCGCTTCTAGCGACAGGGGCTGGTGCTGTCCTCACGCCCTTGGTGTTGCGCGGCGTAAAGAACCTGACTGTCGCCAGCGCCGGTGTGATTCGTGACGCTGCCTCGGGCGTCTGGCCGGTCGTCCGTAAGAGTCTTGTCGAGCCGGTGAAGGATTTCCTCCTTTTCCTGCCACGGCAGACCAAACGCTTCGCTACGCAGACCGTACCTGATATGGTCAACCGTCTCACTGCTCGTGTCTTCAAGGGCACGGTTGCTGTGGGAGAGCGCGTCAAGCAGTTCTTCGGCCTCGCTGAACTCACCGAAGAACAGGCGAATGAAAAAGCGATAGCGGCCATCCAAGAGCGCACCGCAGGGATGCGTGAGCAGCGTTCCGCTCTCAAGGAGCAACTCAACCTGCTCCAGCGCAGTAAGGACTTCGGTGAGGATGAAGTTGCCCGGCGTGCCAAGCTCAAGCAGGTCGAAGATCAGCTAACCACGGCACGGTCCAAGGCGGCGGAGCTTGAACGCAAACTCAAGGGCGATCTGACGGTTGACCCGGAAGGCGCGAAGAAAAAGCTCGCTGCTACACGTGAGGAAATAAAGCGACTGGCGCAGGAAGCCAGCACGCTCGACGCGCCGTTTACCGAAGTGCAACAGCGCATCATTGAGGCGGAGACACAACTTCGTTCTCTGACCGATGCGCTGTCCAAAGAACTGTCGCAGGAAGCCATCGAGAAGCTGACTGCGGACATCAAGGCGAACAGCAGGCCGATCCGCTCTGCCATTGCCAACGTCGGCATTGACGCAGGAAAATCATTCGCCTCCGGCATGAAGGCTGCAACATCGTTGGTCCGCGCTGTACTGGTGTCTCCATTCTCGTCTGCGGCCACCAAGCGCAACATTCAGGCAGCGGCCAGTAACTTGTCCAAGTCGTTCCGGTCGGCATTTTCCGCAGCCTTCCGCATCGGTGGTGGCATCCTCGGCCTGATCCCCGGCCTCAAGGGAATTGGTGAGCGGCTCAAGGCACGCGCTGGCACCACAGCCGGGCTCACTGCTGGTACGCCGGAAGAAGAAGCTGCCAAGCGCAAAGCGGCGGCTGACGTCAAGGCTGCCAAGGCACAGGACGAACTCACGCAGGTGCTGCGTGCGGAAAAGGTCGTAGCCGAAGCGGCTATCAGACAGAAGGAACTTGAGAAGGCTGCCAGCGAACTCCAGATCAACAACCAGATGCTCATGTCTGGTCAACTGGAGAAGACCGAAAACGTCATGCGGGAAATGACCGGCTCGTTCCTCGGGCTGGCGAATCTCGCCGGGCGGCTAGAGGAGACAACAAACGAAACTGCCACCAGTGCTCGTCTGTTGTCTAAAAATCTGCGGGCCGCTGATTTCCAGCCAGCGATTGATCTTGCCCGGCAGATCGACCAGTCGATGCCGTCGTTGCAGGACATGCGCTCACAATTCGAGCGGCTGGCCGATGCGGTTGGTATGGATGTAAAGACGCGGGAAGCGGCCCGCGCTCAACTGGATGCTGCCGAAGACAAGATCACTTCTGTATTGGGTGAGCGTGCAGAAGCCCTCGTCAAACTTACCGGCTCCGACAGCTTGCAGATTGAAGCTGCCCAGAAGGAATTGAAGGCGCTTGAAGCCAAGGCTGCCTCTGACTTGGGCACGGTGCAGGATCAGGAAGCTGTCGTCGCACAGCGCGTCAAAGTAGCCAAGATGGTACAGGCTGCTGAGACCAAGCTGATTCAGGAATTGAAAGACGCGGAAGAAGCAGTGAACGTCAACTCGGCGGCATTCGCCAAGTGGACGAAGGAAATTGATAAGCAGCAAGCGATCATCGACACGTCCGGTAAGTCTTCCAAGGCTGGTAAGGAGGCGCAGGAAAAACTTACGCGGGCGATGGAAAACCGCCAGAAGGTGGCGGCCACGGCAGAAAATGAACTCACCAAGCGTGTAGACGAAGTGCAGCAGGTGATGCTGGCTTCGCGGGCAGCGTTGAACAAGCTGCCGAATGCGGTGAAGGATTTTGCGGCCACGTTCAACCGGATCACTAATGTTGAGGGCGTGCAGACGCTGGCATCATTGGCTGCTCAGGAAGCCGCTGGTGAAGAACTACGTATCTTCACAGATCAGTATGCGAACTCTCTCAAGGAGCAGGCTGCGGAAATTGAATTGCAGCAGCAGGTGCTCAAGGAAGAAGAAGCTGCTGCCCGCGCTCTGTTGAAGGAAAAGCGTTCGTCCGCTGTGATCCAGAAGGAATTGGACGCTGCGCTCAAGCTGTCCACCATCCGCGAGGAACAACTTGCTGTGGCTGCCAAGGGCGCACAGCTTGCGATGGAAGACATCAAGGTCGCCGAGGAAGAAACAGCGGACGCGGCCACAAAGCATGAAAAAGCACTCCAGCAGGGAACATCAGCCACGAAGGAAATGTCCACGCAGGCGCTGCGAGTCGCCGGTGCGCTGGAGAAGGCCAAGCTCGCCATTGACGAGGGCGGCCAGTCCATGAAGGAACTGGCTGTCGCCGCTGATGAAACTGCGACAGGTACTGGTACAGCGAAGCCACCACGTTCAGGCGCACGCATTGGCCAAGGACAGACTGGTCAGCTTGCCGATCTGGCCGCTGTGCTGCTTTCCGGGGCGACAGCAAAAGACATCGAAAAGGCACCACTCACGCCGATCCGCGAGCGCATGAAGAATGCACCGGAAGTTCAGGCGATCCAAGCCTTGGTTGGAACTGAGGACGCTCTTGAGCGCGTGCTGGCCATCCTCAATCAGATCACGCAGCAGCCTGTTCAGCGCCTCAAGAAATTGAGCGACGGGTTCTCGAACTTGCTGACGTTGCTCAAGCGGTTGGAGGCGAGCCCCGAGCGGTTGGAGAAGTTCACCCAGCAGTTCTCTGGTGAGGTGATCGGCGATATGTCGCGCATGGTCGGCCTGATGGACAAGATGGTCGCCAATGTGAAAAAGCTCAAGGTGCCCGGTGGTGCGGGAGCCCGTGGGCAGTTGAAGGGTTTCGAGTCTTTTGCTTTGCGCACACAAGCGCAGCTTATGCAAAAGGCTATGGAAGGCGCTATTGATTGGTCTACGGTAATTGAACGCTGGATGGCAGCACTCCGAGCGGAATTTCCGAATGTCAAGATAGACTTGAGCGCGGGGCAGCAAGTATTAGCGACCGAACTTGAACTTGCTGCTAGAAATGCTCTCAAGCAGGTCATGGGGCGTCTGTCTGCTCGTGGTAATCAGGGCGAAAAACTGGTTGCCATGATTTTCGACGGTGCTCGTGCTGCAAAATCCAAAGCAGGCAAAGCTGGCGAAGAAGTAGCTGATGAATTCGCCGCCAATTTCCCGCAGTCGATGCCAAGGCGTGGTCCTCTGCGTGAAATGCTGACCAAGCTGCCGATGCTCGGCCAGATGATCGGGCAGCGTATGCTTGCTGGCATTGGTGTGCTCAAGGAGCTTACCAGCCAGTTCATGCGTCAGGGCTTCGAGGGGTTCCTGCCCGCTGCATTCAACATGGGTGCGAGCGTAGCTGAGAAGTTCTTTGGTGGCCTCGGCAGTGGGCTCAACAAGATTGGTGACGCGCTCCGCAAGATTCCGGTCATCGGCATCCTTGGTGAAATTCCTCTCAAGGTAGCAGGCTTCATCGCTAAGGGTCTCGGCGTCATCACCGCAGGCATCGCCAAGATGGCGGCGCAGGTCAGCGGTGCTGTCACCAACCTCGTCAAAGAGACGAGCACGAAATTGTTGAAGCTCGGTCTGGACGCTACCCGGCTGCGTCTCGATCCGAATAACCTCCAACGCTTCAATGAGGCGATGGGGATTCTCGGTGGGTCTGCATCTGATGCGGAGGCCGGGCTTCAACAGCTTACCCAGAGCATTGAGCAAGTGGCGCGTGGTTCCGCACCGGAACTGGAAGCGGCCTTTGCCGATGCTGGCCTGTCGATGCAGGACTTGAGCAAGCTCGGTTCTGACGAGATTTTCCTGCGCATCGCCAAGGCAGCCAACGAAGCAACCGGGGATATTCGCAAGCAGAGCGATCTCCTGCGCCTGATCGGTGCGGATTTCAGCAGCCTGCGTGGCGTGGTGCTCTCAGGTAGCGAAGCCATTGCTGACGCCTTCACCCGCGCCAACAAGAACCCGCCGATCAGCCAGAAGACGCTGGAGCTTGCCTCCAAGTTCACCGGCGTGATGTCGCAGATCGAACAGACCATCGAGCGCATCAAGATCATCGTGTTCGAGGAACTCGCGCCGGTACTCAACGACGCGCTGGAGACGTTCGGCAAGGACAGCCGCACGCAGATCGACTTCATTCTGGAGAACGTCCGCACAGCCGTCCGCATCGTCATCAACACGATCATGCTCGTGGCGGATTTCATCAACAAGCGGTACATCCAAGCAGGCAACGGCGCGGAGCAGTTGTTCGCGGACATTGTGGTGGCCGGACGCATCGCATGGAATGCTATCGGCGATCTGCTCGGCATTGCGATGGAGCATGGCGTGCGTCTGGCTGGCGCTGTCCTCGATGCAGCGTGGAATTCACTTGAAGGAAAAAGCAAGAGCAAGCTGTTTGGGGTGTTAGTTTGGTTTGGTGGTTTGCTAGGAAAAGCAGGCGCGTCCATCATTGCTTTGGTAGGTGCTACTTTTGAAAGTGCTCTTGTCGTAGGCGGAAATTGGGTCGATGAAGTCAAGATCATTGCCTTGAAATTAGGGGCATGGCTGTTGGAGCAGTCCGAAGGGCTCATCAATAAAATCGGCGGTGGTGTCTTCGACGTCATCAATGCAGTTCGTGCGTTCTTCGGCGAAGAAGCCCTCGATATACCGGGGCTAGATAAGTTGGTTCAGGGGCGTCTTGCGATAGAGAAGTCCATCGCCTCTATCGCGGCTGAAAACGCGAAGGAAAATAAAAAGTCCCTATCGTTTGCAGAGCAGTTCTCCAAGATTTTTGGAGACATTAGTAAGAAGGTAGACGAGGGCGGCGCGTCTTTACAAAAGATGTTCGATACTTCGCTCGCTACAGACGAAGTAAACGCGTTTCTTGAAAGCATCGAAGGAGCAAGCGATGAAGCAGAACGTCTTAGTGGCGTAATCGACCGCCTGAATAAAGATGGCACGCTAGATTTCGCCCTCTCCGGTGAGGAAAGTGTTGAACGTCTGCGCAGTGTGCTTGTTGATTTTGCTGAACGGGGCATCATCCCACCGGGTGCTGTTTCGGAAGGCACAGAACGTCTGCGTAAAGAAGCCATCAAGGCGCTGGGCGACGTCGCCGACGAAACTGGTCAGGCACTCAAGACGGCGTTCGAGGTTGGCTTTGACAAGCTGGCAGATGAATTTCCCGAAGTCGTCGAACTGCTCAAGCAGATCGGCATTGAAGGACAGCGCGAGTTGGACGCCACGGCTGTTCGGTTGGCGAACCTGCGGAAAGAGCAGGAGAAAAACACTAAGGAGGTAAAGAAGAACCTCGCGGCGCAGCACGCTGTCACGTTGGAACTTATCGAACAGCGGCGGGTATTGGATGCGTTGCGAAAGGGTTTCGACCTACGGCGTGAATTGCGAAGTCTGACCGACAGTTTTGTTGGTCCGTTTGAAGAAGCCGCACGTAAGGTCGAAGAACTAAAACTCCAGATGCAGGAAAAGATTCTGGAGTTGCAGGAGACGTTTGCTGAGTTCTCTAAAAACTTCGATCTCGACGACCAGCTTGCGGCCACAATCGCAATGGCAGAGGGCCTTGGCCTAGCTACTACAAAAGCAACGTCTGACTTTGACGCGCTAACTACTGCCACGTTCAATCTTGTAACGGCGCTACAGGCGCTCTCGTCAGCAGACACGCCGGAAAAACGAGCGAAGGCCGAGCAAGATGTGCTCAATGCTAGGGCTGCGCTCGCTAATGCCCAAGCAAACGCGAAAAAGTCTCTTGGTGATCTGCAAGGTAAAATCACTAAGGATGTGAAAAAGGGCTTTGAAGACGGAATCCGTGTAGCCGGTGGAAAGCCCATCGTCGATATTCTGCGGAACAACCTTATTGTGCCAGTGCTCGGTGCCTTCAAGGAAACCATCAAGGGGTTGGTTGATGGCACTCTTGTCGAAGCCGCACGTGAGGCTGAAAAAGTCGCCGAGATAACAGGCCAGAAATTCAGCCGTGCGCTGTTCATTATCGCGGACTTCGGAAAGAGGATTTTCGAGACGGCGTTCGACAGTCTGCTTGAAAGCACTTTCAACAATCTGACCGAAGGGCTGTCTGCTTCGATTCAGGACGCGTTCAAGGACGCAGAGGGCTCGGCCTCCACGCTGGGTGACGCTGCTGGTGCAGCCATCGCCGCTGCCATCCAAGCGGCCATCGCTCTTGCCGGTCTGATCCTGTCGCGCTTGCAGGGTGAAATTAGCGCCACGGAAGAAGCAGTCGAGAGCATCGTTGATTCCAGTGAGGCTATCCGGGGCGTGATCTCTGGTTCGACCACAGTGGCTATCAAGGAGGCGGAGGATGCTTTCCGTGACGCCCAGAGGCCGATTGTAGTGCGTCTGGACACCATCATTGGACTGATGCGCTCGGCCATCGCTGGTGGTAGCATACCGACGATCCCACTTTCAGGCGCAGGTGGCACAGCCATACCCTAACGAGGTTGAACATGCCGAGGGCAGAGAGCTACAACCAGACGTTCCAACTACACACCTTCACCAAGGTGCAGTTGAACAAACCCACTCTCATCATCTACCCGGACCCCGCGTTCGGTGCCGGTGGTGGGACAGCATGGTCATGGGAAATTTACGACGTGGCAGCCGCCACGATTATTTCCTCCGGTGTCGAGACCTTCGGGCCGGTCACGTTCAACAACTACCGCGAAGTGCTGATCGACGACGTGACCTACGTGCTGGGGAAAATCTACCGAGTGCGGATTTTCAACAACGCGCTGGCGCTGGTGGACGAGTGGTACTTCATCACCTACTCCAGCGACTTCGCTGGCACGGCACCGATCAACCTCGCGCTCATCAACGGCAACATCGCACGTATCGCTGGCCTGCTGGGGCTCAATCAGGTCATCACGCACGACGAACACGACAAGGGCGTGCCGACGAAGACAACCATCGACCTGTACGACGGCGACCCGAACGATCCGGGCTCGACCGTGATCTACCAGTACGAACAGAGGAAATTCGTTGACCCGCAGTACCGGGTTGACGGGGAAATCAGCAAGAGGGTTCTCTAATGGCGCTGCTCGACCATCCGAAGCTCGATCCGCAGAACGTCCACTACAATGACGTGATCGCTCTGCCCATCGCTTCCGGCTACAACTTCGTGAACCCCGGTGCCACGCACGAGGTTCGCATCAAGCGCGTGAACCCGGCGCACGCAATCAACCCCGGTCATCTGGTGATGACCGAAGGCCCTGCTGGCGAATGGACAGTGCCAGCGTGGGACTTGGCTTTGCAGATCGACGGCAACCCTGATCTCATCAACTTCGATGTGAACAACGATCTGCTTTACATCAACCCAACGACGTTTCCTGTCGAAGACGAGTTCTACCTCGTTGGAGTCGTGGAACTTGCCACGGGCAGAGCCGTGGACATCAAGTTTCTGTTTCTTGAAAAGCAGAACCTCGACATCTTCGACGTCACGGTGGCTACGGTGGACACGGATACTCTGGAGGTGGCATTGGGATTAGCGGGCGACAATGTGAAGCAGCGTAAGTCCGAATATCTCGCAGGCCAGATTTCCGCGTTCGAGGTAGCGATTTTCAACAGCGGTGCCGTCTTGTCGCTGGACGAAGCAGACATCGACAGCGACGTAGGACTGGAGAAGGTGATCGAGGCCGCCCACATCGTGGACAACATGGGAGACGTGAAAACGAGCACAACCGTAAGGACACTGTGATGCCACGAGAGAGGAAATTCACCGACGAGGAAGTACGCAACATTCGGGAGAATCCAAAGGGCCTGTCGCAGCGAGAATTGGCGAAGGTTCACAAGTGCTCCCAGCAGGCAATCTACAGGATTCAGAAAAAGAAGTCGTACAAGGACGTGGAAGATGGAATGGAAAAGCGTTCAAAACTTTGAGGGCCGTTACGAGGTGTCCGATGAGGGCATGGTTCGTAATTGTTCTGGAAAAGTATTGAGCCCGCGAGTCTGCCGAAAAGGGGGACATCTTCGCGTTGCTTTGTTCAAGGACGGCGTGCGCTCTGATTTCATGGTGCATCGTCTTGTTCTTGAAGCCTTTGTAGGGCCATGTCCAGATGGTATGGAAGGCTGCCACAACGACGGCGATCCGGCGAACAACCGAGAAACGAACTTGCGTTGGGGTACGCGAAGTGAAAATCAGTTGGACAGGCACCTACACGGCACGATGCTAACTGGCGAAAATCATCCGAACTCAAAACTTACAGACGATCAGGTGCGTGAAATTCGCCGTCGTGTTGCTAACGGCGAACAGAAGCAGACCCTTGCGGAAGAATTTCACTTGAGTGATGTAGCCGTGGGTAAATTGGTACGCCGCCAGACATACAGGAGCGTAGCATGAGCGGGCGCACTTTTGGACGGATCGGCCACGGATACGGTGGCGCAAAGTTCGGGGCGCACCTCGGCTCCTACTGGTCTGTTTACTCACCGTCGAACATCTGGACGCGTCTGCTGTTTCATTCCGGGCTGGACCCGCAGCATCAGGAATGTCTGTACCCGTACACACCGGAGGAGACGGAATTTTTCACCTTCGACGTGCTCGGCCATCGTGACGTAGCGTTTGCAAAGACGCTGACCGGAAACGTCACCAGCAAGTGGCCACGGGTTCTGGAAGACACGATCATCAAGGAGATTTTCCGGCCTATCGGCGGACTCGCTGTATCGTGGGCGTTTTTCCACTGCGTTGAGCGCATGTACCTAAAAGACCCGGATTGGGATGAAGGTGAATTTCTGATCTGGCGTCCGTTCGACAGGACATGGAAGGTCTACTCGGTGGAAATTGTGAACCTGCTGCTCAACGGTGAGGAGTGGGGGCCGGAGCACGCAGGTTGGACCGGCAATCAAGACCATCAGGCCATCAATGAGATGCAGATATGGCTGAAAATCCGCCCAGAGGAAGCGCCACAGGCCGCCCTCTTTATGACTGGTGGTAGCGAGACGCCTGAGTTCTCGTTGTTCTCGAATAACGGAGAGCCTGCTTGACCCTCGTCTACGGCTACAACACGCAGACGGTCGGAAATCCGTTTTGGGCAGACCGCCCTCCTCGCAACCAGTCACGCACGGACGTCGCAGAACTCAACCTCTACGACGGAGGACACGGAAATCAGGCCATCACCAAGAACCCGATCTTCGCGGGTCTTGGTCTCACGCTGCGTATGGCGCTCAACCAGTTCGCCCAGAGCTTCGTGGTGGAAATTACCGACGTCGAGGCCGACGTCACCGTGGACATCAGCAATCAGTTTGAGCGCATCGGCACTACCCGCGTCTACGAGCTTCGCGGGCGTGCTGGCTTCGGTGCGCTGAACCCGGCTGCTCGTCCTCCCGGCGACTACACCACGACCCGGACATTCAAGGTGGTGGTCACGACGACTAACGTGACAATTTCCAACAGGATTGAGTACCTGCTCTACATCGGCTATGAAGCCGACGTGCGTTCGTGCTCGGAGCCGCGCCTTGACGACCTGACGATGCTCCAGTGTCTGCGAGAGAATTTCATCCACATCTGGAAGGATCACATCGTTCCGCTCAGGCAGCCCGGCGATTCACCGAACCAGCCGCTGTACTTGTTCTTCGATCAGGCCGACCAGTTGGCCAAGATGGTTCCCTGCATGTGCGAGTGCTTCAACTGGTATCAAGTCGTCACCACGGCCTTCAAGTTCTTCGTGGTGGGCGACGGCGCTGCTGCGGACGCTGCGGCATTCCCGAATGCTGCTGGCTGCAACCCGTGGGATGAAATTACCCAGATTCCTGATGACGGCGCTGGCGGGCAATGCACGTTGCCGCCCGGCTACCAGACGACGGGGTGCCCCTAATGGCCAGCCCCACCACAATGCGAGGAGAACTGCTGCGTGAACGGAAGACGTTCAACGACAAGTTTTTCCTCACCCTTGGAGACAGCACAGCAGGCATGTCTCCGTACAACCCGATCCAGCTTGGATTGGGCGTGACTTTACGCGTCAACACCAACAACCACGTCAACTCGGTTAGGATGACGCTCAGGCGTGTCACCGATGGCCCCTCTGAAACACCCGGAACCATTACGGTCACGAAAGTGTCCGATACTGAATGGAAAGCAGAAGGGGCCATCGGTGGTGCAAAGTTAGGATTTCCGCAGCCGCCACCGGACTACCACGTTCCGCAGTGCTTCGAGTTGACCATGCTGGTCAGGAATCGTGGCCGCACGATCACGCGCACTTTCAACTTCTGGGTAGCCGAGGGTCCGGTCGGCACCATCGTGGATTGCATCGACAGGGAAATGATCGGCGCGAAACCGCTGGTGTGCTGCTTTGACGGTCTCAGCTTCCGTGACCCGCTGTTCGCATGGCCTGATGAGTTCGCTGCGTTCTTTGCGAATAATTTCAGCCCGGCGATGGCGTGCCTTGAGGATGAGGGCGAAGCACTGCCACCAGACCCCGCGCTGGGTGTGTACGTCGTTGGTCTACCCGAGCCTCTGTTCGGGGCTCCTGCGCCGGAAAATCCGTGGGCGCGTGGGGCGGAGCCGTCGCCGACAGGACTGGACTACCCGTTCGAGCCGGGCTCGCCGGAGTACACGGTCAACGCCATCGACAACACTGGCACGCCGGTGGTTGGATCAATCTGGGGATTCGATTTTCCGACTGTAAGCTCGCTCTTGACGCGTCCAGTGTCGCTGTTCAACGACAAAGCATGGGTGCTTACGCCACGCGAGCCGTACACGGCCACGACGTTCACATGGGTCGTGAGCCCCCTGTTGGATTTCAGCAACTACCAGAATGCCAAAGTCGAGTTTTACCTCTGGGATGATGTCGAGTTCGATGGTGGCGTGAAGCTCCAGTACAGCCAAGATGAAGGAAATACGTGGACAGACTTTGCCCCCGGTGACTACTCGTCACCGCTGATATTCGGCGGCCCCCCGATGGGCGTGTTTGGCGGGCTTCCTGACAAGATCGACATTCCGCAGCAGACGCTCACGCGAGTTGAAGTAGACCTGAGCCAGTTCGACGGCCAGCGCGTGCGTGTACGCTGGTGCCACGGTCTTGACGGCGGCGTTCCTGTTGACGGAGTAGGCTCCGTAGTTTCCGGCATCAAGTATTTCGCTCAGGCTGGTCCGATCATTCAGATGGAACAGGACATGGACCGGCTGCGTGCTGGTCATGGCGACCAGTGGAAATACCCGCGCCCGAGTGCAGTAGAACTCTGGCAGCACGGCACCATCCAGAAGGCACGCCGTGGTGCCCCTGCGGGCGTTCACCCGACACTCGGCACCGGCGTACCGAATACGTTGCTCGCTAACCCGCAGGTAGGAAATGACATCGGCGGTGGACCCGGTGGACCGAACATCGGATTTCCTCGCGGCGTGGACGGCGTGCGAATTGAATATGTGAGCGGCGAAAGCTGGGGTCCGAGCGGCAGTGACGACTTCGTGTTCGATCTCGTGCTCGACTCGTGGGCTGGCGCTGGCTACCACATCCTGTTTGGTGCCGCCGCTGATTGGGTTGGCGTGCAGGGCGGCTTTGTTCATCTGGCTGGCGCACAGCCTGCCCACCTGATGTGTTCGATTGACCAAGCGGCTGCTTACTACGACGCGCTCACAGGAGCCGTGGCATGGCCTGCGGCAAACACGTTGGGCGCGACCATCGGTGTAGCGGTGCCGGGCACCACGAGGATCACGTTGCGCCGGTCTACGAGCGGTATCGGCTTCCTGAACGGAGTGACGTTCGCTGTGCAGGTCATCGTCCATACACCGGGCATCTTGCCAGCCGGTGGTGCGGGATATTTCACAACGCTGTTCCCTGCTGATACACTGCGCTCGAATGTGCTGCGGCTAGTGACGGTGCCATAGGAGAGGAAAATGTCGGGTACACCCGGTCTTGGAGTAAATGACCCAGAGGGATTCGCCAGTATTCTGACGCCCGATCTGCCGTTGACCATCGCGGTAGATCAGTCGGCTGGCGACGTACCTATTCCTTTGTCGGTTCTGCCCTTCTGGCGCAACGACGGAGGCTTCCGCAGCTACGGTGGTGCCACGGTAATTTCCATCTTTGACGCCGCTGGCGTTGAGGGTGTGAGCACGCCTGACATCCCGGCGATTACTGACCAGCCGATCTCGGCGCAGGGCACGTTCCAAGTCTCGAACCCGGATGCCCAGAAGCTGTACCGCATCATAGTCCGTATCCGTTCGGCAGCCAACGACCCTAATTTCCGCGACTTCATCTGCGTGTTCCGTTTGATCCTGCCGTTGGAAGTACCCATTGAGTACACCACGCACCTCGATGGCGACATTCCGACGCCGACGTACACAGGCGTGGATTTCTTCTGGGACATGGACGCGCCTGTGGTGGAAATTCGTCTACGTGACGGCACAGGCGGCATTCAGCTTCCAAACCTCGCGGCGTCGGCGTGGCCTGCTGCGGCCAAGGCGTACATGCTGCGCCAGCTACAGAATCTGCGCGACGGCGTGCTCATGGTGGACTTCTACGCCGGTGGTGGAATTTCCGCGTCTACTCGCCGCCAGTTGTACCACTACTATTGGGACGGTGCAGCGTGGCAATTCGCCAAGATCAGGCACCGTGATTTCCCTGCATTCGACCCGTACTCCGGCTCGGACCTTGGCGTGGCGCAGGCAACCATCGACATCGGCGGCGGCAGTGCGCAGTTGGACTTCAATTACAACGCCTACGTCTACGGCCAGCGGTTTGAGAGCTTCATTGTTGTTGGCCCAACTGGATTTCTCAACGTGGACCCGAAAGCCATCTTGGCTGGCGGCACGATTGACATTTCCTCCATCATGGACTTCTCGATCCAGAACCTGTTCCATCGCTTCAACCAGACGGATCAGTACGTCACGATCATTGCCACGACCGAAGAAAAGATCGTCTACCGCCAGATTCCGATATGGCCGACCAGCACTGATCTCGTCACCATCGACAACGACAAGCTCGTGCCCGGCACCACGACGCCGGTTCCCACAGACATCCTGCGGGCGCGGTTGGTTACATGGCCGTGGATTGAGTTCCCGAATCTTTTGAATTTCCTCACCGTGCCTCCGGGCGGCGTGGGTGCAGACCCGGCAGGTACGATCTACCCGGACCTACTGACGATCAATCTCTACGACGGGCTCAACCCCGTCCCCGTGGCTACCTACACCGACGAGGTTGATCTGTGGAACAACATGGTCGAGCTACAGCTACCGAATCAGGGCTTGACCATCCCTGTGCTGGACGTGCGGGCGCTGCTCACACCGACCAGTCCGTTTTTCCGCATTGAAGCAGATGTCAGGACTGCACTCAGCGCCCCCGGCACAGCGTACAAGTACATCGCGGATTTTCCGCTCAACGCGAACGGCGAGCCCGAGGTTTGGGAGCGCGATGACGTGGTGCTGTCCACGATCTTCCCGACGTTCGAGTTTGACGAATGGGGCAAGGTCAAGGTCACATGGCCGGGCACCGTGGTCTCGTTCAGCACACCGATCACTTTCACCGGCGACGTGGGCTCGATGGACTTCGCGGCTCCGGCTGGACCGTTCCCTGTCACTGTGGAGTACGACTTGCGCAATGCGGTAATTTCCCGCGAGGCGGCGTACTTCAACATCAATTTCAACGCTGACGATGGCGGCGGCGATATTCCCTATGAGTTCAGGGTGCCGACCAACGTGAAGCACCAGCAGTTGATCGGCCCGACCGACATCAACGTCTTCTTCGCTGGCAACGTGATTGTCTTCCCGACAGGCTCGCTGGCCGTGATCGACCCGGCGTTCCCGGTGACGTTCATCGGCGACGTCGGGCAGATCGAATTGAACGACCCATCGGAAAATGTCCCGTACTTCACCGGGCAGCTTGGAGATGGTGGTGAACGTATTTTCTCGAATCCGCTCCATCCCTATGTGGATGTTGATTTCACTAATGCTGGTGCTGTGCCGTGTCGGGTTCGTATCCCGAATACTTTTTTCGACATTCGCCAAGCTACTAAGGAGACGTTCGCGGTAGCTTCGCGTGCTCACGGCCCGACAGCCGGTGGTCTGGCATCGTCGGCGTTCGATTTCTCGGTGCCCAATGCCAAGATCAACCTCGGCACCGGCGAGATCGAGTTTGAGGATGACGGCTCCGGCTTTGCATGGAATTTCGCAAGCTGGCAGGTCATCTTGGGCAAGACCCTGCGCAGGCAGAAATTCACAGGCACGATCACGGCAGCCACGCCCTACAATATTTCCAGCATCCTGCCCACGGTGGCGCTCAATGAGTACGTCTTCGTGGTCTTCAAACACAGGAATGGATTCCAGCGCGTGGGTGCGTATAAGATAACCAACGACTTCGAGAAGGCACTCAGGGTAGAGATCGACGCGTTCGTATGATTACAAGCCTGATTGGTACGAAGCTGGATCAGCGGACGCAGAGCCTTCAACAGAAGCCTGCGTACCAAGTCCTGCTATTTTCCCGCTGGCTCGACACGGACAGCGACATCGTGCGGGGCACCTACACGCAGACTCCGATGGACGTGACTGAGCAGGTGCAGTCAGCGTCCATCAACCTCGACATGGAGACGGACGCGTCGTCAGCCTCCGTCACCTTCGCCATCGACAAGTTGCCGCTGGGTATTTTCTACAACAGCATCATCGTCATCCGCGAGGGCGACGAACTGGTGGACATCGCAAACTGGCCCACGACGTTCACCGGCTGGCGCATCGGGCAGCCCGGCTCATCGGAAACACTCAAGCCGTTCGCAGCTACACCGGCGCAAGGTCAGGGCAAGCGCGGCGGAGTCAGACAGGTGACAGTGAATTTCGTTTCACGCGAGCGCCAGTTCGCTGACTTCGAGATCACCAGCGACGGTGTGTGGCTGCCGAACAGCAAGCCGAACCCGCAGCCGAACTCACCACGCGACGACTACGACGACGTAGGTCTGATTGCGAAGGAAATTGCCACAGACTCAAGTTGGGGCATGGGGCTCCAGCCTGATGAAGTGCAGATTGGGCCACTGCCGTATCGCATCGAGAAGCAGCTACAGTTTGTGCAGATTCCCGTGTGGGAAGCCCTGATGGAGCTTCTACAGGTGCTGCATTTCGTTCCCGGCGTCAATGGTGAGGGGCGCGTCGTTGTCCGCGACCGGAATATCACCAAGGCGTCCGTGCGCCAGTACCGCAGCACGCACATCGCGGCGATTTCCCAGCCTGACGCCAGCTTCACTCAGGTGAACGCTGTCATCGTCAAGGGCTTGGCTAAAGACCTGACCGAAGTCATCAAGCCTGACCAGAAGCTGGTGTCCATCGACGGCACGTTCGGCTTCTTCGACCCGCACATGCAGTTCGAGTCGAATTGGGGCAATGACGAGCAGCAGACATACCGCGTGAAAATCGGCGGCGCGGTCACTGATGGTAACGGAAAGACACATGAATCGCCGCGCATCAGGAAATTCCAGACAGAGGGGTTCATCACCTCTGTGTTTCCGCCTGACATCACTGACGCGAATGAGTTCTACTACAAGGTCGAGATCGAGAACGACACACTGCTGGTGATTGGTCTGCTGGCCGCCACGTTCGCCGGGTACGTCGCGGGCATGACCATCGCCGCCCTGCTGACCCCGTTCGAGACCGGCACCCCCGGCAACCGGACCACGGTGGACCCGTTGCAGGTGGTGGCGCAGACGGCGGCATCGCTCCTTCTTCTCGGCGGTCTATTCGTGCTCCAGCAGATCGCCAATTTCCAGTTTGAAATCTGGGGCGTTCCTTTTGAAACGGTCTATGAAGAACTCAGGCACGACGCCATCCTCGCGCAGTTCTCGCAGATTTCCGGTGGGCAGCCCTTCCGTGAGTGGGAACGCAAAGACATCGAAATCAAGAACTACATTTTCAGCACTCTCGCTGATTCGCCGGTTCCTGCGTCGGGTACAGAACCGGCAGTGACAAACCCCGGCATCGAGACCTTCGCTGTAACTGAGCTTGCTATTCAGCTTGCCCAGCAGGGATCGCGTGAACTGGAGATGGTGCGGGATATTCTTCTGGAGCCAGCCGACATCATCACCGATCAGGACTCTGGCTTCCGTTACTTTGTCAAGTCGATCACCCGTGAACTGATTCGCGGGGAGTCGCCGAGCACGCAGCAGATCACTGCGTTCAGGGTGCCGTAAATGCCTACACGATTCGTTGGCGGCCCAATCACTGACAAAGAAGCCCGCAGGCTTTGGAAGGTCATTCGTGGCCTAGCCAAGAAGGAAATAAAGTCGGGGCGGCAATTCACCACCGGCGTCACGGTCGGCTCGATCCGACGCAAGGTGTTCCCCGTGGATGCTGGCCCCGGCGATCCAACGCAGATCGGCTTTGTCGTCAACGTGCGCCTGATCGAATTTCCCGGTCAGCCGCTGGCTGTTGACGTGCTGGTTGCGAACCAAGCCCGACAGCTTGTCTCAGACGCCGCTGACGAGACCAACACGCCGGTCATGGTGCAGATCGACACCAGCGGCAACCTGACGGTCACTGGCAGGGCTCTCATCAATACCAGTGACGTGTTCACCCGCAGCTATCACGAGATTGACGACGTGGACGGTCTCGACCTGAGTTTCCTCATGGGTCTGGAGACGTGCCTGTTTAGTGATCTCAGCGCGGATGTGCAGGCAGGGCTCAATGCGTACAGGGCGGCGTTGGCAATTCCTCTGCCGCCTCTGGCACCGGGCGACACGATCATCAAAGACCCGGTGATCTACTTCCACGGCCCGAATTACTGGCCGGGGTACATCGACCCGCTGAACAGCCACAGGTTCGGGGGTTTTGGCTCGATCACCTGCAAGCAGTCTTCGGCTTTGGTGCCGTGGAATGACCCGCGTTGGGTGTGGGGCGGACCACCTACCGGATGGGGCGTCGGTGTTGTATCGTGGGGCTTGACCGAAACTACAACTGTTTGCGTATAGGAAATTATGTCTGGCGAAGAACCGAAAACACCGAATCTGGATGAGCAGATCGCCGAGGCGATGAAGCGGGCGCAGCAACACCCGAACATCATGGGTCAGGCCATGCAGATGACGAACATGGCCTATGCGTTTCAATTCGCGCAACACGCGAAGCCGCTGGCTGAGATCGTTCCGCTGGCGGAAGTGAATGAAAACCTCAACCGCCTGCACAATGACAAGGCGCTGATAATTTCCGTCAGCGTGATTGCTCCGAAAATGGATGTGCTCATCACGTATTACAAGATGGAGAGTTAGACGATGGCGAACGATCCTCCGTTCTCTGGTGTAGGAAATGACCTTGTTCTCCCGATCACACCGGGTGATTATGTCAATGAAATCCAAGACAACTTTGCCAAGTGCAAAGATGAAATCATCGGTGTAGACACACGGCTCAAGGCTGCAACCGGCCCTAGTGCCTCGTCCTTCATCGAGGTGCAGAAGAATGGCGTCGTCGTTCCTCAGTCTCCGTTCAAGATTCTGAATTTCCGTGGCAGCGGCGTAAACGCTGTAGACATTTCTGCCGACCAAGTGGACCTGACCATTGAGACCGGCACGCTGGTCAATCAAGTGGCTCACGGGTTCATCGTGCGTGATGTCCTGCGTGCTACGGCTGCTGGTTGGGTGTTGGCGCTGGGTGATGCGCTGGCGAACTCGGCTGATGCCATCGTTGTAGCCGTGATCGACCCGGATAACTTTATCGTTTCTCGCAGTGGTCTGGTGCAGGAAATTGCTCACGGTCTTACTGCGAACACTCCGTACTTCCTGTCGAACACCATTGCAGGTGCGGTGCAGACGGCGAAGTCTGGTATCGGTCAAGGCATCCTCAAGGCGCTCGACGCGAATCACTGGTATGCTGCGCTGGATAACCTACGCACTGGTGTCTGGGGCGACGACTACCAGTCAGCAGTCTCAGCCGCACGAAGCACAACGACTTCCGCGATCTTCCAGACCAAGACCGCGTTGGTCACGCCCGCGCTGACCGGCACGTACCGTATTCAATGGTCGGCTGTAATTGACCAAGATAACACCGGCGACAGTGTGGAAGCCCAGCTATACAACGTCACTGATGCAGTCGTGGTAGGTGCTGTTGTGATTCACGAACCGAAGGATGTGGCCAATCGGTTCTATGCAGGTCAGGTGGATGAAATTGTCTTCGCAGGCGCTCCGAAGACCTTCGAGATTCAATATCGCCAGCAGGGCGGTAACACAGCAGGCATCGAGAACGCCCGCATTGAAATCTGGAGAGTGGCATGATCTACACGTACAGCATCGGCACCTATTTTCCAGAGGGCAACCTCGACACGCGCATCCTGCACGACACGATTGGAAATTCCTCAATCACGGGTGTGCTCATTGGCCTCCACACCGAAGGCGACGACCTCAAGGTGGAATTTCAAGACGCGCTCTCTGTACCAGACAAAGACCTCCTCGACGGTTTGATTGAAGCTGCGCCAAACTCAATGGGCTTACTCATCAAGGCTAAGGAAAAGAGGTACGTCGAGATCGACGAACGCACCTCCGAACTGATCGGAGAGGGGTTTACTTACGACGGCAAGATTTTCAGCTTGTCACGACAGGCGCAGTCAAACATGCTGGGTGTCAGGGCCGCCATCGCTGACTACCGGGCCTCAGGTACGCTGTCAGCCTTTGAGGCGGCGTTCTTTCCGCTGAAATTCAACACGCTCGACGACACCGATTCTACCGGGCTGGCCCTCGTAGATGATTTCCTCACGTTCTATGACACCGCGATGGGCACTGTGCGTGCCTACTTGGACGGTGGCACCGCTCTCAAGGCAGCCATACGCGCAGCCGTAGATATAGCAGGAGTGGATGCGGTCGTAGACGAAAGGTGACACCATGAGAGCACTGGTACTGGCTGGCGGCGGGTCGAAGGGAAGCTGGCAGGCCGGTGTGCTCAAGGCACTCGCTCATCACCCGGAATATCACTCAGGCTTTCACTACGTTGCGGGCACCTCTGTGGGTGCCCTCAATGCTGCTGCGGTGGCGATGAACACCAAGCACGACTTCCCAGAGAGCATCCATCTGCTGGAGGAAATCTGGCACAGCAAGCTGAACATCTGGAAGCTGAAATTCCCGCCGTACATCTCCGGCCTGTGGTCGAACTCCTTGGGCACCAACAAGGGGCTCAAGGACTTGCTCAACGTCTACATCGACTGCGAGCAGATCGCCCGGTCGAACGTCACGCTCAACATCACGGCTGTGAGCCTACAGTCCGGCAAGGTGCGTAGGTTCAGCGGAAAAGACCCGCTGTTGGTAGACGGCCTGCTGGCAAGCTCCTGCTTCCCCATCGCGTTCCCGCCACAGAACATCGAAGGGGAACTCTACACGGACGGCGGAGTCCGCGACGTCGCTCCACTGAGCCCGGCTATCAAGTCGGGTGCCACGGAGATCGTGGTTGTCCTGTGCAGTGACCCGGACGCTTTGGAGCACAACCCACTTTCCGCAGACCGGCTCAACCGCGTCTACAAGGTCGCCATGCAGGTCGTGGAGATCATGGCGGCGGAAGTCCTGATGAACGACATCAAGAAGTGCAATGCGATGAACGCTGAGATCGAGGAAGGTGGGGCACCGGGTAAGCGCCGGATCAAGCTGCACCTGTATTTCCCGCAGCGCCCGCTGGGAGACTCACTGGACTTCTCGCCCAATCTCATGCGCAGCCAGTACGCAATGGGATACGCTGACGGCATGGCCAAGCTGCGCGAACTCTACTAGCGGAATCCCTGCGTGGTGTGATCCATAATTTCCTTCGCGGTGGGCACTTTGACGGACATGCCACCTAGAAGGAAAATGGTGAGCGCGGCACGCTTGGTGCCGATGTAGTGCTTGAGGGCGCGGATGGCACCAAGGCGTGGGTAGGTTTCGATGCGCCTGACGATCTCGGCCTGATGCTCCTCGTTGTGCATGAACAGCCAGCCACGGATCATCGCCACGAGAAACTGAGCGACGTCCACAGGCCGACCGGCTGCACTGGTGTCCACTTCCTCTTTGCCCAAGATCGAATCGACGCGACGGATCACAGCCGGGCTGATGGTGAATCCACTGCGCTCCACAGCCTCGTACAGCAGGGCGAACAACCGGCTGGAGCAGTAGAAGGGGAAGAAGGCGCGTAGCTCGGTGAAGAACTCTGTGTCCAGCAGCTTGTCAACCGTACCCTCGTGCATCAATTCCAGCGTGTCGTGATCCACATACTCTGTGCGCTGGCGGCGGAAAAAGTCGATGCAGAGGTTCTTGATGATCGCCGTCGCCCACGAATGCAGCTTGCCGTTCTTCCGGTTGAAGCTGTCAATGGCGGCGTCGATTTTCAGCAGGCTGTCCTGCACCAAGTCTTCTCTGGTGTGGCTGTCCGCGCTCTTGGCGAAGGTATTCACCGTGGCCACCACCATCGGGTGCATGATGGTGTAGAAATCCCCCTGCGTATCAGGGCTGGGCTTCTTCTGGAGCTTGACCGCTAATTCCTCGGCGGCGTCGTTGTCGAACGGGTGCCTAGCGGAAGGTGCGGGTTGCTTCCTCGTGGAACGAGTAGGTCTCTTTGAGTTCTTCGATTTTCCCGCGCTGCTTGGCATTCAGTCGTTCCATCAGGCCGGGGTAGACGAAAGCCGTCATCCCGATGAGGGACATTACCATAGAGTCCCCGGCGTGAGCAAGCCAGCTTGCTTTGGCCGTTCGTTTAGGGGGTTTCTTCCCCAGCCACTCGACCTGATGAAATTCAGACTCGATCTCGCAGACGCTGGGGTGAACCAGATCAGGCCATAGATGCTGAATGAATCGTAGGACGCCGGGCACGCTGCCGTCGTAGACGTCGTGGGGCACGTTCTTGTTGAATGGCTTGCCCTTCTTATTGACGCTTGGCCGCGAAACCATGATTTTCGAGAACAGGTGGACGAGAGACGGGTGTACGGTGATGGCAAACCTGAATAACCGAGCCAACCTCTCACGGAATAGGGCGTCGTAAAAGGCGCGGTTGTAGATCACGCCGGGGCTCGTCTTTTGGCCGCCAGAGACCCTGTACTCCTCCAACACCAGCAGGCAGTTCAGTGGCACGTTGCCGCGCTGGCCAAGCCAGCTAAGGACGTCTCTGACACGCTGGAACTGCCACTCGACCCGGCCCCAGATGTCGGTGTTGCTGTCAGTGACCGTGGCCTTCGACATCATCAACTGCGGCACCGGCCCGCGATTATCCCACACGTTGATCCCCTGCGTGGCGTAGCCGGGGTCAATGCCGATGGTGAAATCAACGGGTAGGTCTTTGTTGAATGTGTTTGACATGGATGTCCAAGTTAGCCCAGAGCGACGTGAAATGCACGACGCGATTCAAGTTCACCAGCGCGGTGTCCAGCATGACGAACACCGAGTCCTTGAATTTCAGCCGGTGTGATGTTTTCAGATTGAAGCGGTGCGCTGTGGTGAGCGACCGTCCGTTGTCGAAGACGAACTCGAACACCCAGCCCATCGGTGCGCCCTCAATATCGTAGCCTTGGTCCGTCAGCCACTGGAGCGCGTAGGGATGCTCGGTGTTGACCTTGCGGGCAAGGTAGTAGCAGTCACCCATTTTCCAGCCGTTGCCGTCGAAGTGAAGGATGTCAGTCTCGGCGTCGTAGTTCTTGTTGTGCTCTTGCTTGAGGGCGTGCCACGCGTGCAGGATAATGTCGTTGTGGGACTCGAAGACATTGCCGTCTGGCTGCGGCTCCACAAACTCGTGGTAAACCACGAACAGTGGGTTCTTGTGCATCATCGGTGGTACGGCCACTTAGGTCTCCTGCACGGACACCAGCGACGAAATTCCATCGGCCATCGTGCAGCGGTATCCGTGAGCCACAGAAGCTACCAGTTCCCGCTTGTTGGTCAACAGAAGGCAGGAGACGCCGTACTGCTGGCAGAAGAATTCCAGCACCTCGACCACGGCCTGCTGGCCGGTGTCGTCCATGAAGTCAGCGATCTCGTCAAGGAACAGGACGCCGGAGTTGAAGACGTGCTTGGACGCCATGAGGTGCAGGGTGAGGAAAATGCAGAAGTCGATGCGCCTGCGCTCACCACCACTGAGGTCTCCGTAGCCTGTGGTCTGGTCTCCCTTGCTGGCCTCGACGTAGAATCCCTCGACGGTCTTGCTGCCCTTTTTCTTGTGGGACTTGAACGCCACACGCAATTCGTCCTTGGAGAACAGGCTCAGGCACATCTGGGCCGTGGCCGTCATCTCTGGCAGCAGGGCCTCAAACATGAAGTGCTGTAGGCTACCCTTGCCGCCGCCGAACATGCTGGCCACGTTGTCCCACAGGGTCTTTTCACCGGCCCACTGCTCTTGGTTGTTGGCAGACGCCTTGCGGTCTTCCTTGAGGCGACGTGTTTCATTTTCCAGCCGGTCTATGTCCTTGGCGATCTGCTCGATGGCCTCTGTGTCCGGCTTGAGCGCGGCTTCCAGATCGACCTTCACGGCTTCGCCTCTTTCGATCTGTTCCTTGTTGGACTCGACACGGTTGGCGAGATCGCGGTCCTGCCTTATCAAGTCGCTTTGCTGCTGTTCAAGAGACTTCATGTGGGCGTGAGCAGCTTTATAGTCCACGAGCAGTTTGGCAGCGGTCTCCTCGTTGAGTCCGGTTTTCGTTTGCCGGGCTAAGTAGTGCTGCTGTGTCTTGTCGTAGCTGCGGATAATGTCCAGCTTCTTTTCGTTCAGGCGCTTCAATTCATTCTGTGTGCTGGCCAGCGCCTTCTGTAGAGCTTCTTCGCCGAGAGGTTGACCGCATGTGTGGCAGAGTCTGCCTTCGGAATCTTGCTGGAGACGCTGGTTCTCGTTGGTGATGTCACGGTCAACCCACTCAAGAGCGTTTTTCCTCTCTGTCTCTTGACGCGTCAACATCTCCGTGGCTGCGTTGAATTCAATCCAGCGGTCCTTGGCTTCCTCGAACTGTTGTATCACTGGCTTGTATTTCTCGACGGCATCGTTGGTGGCATCCATCTTGGGGCGGAGTTCCCTGCGCTCGTGTTCTGCGCTGGTGACAGCGAGTCGGTACGTGGCGAGGTGCTCATCCAGCGTGTGGATTTTCTCCCAGATGTCATCTTCATCCTCGCCGCGAATTTCTGTCCTGCGCTGGTCGAGTTCAAGCATCGCGGTTTCGTTCTTGGCGATCCACGCGTCAATGGCTTTGCTCACGCCGTTGCATTCGATCTCCGTCTCCATTGCGAATTTCCACTTCGCCTTCGCTCGCTCATGGAGGCCGGAAAAGTCGAACGGCACGATGGTGTCCAGCAGCGACTTCTGCTCCTTGTCGGTCATCAGGGCGAAGGTCTGGGATTCCGCGCCGGTAAACACCATCGTCCGCACGAAAGTCTCGTAGTTCATGCCGAGGATATTCTCCACGGCCTCGTTCATCACCTTGAGGTCGCCGCTCTGGATGCCGTCCTTGTCCGGCCTGCGGATAAACACGTTGTTGCCGTGCTCCGAATGCTTGCGATACCGGCTGATGGTGTAGACTCCGCCCGGCTTGGTGATCCAGACGGAGCCCGAGCAGTCTTTGTTCACCGGCTGGCGCACGCAGGAGTCTGCGTTCTCCATCCCCGGCCATTTTCCGAACAAGGTCCAGAGGACGAGGTACATCAGGCTGGTTTTTCCGGTGCCGTTGCTGTCCGCGTAGTCGCTCTGGCTGTCGCCAAAGACCACAGACACCCTGTGGGTGCCGAATTCCATCTTCACGTTCTGGTAGGAACGGAAATTCGTGCCATGAACCATCTGTAACATTAGCGTGCCCCCGGCGCGTTGGCAGGACGAAGAATTTCCATCACAGCCCGCAGTATCTTGGCCTTCCTGTCCTGCACCAGCAGCCCCTGATTGACCTGATAGGTCAGGTAGCGTTCGATGGATTCACCAAGGCTGGCGTTGGATAGCTGAATGCGTGGTGCGCCCTGCTCCTCCAGCGACCGGGCGATTACCGTAGCCGGTTTTTCCCGCATGTAGTCGTTGCCCGGCGTCTCGTAGCGTTGCTCGACCGTGTAGAACTCAGGAGCGGTAGTGGGGAGGCGGGCTATGGTGACGGCGGTGGGGTCGTTCCCCCACAGACCGAGTGCCCACCAGCCGTACTTGTAGCCCTCCTCCCCGAACGTGTTCTGATGCGTGCAGCCAAGGTGGTAAGCCTTCTCGCTCACCGGCTGTGCCTTGTGGATGTCGTTGAAAAGCAGCGCCTCGAATTGCGCCGGGCGGAAATCCTCCAGCTTGATACCGAAGTGTGGCTTGACGCCATTCACCTCGGCACCATCGACCGGGTAGTGGCCGACGAAGACCAGAGTTTCCCCTGTCGGCACCTGTTCCCACAGCTTATGCAGGTCGATGTCAACCATCGCCTGCTTGTGGTTGTAGTAGAACGGCACCAGCATGACGTTCAGCTTCAATGATGAGCCGTGGCGCTCCAGACGGATCAGGTGGGGCTCCGAAGCAATGAGATCAACCACGGGCTCGAAGCACTTGAGCGTGTGCAGGTTGTGGTACTTCTCAGTGCGCTCATGGTTGCCGACGTTGAGGATAATCCTGCTGCCGTTGGCTTTTTCCTGCGTGAACAAGTCCATGAGTTCCGATGTCACCACCGGGTTCAGGTTGTTCTTGTCGTGCGTCAGGTCGCCGTTGATTATCAGCGGCACGTCCATCGCTCGGGCTGCTTGAATTCCTTGCAGCAGCACATGCACGCTGGACATGATGCGCGTCTCGGGGTCAGGTTGCTTCCACGCGTGGATATGGTGGTCCCCGCCCACGACCGCGAAGGGCGTGAACTGAGATTTATCGGCGGTGGGGTCGTCGATCACATAGAGCATGTTTAGTAACTCGGCAGTTTGTCGTAGGGACTTGAGAGTTTTCTGCACAAAGGCGAGCTTTCCAGTTTGGATAGAAGGCTGCCGCTGCTGTCGGAAAATTCATGCCACGCCATCCACTGCTTGATCCAGTCAATGTTGGCGGAGCCCACGGCACAGAGCGGGTTGCCCATGTCGAGCTTGTCCGGTCCCTGCGGTGGGTTCAGGCGCATCAGGTGAGCATTGAGGGCGTAGACGCGCTGGCTATTTTCACTCGCCAGCTTCTCCAGTGTCTTCGTGACCTTCTCACCGACCGACATCTTCGTGTGGATCAAGTTGCAGAAATTGTTGTAGCCGCCGTACTCACGCAAAATCATCAAGGCCCGCTTTTCCGCACAGCTTGGCAGGCCGGGGATCATGTCGGACTTATCGCCTTGCAGCCAGCGGTATTCCGCCCACTGATCGAGCGTCAGCTTGATCTGCTTGTCGGCTGGCAGCTTCTTGTTCTCTTTGAAAAAGTGGGCGCTCTGTTCGTAGAAATTGTCGTGGGTCAACCAGCGCGGCGGTTTGCCGGGGTAGTAGATGGTGAAATTCGGCGAGATCAGCGGGAACATATCCTTGTCGGTAGACACGCAGATGATCGGCGTGTCGGCATACATCATGCGCAGGTGCCCGATGATGTCGTCTGCTTCCATCTTCGCCTGCTCGAACCAGAATACGTTCAGTTGCAGCAGCGCCGTGCGGAGTTCAGGTAACTGTGCCTGAATAGCTTGATATTGTTTTTCCTCCTCGGGGGTGCGTTTCTTTTGCCGTTGTTTGTAGTCCGGCAGGTACTGAGTTCTCCAACAGCCTTTGTTGGAGTAGTCATTCGGATCGCTGACGAGCCACACATGCTCCGGCTTCAAGTCGTTCACCAGCTTCACCAGCATGTTGAACATGCCGTAGTAGAGCCCGGTGAACTGGCCGCTGTTCTTCGACCAGAGTTCACGGTGCGAATGGGCACCACGGTGCGCCATGTTGTGGACGTCGATCAGCAGGATCATTTCTTTTCCTTGAGGCGGCTGCGTTCGCGTGAGAGGTTTACTTCGTAGGCTTCGCGGTAGAGCGTAATCAGCCTGTCCTTCAATTCAGACAGCACGCGCTCCCGCTTTGCAATCCACAGCTTCGGGATTGTGAACAGGGCGATGTACGGCATGACGGGGATGAAATTCTGCACGCCGGGGGTCTTGTTGCAGTACAGCGAAGTCTTGACGCGTAAAGAGTTGTTCACCTGATCGTCCTTCTCGGGCTTCTCAGGGAACCAGAATGGATGGCTGACGTGGCAGACCATGCGCTGGAAGCCAAGCTGCTTGCCACGGAAGATCAGCGAGCCGGAGTCCATTGCAGTCGGGTCGTTGGCGCTGTAACGCTGGTCATCCCATTCATCGGCGTCCAGTTCCTCGAACACAATCGTGGGGTCAGCGAACGCGAGTTCCGTGTTGGCGTCGATCACCAGTTCAGCGCCAAGGTCGCGGCACAACTCGGCAATCACCTGATCGTCAGGGATGCAGGATATTTCCTGATTCTTCACCATCTGGGCGATGATCTGGGCGTTGGGGCTCACGGCGTCCACAATGCCCGGATGGTCGCCAAGGGAGTTCGCGGGAATAAAAATCCTGCGGCCCTTGTAGAACAGATCGGTCGGTCTAACGGAATGCTGGGTTGGTGCCTTGTGCATCGTCGGTCTTCTTTCCGTAGATAATTTCCTGCTTCCACTTGTTCAGCGCCTTCCAGATTTCAGCGCCGACTTCGCAGTAGATGTTGTACCAGCTTTCGATCTTGAAGTTCTCCGGCCAGCAGGCGTGAAAATCCCCCTGTAGTGCCCACCATCCACCGGACGTGTGTTTGACGAAGCCGCGTTGGTGGAAGAATTCCCACAGCGAGTTCACCGGGTCAGTGCCGGTAGCCCCCAGCATGAACAGCGGCACGTCCATCTGCAACGAGTCGAGGTTCTTCTTGATCGAGCAGGAGACGATGTTGCCAAGCTGGTAGAGCCGGTCGCTCGTGGCGACCAGCTTGTCCGCCTTGAGGATGCCGTCGCTGCGTGGGTCACGGTACAGCACCGAGCCCGAACCACCGGCGAATATCTGCAAGCGTACCGTGTTGTAGAATTCTTGTGACGACGTGACAGCCGGGCGCTTGTAGGCGTTGCCCTTGCCCATGATGCCAGCGGTCCTGATCTGGGCGAGTTGCAGCATGGCGACACGCTCGTCCATGAACAGGCAGTTGCGTAGCTGGTGACTCCACGAGCGTGCCTGCAACGCTGGCTGAGGGCTCGTGTTGGCCAGTCCTGTCTTCGGGTCGAATGCTTCCTCGCGTGACGGCACCGCAGTGGTGGAGTCAACGACGATCAGGATGAGCGACTTGTCTTCCTGACGAAGCTGATTGGGCGAGGCAAAGTTCTTGCCGTCTTTTCCTGCGATGGCAGCGCACTGGCCTTCTTTGTCCTTGCGCGTCTCCCACTGCTTGCCGCAGTCGAGAGTCCTGCCGTAGTATTCAATTTCCTTCTTCGTGGCCACTCCGCTGAGGAACCTTTCGCGCACTTTCCGCAGATCGTCTTCACGGATCACCTTGTGGATGCGCGTGCAGTCCTCGAACATGCGCTCGACGTTGATGATGTCGTCAGGCTTTTCCGCTGGCACAAGGTCTTTGAAGTACCAGAAGAACGGGTTGTCTTTGTTGGCCTTGTTGATGCCGAGTGTCTTGAACCTGCTCTCGGTCATTTTCCGCTCTTTGTCGAACACGATGGCGTGGCCACCGAGATCGAGCACGGCACCGACGACTTCGCAGGCGAGCGTGGACTTGAACATCGAAGGGTTGCCGGAAATTTCCGTGATGAACCCGCACTGGATACCCCCGGTCATCAGGTTCAGAATATCCGACTTGAACGGAATGTACCCCGGCGTTGCCGGATCACCTGCACGCATCGACTGGCGAAGTTCTGCTGGCGTCATTGTCATAGTTGTCCACTCCGAAGGGCTTGGGAAAATCCACGGTCATCCATGAAGGTCGTCTGTGCCCAGCCCTCGTTGTCCAGACAGTCCCTTCTCTTATCGGCCCATCGCCGCAACATCTTTACACCGAAATCGTCAATATCTACCCAAAGGAACGGTCGCCCGTCTGCCTTGGGGATCAGACCACGCCCGAGCTTCTGCACCGTCACATGGTCAGCCTGCATGGCCTCAGCGTTGATGGCGAAGTCGCACTGGAAGGTCACGCCCTCGCGCCACTTTTTGGTGCAGCACACGCAGGAAATCTCCCCGGCGTTGAACAGCTTCTTGATGTGGTCAGCCTCGCTCTGACTGATGAGCTTGCTGGCGACCACGTAGCAGCCGGGGATGTCATTGGCGATGCGCTGGCCCTGCTCGGAGTAGTTGACGAAAATCAGACCCTGCTTGCCGGTCTCGGTCAACTGCCGGGCGAGCCACGCGATCATCAGGTTACGCTCGCGGTTCTGAACGATGGACGACTTGTACTTGTCGTCGAAATTCTCCGTGGGTAATTCACCGTGATGGAAAAACGGCAGCCACACTGCATTGACCGGCGCGATGATCCCGTGGGCGGCAGCGGCGGCAGCGGTGACTTCAACGCGCTTGGGTCCGTGCCAGCCGATCAGGGCGTAGTCCTTGTATTCTTTTCCTACCAGCGGAGTAGCTGACGAGCCCCACGACCAGATGCAGTTGGGCATGTACTGGTAAATCAGCATCTGCCTGTCGCCTGCCTTGTGGCACTCGTCGCGGATGCGAGCCTCGCAGGCCGCAAGGTAGGGAATTACCTCCGGCTTGACGCCACCGCCTTTTCCTTCGCACAGAGAGTTCTCGATGCAGATGGTGATATTCTGCCAGTCGTGTTCCTTCTGGACCGTGGCCGCGACCATGCCGATTGGTTCGTCTGTCACCGTGCGCCAGTCTTCACGCATCTGTCCGGCGATGTCTGCGGTGGGAGCGAAGACCAGTGTGCGCGGCCTGCCTGCGCGGAAATACCACTGGAGGTAGACGAAGGACTTACCGAAGCGAGTGGCGATGTCGATGATGCCGTAGCGGTGCTTGAGCATCTCGTCCACGACCCAATCTTGCAGGGGCCGACCGAACGTCACCTCACGCGGGCTGTAGTTGTTCTGCTGGCGTGGCCGCTGGTGCCACTCGGTGTGGACACCGTAGCGGAAAAGTTCTTGCACGACAAACGGAGTGAGCCCACGAAGGAAATATGGATAACCGGGCTGAAAGAACGGAGGATATTCCCCGTCCTGATCCGGTGCGACCGTGAGGATGCGTTCTATGATGTCATGGATAAGGCTCACGTCGTACCCGGTGACGTGTACCTCTGTCCAGTTTGTATCTTCCACCAACATCACAGGCATGAGCGAAGCTCCGTGGGCGACCGGCGAAGCCGGGCTGCCCTAGTAGTTCGTAAGAACTACTAGAAAAAAACCTTTGTTTATATAGCTATACTTCATCGGCCATTTTGGCCTTTAGCAGAGTGCGAGTTTCTATCGGCCATTTTGGCCTTTAGGCTTTAGGCCATTTTGGCCTTTAGAGACTCTCGATTTCCTGTGGTTTCCAGTTCCCTTCAAGGTGCCCCACACGGAGTTCTAGGTCTTCTGGTGGGATGACGTTCACGCTGTAGAGGTTGGATGTGCGCCTCTGTTTATTCCTGCGCTGCTGTCTGGTGATGGCCCCCACGACTTCGAGAACAGACAGATGGCGGCTGATCGACCGGACGCTGACGTGGGTTTCCTTTGAGATCGTGACGTACTCAGGGAAAACATTGTCGTTGTACTTCATCGCCATGCTGTGCAGGAAAATGTAGACGATCTTAGCGTCACCGGAGATCGGTAGCGCCATGATCCAGTTGGGTAGTTGCCCATAAGGAACGACGCCCTTCTTGGCGGCAGCATGACCGGCGACGACGCCGATGGATGATTTCTTCTTCATCTGTATTCTCCGTGGAAAATCACACGAGGTAGGAATGGTGCTTGTAGTGATGACCGATATTCTTCGAGTGTCTGGTCTGACTTTTTGAGATTGCAGTCTGGGCAGGAGGGGGCGCGGTTGCTTTTTGCGTGCGACCCGTTTCGGCTTCTAGGCACGACATGATCCATGTGCCGGAAATTCAATTCCTCACCGCAATAGAAGCAGTGATTGGGGCTGATATTTTCAGGCAATGGCGGCAGCGGTAGGAATTTCCCGTGACTGTTGACAGTCACGTCTACGCCGACGATGAGTTCTCGTCGCTCGCGTGCGGCATGGCCGCCTTGAGATTGTCGCATGGAGTTCACCTTTCCTTGTTGGCGGCACGCACTATAAGGTCGGCAGATGATGGGTGTCAACAAAAGAGAAAACCCCAGCTTGCGCCGGGGTCTCTCTGCCAAACCAAGGAAAGAAGATTGAAGCAGCCGAAGTCGTGATCTTGTGGTGTTGCACCCTTCGACCACGACGGCTGGTATTGTGCAGAGGATGTGGGGTAAACTTCAAGAGGGAACTAAAGTTTCCGCTGGAAAGTTCCGACTAAGGAAGGTGTCATCGACACAGCCAAGGAAGGAACCCATGAACCCCACACTTGATGAACCGCCTGCACAGGCGGCCCGAAGCGACGACGAAGCCATTGCGCTGATGCTGCTCTACCAGCAGGTCTCCTGCGAGATCACCGGCAAGACCCGGTGGCTGGGCAACCAGCAGAAGCTGAAAGACGGTGGATGTCGTTGGATGGCAGCGTTTGTCACGCTGGCGAACAAGCTACGCATCTGGAAGTTCGACGCAGAAGCATTCATGCGCTGGGCGATCTCGACGAACGAGATGGTGTTGGACCGCCCAAACGTAATCAACGCGGACTGGCTGCTCGGAAAGTACAGCCAGTACCGTGTTGATTCGATGGCTGATGCTGTCGTGCAGGACAGGACCGTCAGAGGTGATCTCGACTTGATCCGCACTTCTATGGAAGCGGACGTCGAGAACCTCGCCCGCTGGCGGAAATTCATGCCGGACTACAAGCAGCGCCTGTTGAGCCAGTACCAGTCGCTTTCGCCTCACTTCCTTGCCACGGATGTCGTGTTCCTCGATCTGGTCAAAGCCAACCAGATCGAGCAGGCCACCGTGTTGAAGGTGGGTGAGGTGTTGCGGCAACTGAACGGCGACAAGAGGTTCTACCAACAGGTGAGGCAAGCTCGTGATACAGCCATCATGGACGCCGGAGAATAATTTCCCCGGCAGCTTTCAAGAAGCGATTGTAAAACTGATGGTCCGCGACCCGCAATTCATGCGGGTCGTTCGGCCTCATCTACCGCTGGAGTTCTACAGCCAGCAGGAGCAGGGCGCTGAGTACATGATGGCGGCCATCAGGGTCGTCTATGGGTACTACGACCAGCATCACACGCCACCGACGAAGATGATATTCGATACGTGGGCGGCCCATCAGCTATCCGGCGTCAAGACCGAGTGGCAGTCCTACTACAAGCAGGGCTACGACTACTATGGCTGGAAATTCTACGACGAGCCTGTGGTCCCCAAGGAAGCGGAGTACGTCAGGGACAACACCTTCCAGTGGGTGCGTAAGCGTGCGGAAATGTCTCTGCTGGTTGAGGCGAAGAACGCCATCGACCAAGGCAAAGACCTACAGCAGATCAACCTCGTCAAGAAGGCGCAGGAAATTTCACAGATCGGGTTCGCTGGCACGGACCTTGGTATCGAGTTATTCACTGACCCGCAGGCGTCGTGGGCCACGATCTGGACGCCGGTGGTACGTGAAGCAATCCCTGTGGGCAAGCCGGGGCTCGACAGGGTGATGGGCGGCGGCGTCGGCGTTAAGGAACTCACGGTCGTCGGCGCTCCGCCCAATACAGGCAAGACCACGGTGATGTGTGACTTCGCCGCTGGTTTCCTCCAGCAGTGCGAGCCGGTCATCTACATCACCTGTGAGCAGAGCGCCTTGCTCATCATGCAGAAGGTAATTTCCAACATCGTCCGCATGATCCCGACCAAGTGGCACGAGTTGAACAACCCTGCTGTGATCTGGCAGTGGGTGCAATACTTCGCCAGCAACGCGGCTCCGCTGTTCATCAAGCAGTTCCCGTCAGGCCGGGCAACCATCCATGATATTGAGGCATACGTGCTGGCAGTACAGGCACGGACTCAGCGGAAAATCAAGTGCGTGCTGGTGGACTACGCCGACCTTCTGCGCCCGGCGTTCACTCAGCAGGAGCGCAGGCACCAGTTGCAGGAAATTTACACCGACCTGCGTGCGCTGGCTGTGGACATGAACCTCGCGGTAGTGACGGCCACGCAGACCAACCGTGAGTCGGTCGGTCAGGAACGCATCAACCTCGACAAGCTGGCCGAGGACTTCGGCAAGGCAGGCATCGCCGACATCATCATGTTCCTCTGCCAGACTGAGCTTGAGCAGGCGAACAACCGTGGCCGCATCTTCTTCGCCAAGAACCGTAACCAGCGGAAATTCATTGAGGTGGGCTTCAACATGCTGTACGAGTTGTCCCGCCTTGAGGAAGACGAGCGCATGATGGGACCGGGTGCGGCAGAGGCGCAGGCCGAGCAGGTGATGAACACGATGCAGAGATTCCTCCCGAGTGCTGCACATGGCTAGATGGTTCAACCAGAGCAAGCTGATGGATTTCGTCTACGACGATCTCTCCTTCCGGTACAGCGCCGGGGATGAGATGGTCTGCGACTGCTGCTACTGCGGGCACGACTCCACGCTGTGGGTGAATAAGGAGAGCGGGCAGTTCATCTGCTACCGCTGTCTGGAGCACGGCAGTGTCTACCTGCTGGTCGAGTCTGTGAAGGGAGTCGAGCGCGGGCAAGCCCGCATCATCTTGGGCGTGGCCGCAGGTGAAATCATCCAGCCAGCAGACGCGTTGAAGGAAGTCTTCGCCGGTCTCGCGCAGAGATTTTCCGGCCCTCCAGTCGTGCAGGAAAGTAACCAGATCGTGCCGGAAAATACTCAGTTCTTCGGCTGGGGAAAACCTGTTTATAAGGTCGAGGAGGAAATGGTAATTTCCATGATCCAAGCACTGGAGGCGAGAGGTTTTCCTTACCAACAGATTGTGGAAAATAGGGCGGGCTGGGGGTTCGGTGGCAGGTGGGATCACCGGGTAGTCCTGCCGGTGTATTTCCGCAACGAACTGGTCTGGTGGCAGGCATGGGACTACACCAAGACGCAGAGCATCAAGTACAACAACCCTCGCAATGACGAGGTGAAGATTTCCCGCAAGGCTCTGGTCTACAACATTGAGAAGCACGCTGATGCCAAGGCCCTGTGTGTGACCGAGGGTGTCTTCAACTCGTGGGCCTGCGACCAGATCGGTGTGGCTGGCGTGGCTACCTTCGGAAAAGGCGTCACGCCTCTACAGATTTTCCAGCTTGTCACGCACCGGGCAGAACGCATCTATATTGGGCTGGACCCCGATGCACGAGACAAAGCCGTTGGGCTCTACAACACACTGCGGGCGCTGGGCAAAGAGACACTTCTTTGCACCATGCCATCGAAGGCTGACTGGAATGACCTCACTCCTGCCGACAGGCAACGGGTCATCGACAGCGCCGGGCACCCGGACTGGTTCTGGGACAGCCACAAAGGATCGAACTGATTTCAACTTTTTTGTCTGCTGGCCCCCGACGACAAACTGAATTTTTGGGCCTGCTCTTGACCCGTCAATAATTGCATATACAACGACCTTTTTTGTGCCCCAAAAACTTGACGCGTCAATATATAATGCCGTAATGACTAGGAATTTTACCCCAAAAAAAGTGCCCAAAAGGGCTCTACGGTGCGGGTTCTGGGCCGTTTGAAAAACTTTTGCCTAAAAATTTTGTTGATTTTTTGGGGCGAAAAGCCGTAAAATGCTTGCGTCGCCGCCGATGGCATAGGGCTACCGGGGCAGACAGAGAGTCCCCAAAATTGGGAGAGTTACCATGAAGAACTGCAAAGTGACAGTCAAGGGCAACAAGGCAATCATCGAAGTCGATCTGACTCAGGACTTCGGCCCATCCTCCTCTGGCAAGACCGTCATCATCGCATCCTCTGAGGGCAACCAGTCTCTGCCCGGAAAGCCTGAGATCAAGCTGGGTCTCAACGTCTACAAGAAGCCGTAGGCAGACTAGGCAGGCTGGCCCGATCATGGGCCAGCCTTGCCCCTTGCCCACTGCTGGCCTAGTGCGGGCCGTGGGCAAGGGGCAAGGCTTGTTGCCTTGTTTTTGTGTCCAGTGGGCCGTGTGGCCTGCTGGAATTTCCGTTTGTCTGTCCGGGCATTCTGTCCGGCCAGTTTTGTCCGCCCGGTCTATCCGGGCACAGTGGAGGCTATTGCCATGAGTGAGAAGACCAACAAGAAGCCCGTGGATGCTCGCAGCAAGATCGACGCCCTGTTCGCCACGTCCCCGGCGAAGGTCCGTGTCCGGGCCGCCGACGACGGCAAGGTCTATTCCGGCGTGGTCGGTTCGGCCCTTGTCGAGAAGTTCGCCGCTGCCGGTCAGGACGACGCCTTTGTGGCGCTCGGTCTGGTCAACGCCGAGACCCTCAAGCGGTCCAGCAAGACGATGGACGCCAACGCCAACACCGTCAGCTTGACGCAGGACGCCATCGCCAAGTAGGCCCACAGGGGCTGGCCGGAATTTCCTCCGGCCAGCCCCACCGTGGTCTACCGTCGCTGCTCCGTGGAGCGGCAACGGCAGGTCACTTGGGAGCAAGGCAATGCCAGTCAACAAGGCCAGTCTAAAGCGGCACGTAGTCCGAAAGACAGCAACCCGGCACGTCTACCGGGACAAGCTGACGGTACTGCGTGAAGCCAAACACCCCGGTGTCGCCGCTGTCCGTGGCTACGTCACCGACAAGGCTGGCAACCGGACCACCATGCCGTGGCAGCTAATTTCCGACAATGCCGCTGCCCACTTGCCCACTGAGCAGGTCTTCACCGAACGCTATGCCCCGATGCGACAAGCCGTGTTCTTCCGCTTCCGGGCTTGGAAAACTCTGACCGGCAAGACCAACGGAAAGAAGCGGGCAAGGGCCATCCTTCGCCGCGTCAAGGAACTGCTGGACCTGCCGGAACTGAACAACCCGGACAACCCCGACAGAATCGACAACGGGGTTTTCCGCTTGCTGCCCCGGACTGAGCGGCACTTGGAATTGCTGCAAGCCATCGTCGCCGACAATGACGATTGCTTGCTGCCGCTGTCCGATACGCTTTGACCCCTTGACGGGTCAACACTGCCTTACGCTGCCTTCACTGTGCGGCTCGGCGGTTTCCGAAAGCGGAGATAATCCGCCCACGGTCTAACGTCGCTTCTCAGCGCGAGACGCGACGTGAGCCCGTGGCTCAGTCCATACAATTTCACTCACGCCAGCCCCACTCTGTGGGGCTGGTCTGCATTGGAGACCAGCCATGAACCCATACGCTGTCCTGCTCGAAATGGCCGTGAACCAACGGCGCACCGTCCGTGAGGAAATGGCTGAGGCCCTGCGCAACCGGCATCTCAAGAAGTACGCCGTGCTGGAAAAAGACCACACCAAGCTGTCCGACAAGATCACTGACTACCAGTCGAAATTGAAGGCGGCATAACCCGGAGGATATTCCCGTATGAAGGAAATCGCTCTTTTCCGTCGTCTCGCCGTCTATGGTGTCCACGACCGCAACTTCGTCTGCTTCCGTCGCGTTGACGGCAGCTACGGGGTGTACGACAAGCTCACCAACGAGCAGTTGTTCACCATCGCTGAGGACGAAGCCTACAACACGTTCTACCTCGGGCGTGAGACCGCTGCCAAGTTCACCTTCTTGGACAGCCCATTCCGCAAGTCGGCCTAAGACCGGCCAGCAATCAGCGCACTGAGCGCATCGAGCGGGAGCTACGACGATGCCGGGCTTCGTGTGCTGTCTGCTGTTCGTTCCTAACCCACCAAGGAGGAAAAGCTATGCACGCAACAAAACTCGAAGCACGCAAGAAGTTCGACGCTCTGTTCTCCCAGAAGCAGCCGACGCGGGAGGAAATGTTCATGCGTCCTGACTTCCGGGTGCTGGCCGCGATGGTCGGCATGAATTTCGGCCAGTGCTGGGATGCGTTGGTCAACAAGGCCAGTGCCACGAAGTACGGCGGCAACATCCTGCTGGCCGCCGAAGACTGGTACGGCGAAGTCTCGGCTCCCCGCTTCTAGGAGGAGCCATGTCGGAAAAACAGCGTCATATCCGTTTGCGCGTCGAAGTCCGTGACGCGCTGGGCGCGTTGGTACTCACCTACGCATTCTGGCTGGACGATCACGTCGCACGCCGGGCATTCGCTGCCCGGTGTCCTGACGCGTGGTTGGCTGGCCAACGCATCACCACGTTCAAGGAGAACGCCGATGGCAGTGAACTATGATTTCACCCGGATAGACCGGGACATCTGGCTGAGTCTGTTTTTCGGGCTTACTCAGGAGCGCATCGACAGCGACAACGACCACTATGGGCTCGAACCGGAATTGCCGATCAAGCCCGATGAGTGGGTTGACGCGGTACACTCGCCGTGGTTCAAGCCAGACCCGGAGAGCGACAAGCCTCTGGACAAGCACGGTGTTGAGCAGGGCTGGGTCATCATGGCCCAGCACAGTTTCGTCCACAACGTGATGATGGCGCTGATCCCCTGTATGCCAGCGCCGGGCTGGGGCCTGTCGGATAAGAACATCGACGAGGCTGTCCGCCGCGTTCTGATCTATCAGGAAGTCACCGGCCCCTTGGGCAGTAAATTCGTCGGCCCGTGGATTCTGCCGCAGAAGAAACAGCGCAACTTCTGGGAGCCGTACTACGTCACTGAGGAGGAAATTCGCAAACTGAACGGCTTGTCCGTGAATTTCTCCACGGTGAACATCTCCACGTTCCGCAAGACCGTCGAGCGGTGCCTTGAGGAAAAGGTCGCCCAGCGTGCCTACCGGGCGAAGAAGGAGGCAGAGGAGAAGATGGCCAAGACCGGGTAATCTCACTCCTCGGTTGAGGCCAGTGCCCCGACGTGGAATTCGGTGGGCGTCGGGGCACGCATCTCAACTGACGAAGGAGGTGCCCTATGAAACGCTAACACAGACATTGCTTTGGAAAAGTTGAGTACACAAAAGGTGGAGTACCGAAGCACGGGCCATCGGCGATCACGCCTTTGGCCCGTTGTTCGTTTCTCCCCGTGAGGAAATTCCATGACCAACCATCCGCCCTTCCAGCGGCCTGATCGTTTCGTGCCTTGGGACAGCGAAATGATCGCCCAGCTTCCATCCGGCCAGAGCCGGGCGTGGTTCGTCACGCTTGACCAGCACGGTGAAGTCAGCACTGGCCGGGTGCTGAACATAGACACCCGCCGTGAGTACGTCTGGTTTGTCGCAGCCAACGGTAAGATCACTGTCGAGGCAGAGGTGCCGAAGCATGTGGTCAAGACTGTGCGGAGTCTGCTGGTGCGTCCGAAGCGAGACGAACTGACTGAGGCAGCCAAGCGGGAAATTTCCTGCATGACCACGCTGATCTACGATCTGGCCGCGACTCTCGACCAGAAGGTGGACATCGTGAAGGACACCAAGTGGTTCATCCGTCGAGTCGAGGACCGGCTCATCGGTGAGTGCAAACAGTTTTCCCATCTGGCCCCAAACTACAAGGAGAAGTGATGATGACCGCAGAACACCGCGACGTCCGTGACGTCACACCGGCTGACGTCCGCCGCAAGCAGCAGGCCCGCGACATGCACAACCAGAAGGTTCGCATCTTGAAGGCGAAGATCGAACGCATCGAGCGGACCATCACTGATCTGGCCAAGAAGCCGGAGACGTCGGACGAACTGTTGTCCAAGTGGCGTCAGTCGTGGGACTGGCACAACGCGGAACTCAAGAAGCTGGAAGGAAAATAGCCATGAGTGAGGTGACGCTCGAACAGTGGCTGGAAGACCACTGGAACGATGACACGACGGAGTACCGCACGGGGCTGATGCTCCGTGATCTGGGCTTCGACGAAAGCGAGTACGATGAGGAGGACGAACGCTGGCGTGTCCGGTGCAGCCAGTGTGAAGCTCTCTGCATCAACGGTCATCCGACACACGAGCACGGCTGCCCTAACAAAAACCGACGCCGGGATGAGGAGGAATAGCTGTGGGCTACTACCTGAAATACGTCGTCATCTGGTTCAACACCAGAGAGTACGGCGGCCCGGAGGAAGGCGGCTGGTGGTTTGACACTGGCGAGCCCCAGAAGGTCTACACCTGCAAGTCGCCCGCCGAGCGTGCGGTCTGTGAGGAGTTGGCCAACAAGCAGGTGGAAAAACAGAACGAGGGGCGCAGGCCGCTCTCGTCGGTGTTGTCCACCGGCAGATATTCCGTGTCCATTGAGGACGAGAAGCCGGTGCCGTATCCGGCTGTCGCACCTCACTACGAGTAGGGAGGAAAAGCTCATGTTCGAGCGCATCAAAGCAGCGGCGGAAAAGCAGGGCTGCGTCGTCGAAGGCTTCTGTTCCTACGCCAACCCCGGCGACAGCCATCTGGCTGTTGTGCTGTGCCGTCGTGAAGACGACAGCATGGTGTCGTGGGTCTGGAATGACTCCAGCGGCGGCTTTGTCTGGGGCCGTTACCACGATGAAGCACGTCCGGCGTTCGCCGAGCGTGTCCAATACTACTGCGTGAAATAAGGAGCAGTCATGTACGGTGACTTCAAACGGTGCGTGGCTTGTCGCTCGGCGTTTTGCGAGAGCACGCTGCCGACAGACCTTCTTCCTGACAAGTGCCCCAAGCACATGACCGCAGAAGAAACCGAGACGTGGCTGGCTTCGTTGCCAGTCCAGTACAACCGGAAATCATTGGCCGACGCTGAAAAGGAGTAGCCATGTCGGAAGGCGATGAAATGTTTGTCAAGGACACCGAGTGGGCGCAGCAGCGCATCAGCCACGGTGAGATGACTTTCCTTGAAGTGCTTTGGGAGAACGGAAAAGTCGGTCTGGATTTTCCGTACAAGCACACACCAGAGTACAAGCGCATGTCTGACCTGCTGCTGGTGGAGTCGTTCACTGGCTCCCGTGGAGTGAACGCTATCCGGTTCACGGACACAGGTGCGAAATTCGCTCTCAGGTATTTTCCTCGTGCCCAGAAGGAAAATCCGTGGTGGAGACTGACGCCACCAGACAGGTTTGTTTCTGGCCAGCGTGACGTGGTTGTCGCGTGGGAATTGCTGTTGCAGTTCATCGTCAAGCTGGAGTTCATGGGTCTGGCAGAGCGCAGAGCGTTTCTGAGGTCTGTCCCTAACATCGACGATGAACACCGGGAACACACGGTCGCCTTTGTGAACGCTGTCTTTGCGACTTACGACAAGGAGTAGCTATGGCGACGAAATCGCCGCCGTTCATTCGGTACATGGTGCCGATTACCGATGAGGCAGAAGCACAGATGCGAGAAAATGATTCTCTGCCTCCGTGGTACAGGCCCACGCCTCACTACTTCAATGAACGTCAGCGTGCAAAGGCCGAGGACTGTGCTCGTCGCACAGGCTCTCGTGTCATTGATATGTTCAAAGAGTACGACCGGAGGAAATAGCCATGCCAGACACACTTGAAAACCTGACCAACGTGGCGGGCCGTCTTGTAGCGTTGCGTAAGCTCAAGAAGAAGGCTGACCCCGCCAGCGGTATTTCCATCAAGGTGCGCTTCGGCGTGCTCTCCGACAGGCTGGAGGATGAAGACCCCAGCCGTACTCCACGGGAGTACATCGGACTGGAATGCTGCCGGTACTACAACGAAATTATAGACCTGCTCATCAAGGAGCAGGAGGAGAGCCTTGCGTTCTGGATCAAGAACGCGAGAGAACTGTCCGCCCAGCTAACTGTGGCCGTTGAGAAATTCCAGCATTTTCAAACCAAGGAGTAGCCATGAGCAGAGACGTCCGCACCAAGAAGGAGTACGAAGAATACTGCGCCGCCGTGGAGGAGTTCTTCAAGACTGAGGGAATTACCAACCTCAGCGGCGGGCACTTGACGTGTCAAAACTGTGGCTTCGACGACGAAGAAGTTGACGGGCACACCGTCAATTTCACTGACGAGGAGAAGTGCATCAAGTGCGGCGCGAGCCGTGAGATGATGGACGAGCCGTACTTCTCGTGGCGTTCTTGCGAATGCTGTGGCGGTATGCTGGGCGGCAACCGCGAGCACGCTACCGGGTACAACCCGACGACGAAGGAAATTCAGGAGTACGAGGTCTGCTCGAACTGCATCTACTTCGCTGAGTACGGCAAGCTGGACGACATGACCATGATGGAAATTGGCGAGCACGATGACGAGGAGGAGTAGCGATGGAGATGGCGTGGACCTGTCATTTCGAGTACGTCTTGCTGAACGATGGCAAAGCTATCGCTGGTGGGGATGCCGAAGCAATGGCCGCTGTGGTGAATGCGTTCGGCATTACGGACAACAATTTCCGTCTACTCAAGTGGTATGAATGGATGGAATGGCAGGTGGAAGAACTCCGCCACCAGCAGAAAAAGGAAAACGAAGAACTCATGCGGGAAATTGGCCACGATGACGAGGAGTAGCCATGTCGCAGTTCTACATCGACCCGGACTACTCTACGGAGACGTCATTGCCAAACGCTGAGACGTTCTTCGTCGGCCCGCGTGAAATTCTGGGCGTGAGAACCGGATGGTATTGGTGGGCGTGCTTCCCCGGCTGCCTACCTGATGGTGAAGCCAGCGGTCCGTTCCGTACTGAGGCCGGGGCAATCAAGGACGCAAGGAGCCTGAACCATGTCTGGTAGAATCGGACCCAACCAGCAGTGCGACTGCGGCTCCGGCAAGAAATTCAAGAAGTGCTGCGGTGCCCGTGGTCGCATCACCGACCCGGTGCAGGCAGAGCAGCAGGCCCACAACGAAGAACGCTGGCGGGAACAGCGCAAGAAACCCAAGAGCAAGGACGCTGCGTTGATACCGTTCCTTTTCGCCGGGATGCTGGGCGCGGACTTGTCTGGCCCCGGCCCTGCTCCACCGAAACCCAAGCGACGTAACCGGAGGAAACCGCAATGAAGACCAAGCACCTGTTCAACAGCAATCGTGGTGACGCTGAGATCGAACTCAGCATCACCAATTACTGCGTCCAGATGGACGTGACGAAAATGAACGCGGCCAACGAGCCGCAGGCCATCATGTCGCCGCAGGCTGCGCGGATATTCGCTGCCAACCTCAACGCCTACGCCGACGAGATCGACCGGAGGACAGCATGAATGCGGTCTTCTGCTTCGCTCTAAAGCACACACCCGGTAGCAGGCTACGGTCAGCAATAGTCTTCGCTCGTTGGGGTGTTGACGACGTTGTGCTGCTGTCGCTGGAAGCTAAATGGAAAAACGCCAAGGGCGGCTACACAGTCCCGGTGGCGTGCATCGAGGAGGCAGCAAGATATGTCGAACGAGACGGGAAGTGAACCTACTCGTGAACGTGCGGAGCGTCTTGTCCAACTGGATATGGGCAACACGCCGTGGGCAACGCCAAAGCAGTACCTCGAACTGCTGGATGTAATCAAGGACTTGAGTCTGTGCCTTGACGAGCACGGCCAGCACCAAGGCACGCATTACATCCGCGATGGCAAGATTGAGCCCAAGGGCAGCTTCATTGCTTTGGTTCACAAGGCGCAGGAAATTACGGAGAGAACCGATGGGTGAATTACGCAACCGCCTTGAGAGGCGAGGAAAAGTCTGGCGTCCCGAGGGCTACCCCAGCATCACCGGACATCAGTTGGGCATCCTGCTCAAGATGTGGTTCCACTCCAAGGGGCGAGTCGATTGTCCAGTGGCCGGTGAGCCCTGCTGGTGGCAGTCGGCACGGTCCTTGACACGTAAAGAGGTGATCCGTCAGGTCGATTACAAACTGAAACACCCGAAGTGGCCGTGGCAGCGTGGCAAGCCGGACGCTGACTACAGAGGCACTGGCTACGCTTTGACTCCGATGGGCTGGCATCTATGCAAGCGCATCGTCACAGCATTTCCGCGAGAAGCTGCTGAGGCCGAAGCTGAGGCAGCGGCGTATTTCCGCATGTTCAAAGGAGAAGCAGCATGAGCAAGCGCAGGAGAAGGGACTGGCCGTGGCCGTCTGGCATGACATTCGACCAGATCATTGACGGGCTCGGTGCCAGCAACGTCGCAGACCGCTCGACGAACTACAACTTCGGCGAGAACTACGACATGGACGGCATGGGCCATGATGGAAAATGGTCGAATGTCTTTCCGGTGTTTGATGACGTAGCCGGGGCGAAGAATTTCTTCACGTCCAATGGTTACGACGTGCCGCTGGAAAAACCGGCCCATGAGTACGACGAGGACGAGTATCTCGAATTCCTGAACGAGAGCATCAGGGAAATCTGTCAGGAGAACGACTACTACTCGCCGATGATGAACTACTACTACGAGATAGACCTGCGCAGTGAAGACGCTGAGGCCATGCAGGCACGCATCGACCGCTATGGCGGTTGCTGCATCCTCGTGATGCTTGGCGACGAGCCCAAGCTCTGTCTGGCCGGTGGCGGCATGAACCTGACGTGGGACATCGTGTGGTCGTACATCCTCTGTGGCCAGTTGCCGCCGACGAAGTATTGCGAACTACCTGAGTTCGCTGGACACTCCCTCAGCAGGAAAAACCGCCTCATCATCAAGGCGTGCAGGAAATCCCTCAAAGTCCATCAGCGGTGGCTAGATGGCACCCGCCGCAATCTGGAATGTGCCGTCACTAACATCTACAACGCGAGGAAAAAGAAACATGCGAATGCGTGATTTCATCAAGGACAACCGGGAGGAGTTGAAGCGGCTTATCCGCGACTACCTCAAGCAGCCCGATTTTCCGCTGAACACTGCCGATCTCGAACAATGGATCGCCAACGATGAGGGCCTCTATAATTGGGCTCGAAGCGAAGGCGTCAGCGTCTAAGGAGACAACTTGAACAGAGGTGAACAGAAGACGTTTGTCCGCGAACTGGCGGATGCCTTGGTGCGTGAAGTCTGTGAGAAAATCGACGAGGGGAAAATCCCTGAGCATTGGGACGGGCACGAACTGCGTGTCCTGATGTCGGAGAAATTCGAGCAGTCAGCCAAGGCATCCGTGATCCGCACGAGTCCACGACATAGCCGGGCTCGTGATTACCACAACACCGTACTGACCAAGTACCTTACATAAGGAGACGCGCCGTGGAGTACACTGACCAGCAGCAGATTGAGAAGACGTTCAAGTTCTTCGACATGGCCGCCATCGGCAGGATGATGTCGCACAGCAACGACATGGAGAATCTCGTTGAGTGTGACGACGCGGAAATTATCGAGGATGAGGAAGGCATCCGTCTGGTATTTTCCTTCTCCCGTATGGCGATGGACGGCAATGGCTACCACGTCGGCACCGAGACTTGCGTGGTGACGTTCGAGACCTTCGACGCCAGCAAGATGATGTACGTCCATCCGAACAAGCTGGAGGACTACCCACTCCACGGCACCGGCGTCACGCTGGACTTGCGTGAAGCGAACTTCGACATGGCACCCGCTCGTGAGGAAATCCCGTGGGAGGAAATCTACCGCGAGAATGCCGACCCGGAGCATCAGCAACTGCTGGATGAGTACAAAGCCTCGCTCTACACACCGGCGTTTGTCAATCAAGACGACCCGGACCCCATCGACGAGGAAGACTTCTGTGCGTGGATGCAGGAGGAGCACGACATCGACGTAGACCGCGAGGCTTACTTCGACGCCTACAACCCACCGGACGACGACTTCTGGTTCCAAGAGGTTGAGTACAAGTTCGACAAGCTCAAGGATCACCTGCGTTCGCTGGTGTGGAAATTCAACCCTGACCATGAGAAGGAGGAGAGCGAGCCGTGGTATCTCGAAACAAAGTCCGAATCATCGTCATTGACCCCGTGAACAAGGCGGTGCGGGAGCACTACGTCAACCCGCAGAATTTCCGCGACTACCATGCTCTGCTCGATACCGTCACGTTGGAGTCGTTCGTCCGCACTCCGGTTGACTTCGACGAGGCGGCGTTCTTTTACATCGACGAGCTTGGTGGGTTCACCAACAAGCCCCGTTTCATTGTCAAAGCCAAGCACGGGAACGAGTTCGTCATCGGCCCGGCAGCTTTGATTGGAGAGCCCACAAGGGAAGGAGACGAGACCGACTGTCCGTGGGCGGTAGAAGACGTGCTGAAATTCATTGCCTTTGAACCCGTTGCACAAGGATTCTTCCAATGACAGAAACGACCGAACTGACCATCTACAAAGCGGGAACACCCGAAGCCAAGAAGTGCATGACGCGGCACTGCGTGCTGTACGGCAGCAGCGGCCAGCCGATGGCGTCTGTGTACTTCGTGTTCCCGCGTTTCCTGACGTTCGAGCACGAGCACTTCATCAAGAAGAAGGTCGATGAGGACGACCTCAAGGAGATGGAGAAACTCGTCAAGGAACTTGCGCCGGTCATCATGTCGAAGGTCGCCGACAAAATCCACGCGGTGCTGGAGCCGTGGGATGAATTCCTCAACGATCTGGATGACGAGGAAATCTGCGCCGTCTTCAACGAGGCCCTTGAGCGTGACGTGGAAGAAAACCCACGCGGTGAATTCATCGGCCATCCTGTCGGCACCTCGATCTTCAAGGCGCTCCAGAAGCTGGACGACAAGTACGGCGGCCACGTCTGCGGGCCGTACTACACCTACAACGACCCGGACAGCTACTGCGGCCAGCACGACATCCAGTTCACCTTCCCCTCGAAGTCAGGAGACCCGTGGACGCCGACGATGTTCGACGTCGTGTTCCTCCAGATTCACCCCGGTGGTGATGCTCGCAACATGGCGGAGGGCAGGTTCTACGTGCCGGAAGGTATCGACGAGACGACGAACCTGTACGACACGCTGGGCGCAAACATCGGTGATCTCGGCACGCTGGTGGAAATCCCTGTCGAATTTCCGCTGGAGCAGTGGCTGCGCCAGAACGATCAGGATGCGTGGGATTCCATCTACCGCGAGGAAAAGCCTGACGCCGAAGGCCGCTACTATAAGAGTGAGCTACTGGATTGGTTCCAAGACTTCAAGGACGGCATGTGCCGCATCTACCTGACGCCGGAGGGCGACAACGGTGCTGGCGTGGATGTCTACCGAGTGTACGACGCTATCCAGTACAAGGGCCGCGACCTTTGGACGTGGGTGCCGGAGGGTGAGATCGTCGGAGAGAAACGGTCACAGGTCGGAATTTCTGCCACGCCGTACATCCCTGCGGTGTTCGAGTATTCCACTGGCGGGTACTTCAAGTGGGATGGCCCAATGCCCGGCACCGATGAGTGGGAAGCGATGATGACGGAAAATGCGATGCACCCCATCTCGCCGCGCAAGGAAAAGGACGAAACCAAGGACGCCTTCAAGGAGGAGTAGTCATGCGGAAATTCAAGCCGTGCCAGTTCGTCACGCCGAAGGAAGCCACAGACGCTGACCGGCGTCTGGTTTACTACGCTCGCTACTACTTCGATGGCACCTACGTCGAGTTCTACCGTGGCAAGCGCATCAGGATGGAGCCGGGCATGGTGGGTATCGTGCGGTCGATTGCCCCGAGCGTGATGACATCGGCACCGCATGTGGAATTTCTCGTCATTGACTTCTGCCATCCGATCACCGGCAAAGTGGAGCGGGCGGCGTTGCATCACAGTGAAGTGGAGGAAGCGGAGCCTCCTGAGTATGAAATCCCCCGCAACGGCTGGAAAAGTCCAGAGGCAGCATTCACCTACGTTCGCTAAGGAGTAAGCCATGACTGAGAGAACTAAAATCCATGAGAAGTTTCTTGAGTACCCAGAGCTTGTTGAGGCACGAGAGCGTGCGGAGAACGCCATCATCGCGTTCGACAAGCTCGGCGCTACCCGCTGCACCAACCGCAGCTACGGCCCGTGGCATCTGTGCGTCAACGTCAAGGTCCGCGAGTACCCGCTGAACTGTGCGCCGGAAATTCGTGAGAGCATGTCCGAGCGGTGGTACGACTATCAGCAGGACGACTTCTGGAACCTTGACTTCGACGGCGACTGCATCGTCCGTGAGGAGTGCCCGCTGCCATTCCCGAAGTTTTTCAGTGACGGTCGCAGCGGTGGCTACTTCGTCTTTGACGGCAACGATTCCAAGCGAGCCGCTCCTGCGCTGAACGCCTACAACCAGCAGGCCAGCAATTACGGCGGTAGCGGGCAGACACCAAGGCCGGAAGGCAACATCGACATTGCACTCTCTCAGTTCGATGACGTGGTGGACCCGTTCAAGTGGATCACCGAGGTCAGGGACTTCGAGGGCGATGAGGAAAAAGAGAAGGCGTGGGTGCAGGAGGACGTGGACGGTGTGACCGCCGCGTATGCCGAGATGGCCGAGGTGTTCGAGGCAGCGACGGAGTGGGCGCAGTCCGTGCTGGACATCAAGAAGTACCGATTGAGCGTCTTCACCGGCAAGGAATATGAGGCGCTGAACTCTCTGGCCGATCAAGAGCAGTATGACTTCTTCGACTTCGAGCACTGCACGATTGTGACTGACGGTGACGAGACCACGGTGTCGTGGCCGCAGCACGCTCGTCAGTTTCAGGACTGCGGAAAATGGGAGACCTGCGAGAAGGACGACGAAGGTGCTCGTGAATGGCACGACGGCACGTTCAAGAAGTTCATTCCTGACGAGCCCAAGGTGTTCAGCTTCACGATGCCGCGAGACTCTCTGATCGAGCAACTCAATGAGGAACTGCACGACGCCGTAGCAGCCATACGGAAGCGTGCTCTGAAATCATAGGGAGGGAAAATGCAGACGACGCTGACAGACGAACAGATCGAGGCCGCGATTGAGGACGCCTGTTCGGAGTACGAGACTGCCAAGGATGACGCTCTCAAGCAGGTCGATGACGAAGACCTGTGCCGCTTCCGTGGGATGCAGGTAGTCATGGGCGACAACGAGCGCGGGTGTCGTCTGGGCGACCCGATAGATTACCCTCCTGACCCACCGGACACCCTGACGGTCGAGCAAGTGCGCAAGTGGATCGAAGAAGCCATCAAGGAAGGCGCGGACGATCTCGTCCTGCAAGGCGGATTCGACACTGCGGGGGACGCCGATGACTTCGACAACGGAAATTACAACCCCGAGGCTTCGTTCTTTGAAGTCACTCTCTGGGAAAGGAAGGAATAGCGTCATGTTGACCAACAAGCAGAAGAAGACCTTGCTGGAAATTGGAAGCAAGGTGGTGTGCCGAATCCCCACGTCATCGAAGCATTGGGACGCAGGCTGCTACCTTGTACCGGATGGCGAGCAGATCAACGGGCACGCAGTGGGCTGGCTGATCCGCAAGGGCTGGCTGGAAATGACCAAGTGCCCGGAGAAGAAGCCCCCTCCACACGCCATGTACTACAAACGCACCAAGCTGAAATTCAGCGAGGGCTACGACAACAACAAGGGCTTTACCTGCTGGTGTGGTCATCACACAGGCCCGAGCATGTACCGGCGCACGCTGTCGGAGCCGCGAAGAAAACAGGCGTGTTCAGGTCCGGCAATACGGACCCGGTGAAGTACGACGTTGCCACCATTGACGAGTGGCTGGAGGAAAAAGGCCATGTCG